ATCGCCTGCGCGGGCGCCTGTTGCGCGAGGAGCGGGTAGGGCGGGGGCTCTATCTAGGAGACGCGGCCCAGCTACTGGGTGTGACGCTCTGTGAGCTCAGCGAGTGCGAGGCCGGCGTGCGTGAGTTCGAGCTCGACGAGGTCCGCCGCCTCTTCACGGAACGCGTGGGCTCTCGCCGCTGACAGGCCTGCGGACCTCACGATCGCGACTTCTCACGCTCAAGACGATCCTTCACGAAGCGCTGCAGTTCACGTAGCCGCATGCGTACGCTCTTCGGGAGCTCGTTGATCGCCTTCACGCTGAGCGGAACGTAACCAGTGCCCGCGAGATTGACGCTTTGGAGCGTGCCGCAGTACGTGCAAACCGAGGGCGAGCCGGGCCCTGGGACGTGTGGCGTACCATCGAACTTCGTGAAGCCGTCCACCCGCTTCCCGCAACCTGAGCACGCCCAGTCCCCGCTGGGAAACTGCCCTTGGCCGTGCTCGATAAAACGTTCCGCCGCTTGATCGACGATCACCTTGGCCATGAGGAAGGTGCCCTCACCGGCAGTAGCGCTATCCATGGCCTGTAGAAACAGCCGCGCATCCTCGTTCGCGGCCCAGCGATCGATGACGTCTGAGAGGCACGCAATCACGGCCGCGCGTTCACTTGGACGACCGGCCTCACGTGCCATCTGACCCGGTAGATCGTTGAAGCGCAGCTCCGCAAACGGATGCTGCTTTATCCAGAGTTGCGCAGCCTCTGCCATGGCTGTGACGCAACGATGGTACCCCTCAGGGAACTCTTGCCCGACGTCCTTCATCTGCACGCTCCTGTGGCACGCCTCAGGTAGGTTCCCGGCGCTAGCCTCTTTTGCTATAAACCAGAGCCATGCCCAAGAAAAGAGAGCCTGGCTTTCGTGTCGAGCGGCGTGCGCAAAACAAGTGGTGGGCGGTCAACGAACCGATCGACCAGAAGCCCGAGTACCGCGGGCCCTTCGAGAGCCAGGGCGAGGCAGAGGCCGCGCTGCTTGATCTCTTGAACGTGCGGGTCTGGATCGAGCGGGACGGCGACCAGTGGCTCGTGCGTTCGACCGTTCTGAAAACCGAACTCCCGGCGCAGGGACCGTACAAGGACAAGCTGACAGCGGAGATCCTCGCCAAAGAAGTCACGGCCGAATTGCGAACCCAACTCGGCTTGCGGCCAGTGCCTGGACTGAGCGCCGATCGCGGCGTGTTCATGGAGGGTGGGGTGGCGCTTCAGGAGCAGCCGCTCAACACGATCGAGCTCGGCCTCGAGACACGGCCCGCTGACTTTTCAGAACGACTCAAACGGGCAGGCGACTCAACGCTCTTTGCTCTGAGCTTGGCGGAGATGACCTCGATTTGCTTCTCGCTGCATGGAAGCGGCTCGACCCCGCTGGCATGACGCATCAGACCCTGCTCGTACGTCACGCGCGCGCCGTCATCGAATGGCTTGCCCGGCCAGAAGGGCCAGCGACCGAGTTGCACAAGCTCGAAGACCGCGTGCGCGGACTTGCCGGCATCATCTCGAGCAAGATCGAACGGGGCATGGAGTTCGTGCTCATCCTGTGCAATCACGGCACCGGGCCCGACGATCCGAACGCGCGCCTCACGCATATCTCCAGCATGGACCGCGCGACGGTTATCAGCTTGGTTGGCGAGTACGTGGACAGCCTCGGCAGAAAGAGGCGCGCCGTCTCATAGGCCGAGTTCAAGATACATCGCGAGAACGCGCTTCAGCTTGCGCACTTCATCACGCAGGAGCACGAGCTCGTCGCGCTCAGACAGCGCCAAGGGCGACGTTCGGCGAGGTGGCTCCTCGTGCGGCGTCCGACGAAACACCTCCTCAAGCTTGAGGTGCAGTGAGGACGGGGGAGGGCTCTGTGCGGGCGGTTCGGACAGCTGCTTTTTGGCTCGCATCAGCACCCCGGGCTTCCGGGAGGTGGCCGCTTCAGCTACAGGTTTCCCAGGCTTTGAGAGCTGCTTGCTCGCTGGTTTTTTACGTGGCGGTACGCCGCGTGGCTTGGTCAGCGGCTCGCCTACTTTGATGCGGCGACTCCACTCGTAGAGCTGGTGCTTGCGAACGCCAAGCTCCTTTTCCATCTCTTCGACACTTCGTCTCCCGCGCTTGGTGAACGCCTCGACTGCGCTGATCTTGAAGGCGTCGGTATGGGAGCGCAGCTTAGAGCTCCGGGTCATAGAAAATCCGCACAGGTATCCCAGTGGCGCGCGCGATGCGGTCGACCGTTCGTGTCGATACGCGCGCCTGCTCGCCGCTAATCACCTTGAGCAGGACCGCGTAACCGCCGCTGTCCTCCTCAGACCACATGCCGATCCGTCGCGCGCATTCAGCGCGCCAGCGGTCCCCGTAGTCGGCGAGTTCAAGCTCACGTAGATCGTGGCAATATTCGCGGATGCGCTCGCATGCGACTTCAGCACTCGGTTGAAGGGTCGCCGCATCGCGAAGCCGTCGTCGACTCGTGACGTGCTCAGCGCGCGCGATGAGGAGCTGATGCTTGTCGGCGTACTCGTGCGCCGGATACGACGTTGCCTGTTTTCTTGCTAGTCCAGCCATACGGCCTCTTTTGTCGTACTGCGTTGAACTACCTCAGCTCCGCACGCAGCTTCTTGAGCGCGGACTTCCACTTCGACGCATCTGCCGGCCGCGGCAAAATGCCGACGAGCTCTAGCAGGCGATCCAAAAGCGCCTTTCGCATCGCACCGCCCGTCTGCACGTACGAGCCGAGCAGCATGATGGCTTCATCGAGTTCCGCAGATTCGCGCGGGATGCGTGGCGGCAACACGAGCTTGGCAGCGAGGGAAGGGCGTACTTCCGCCTTCGTTGCGGGTTGGGAAAGCGAAGGGCTTGGGCGGCGACGAAGAACTTCAACCATGGCGCTTTCGTGTTTTGCCTCAGGTGAACCGCAAAAGCGAGTGTTCTGCCGAGATCTAAGAACGAGAGATCCTGAGTACTGGAAGCAGCCGGGCAAAGTGAGATGGTCCCTGCCGGGCAGCCTGACTACATCCCTTCGGGCGATCGTGGAACCGTCTCGGACAAAGTGAGACTGGCTGACCATAGAAAACCCGCTGGCTGCGCCTTCAGGACGCAAATACCAGCGGGTCTTGTTCGTTTCAGGAGGGCTGCGTCGCGCGCAGCCGTCGATGTGCTGCGATCAGGTGTACTTGAGACGGAGCTCCGCCCTGCAGGGGGCTACTTCAGCCACCGATGTTCCAACGCTTGCGAAGCGCGGCAATCGCCGGGTGGTCCTTGCCGTCGTCAAGCTCCGCCTGTTGGCGCTCGGCGATAGCGGCCTTCTGCGCGGGCTGCTGCGCGTCCGGAGGTGCCACGCGCTCCATGCGCGACTTCTGATCGGCGAGCAGTCGATTGGTTCGGTCGAGCTGCATCTGCTTGGACAGCAGCTTGACGAACGGCGCGCGGCCGCGCTTCGGATGGAGTTCGAAGCGGCCGCGAAACAGGGCCTTGTCCTCGGGCTTGAGGTTGCGGTGATGGTCGCCCGTGCTGAGCTCTTCGAGGATGCGGCGCACCGTGCGCTCGTGCAGCCCGCTCGCGCGCGCGAGGTCCTCTGCGTAGACCTCCACCGCGCCGCTGCGCGCGACTTTCGCACCCTGGCGCTTGTCCCACCGGCGCAAGAGGCCGAGCACGATCGCGCGGTTGGCATCGAGCTCGCGCACGTCGTCAGGCACCACGCGCACCCAGCCGCCGAGGCTCTCGTCGAAGCTCCCGGGAATCGCATAGCCATTCGTATCGAAAAAGGGCTTGAGCTTTTGGACCAGGCGGTAGCACTGCGATCGCGAGTACCCCGTCCAGCGCATCAGCGTCCGCACGTCGATGCGCGCCCCGAAGCTAAAGCGGTAGCGGTCCGCAGCATACGCGACGGCGAGTGCGCCGGTCATGCCTGGCAAGCGCAGAATGCTGTTCGGAACCCGCAAAAAGCGGGGACTAGCGGTACTCGAGGGCGGTTCAATAGAGTCCCCAACCCAGGACGGTTCCGGGTCAGATCCACTCGTGATTTGTTTGGCGCTCGAGACCCCACATGATAGGGTCAACTCAATCCTCGGGGCCGCGTTGTAAGCGCGGTATTGGGGCGGGCTCTTTCGGTGTTGCGACCGGAAGGGCCCAAAGCTTTTAATGTCGGCTGCTCAGCGCCCTATGAAGCTGAGACTGGTGTGTGCGCCCAAACACAGCAGACCCCCGCCCGGGAATCAACTTTTCAGTATCGCCAGAGCACCTTTCGGACCTGAAACGGAGAGCTCTACTGAAAAAGGCGCATCAAGGCTGTACGGGTGTGCTGATCCGTCACGATCTCGCATGCCTGTAGTAACGTGGCGGCGGAAAGGGTGGGGGCTGGGCACTAACTGCTGGGGAACCTCCACCTGGAAGAGGCCCCCATGCCGAACGAGAAGCTCACCGAAATCGTCGTCCTGCTCGACCGCTCGGGCTCCATGTCACGCATTCAGATCGAGATGATGCTCGGCTGGAAGACCTTCATGGACGAGCAGCTGCGCCACCCTGACCCCGCGGTCGTTTCGCTCTACCAGTTCGATGATCAGTTCGAAGCGGTCTACGAGGAGCGCGCGATCCGCGACGCCGTCCTTGTGCTTCGTCCTCGCGGTGACACCGCACTGCTCGACGCCATGGGTCGTGCCATCACGCTCGTCGGCGAGCGCCTTGCGAAAAAGCGAGAAGAGCATCGTCCCGGCAAGGTGGTCTTTCTCGTCATCACCGACGGCATGGAGAACCGCTCGCATGAGTTCTCACGCCTGAAGATCGCCGAGATGGTCAAGCACCAGCAGGAGAAGTACGGCTGGCAGTTCGCCTTCCTCGGCTCGAACCTCGACTCGTTTGCCGAGGCGCAAAGCCTTGGCATCGAGCGCGGCGCGGTGGCGAACTTTCAGAGCAACGCAGCCGGTGTGCAGGCCATGTACGGCGCCTCCAGCCGAGGCCTGAGCGCCTACCGCTCGGCAACTGGGCGAGACGCCAAGCTCAACATCGGCGAGCAGCCGCAATCGCAGGTGCAGCCTGTCGCAGCGCCCATCATCGACCCCAACAGCGACCTCGACCTCGAGCCAGATCCCGAGCCCGAGCTTGCGCCTGGCACACCGAGCGCTCCGAACGAGGACCTGTGACCAAGCCGAACTTCGAGCTCCTCTACCTTCAGTCGGAGCTGCGCGTGGGGCGCACCACGCGCGCGCTTCAGAAGATCGTCGAGCTCGTGCACAAGCTCGACGCACCGGACGCCTCGGAGATCCGGCTTGTTGCGCAAGAGGCGCTCGCTGGACCTGATCCGTCGGTGCGCACCGACTTTGACGACCTAACTTCACGCGCGCTCTTTGACGCCGTCATGCAGACGGAGCCGGAGTCGCCTGACGTGATGACCGCTCGCTACGGATCGCTGACGATCGTCGCTTCGCCCATCGTGCCGCGCGACCTCGTGCTCGTCTCCGATGGCGAGGACGTTCGCAGCTTCAAACTTGTGCCGATCGAGTCCGAAGGCACCGAACCAGAGAAGTCCCGGGCTCACTGGTGCGAGGGCTGCGACTAGGCAGGGTGACGGTCTCGGCCCGCGAAGAACAGGCGCAGGTCACCGTATCGAGACCTTGGGAGCGACGAATAGAGCTTCCTGAAGAGGCTGCTCTCGTAAACCGAGACCGTCGGCCGCGATCTTCGCACAAGCAGGGCACTAACGCTTCTTTGTGAGCAGCGTGACGCGCCGGATCCGTCGTGGACTGTGCCCGGTCTACCTCGCTCGGACGCGCGCGCTGCGCCGCCAACGAGAGGAGCTCGTGCGCCGTGCCCAAGAGCTTGCCGCAGCGATTGAAGCCGCCGTCGCCGTCGTCTACGACGGCACCACGATTCCCGGCGTACGCAGCGGAGGGGCTTTCCTGTCCGCACTATGCACCGTTGCCCGACTCGCGGCGCTGCCGACACTACTGGGACGGAAGCTCCGCTGACTTCCCGTCGGATGAGCACTACCCGGACCTCGAAGGCGCGTGCGATCGCGACGACGAGTTCATGTGCATCTTCTGGCTGGCCAAGTACCCGAGCGCCTACGAAGACCCGCGAGGCAAGGTCCACCGCGTCGATACGGACGGTGTCGTACACCTCACACCTGCACCGAAAAGGTGATCGGGTGCAAGCCAGCGCACGTCCAAAATCGCTGATCGCAGGCACTAACCATCCACATGGAAACAGCCCGCTCAGACCGTGCCCATGACCCTGTGGAAAACCCTGTGCACTACAAGCGCCTCCGACACGAGCCCATCGTGGTCATGGAAGCTCTCGGACTCGGGCCTCAGTTTCACCTCGCGAGCGCGCTAAAATACGTGGCTCGCGCAGGCCACAAGGGCGCCGCGCTGGAGGATCTGAGCAAGGCTCTTTGGTGCGTCGGTCGAGCTGTGGAGTACTACTCTCCCGCACCGCTCCAGATGACCAAAGCAGAGGTCGACGCAGTACTCCAAGACTGGGGGCTCAGCGCTAACCTGTCCGCGGCAGTCCAGCACTTGATCGGCGGAACCTGGGTGGCTGCGCATCTTTTGCTCAGCATGGAGATCGAACAGCTCAAGCACGCCGCAAGTAGTCTTGCAGACGGGCATGCTGCGCGGTGAAGGCTCGCAAGATCATCCTTGAGAACTTCATGACGCACGAGCAGACCGAGGTCTCGCTCCCGGAGACCGGCGTCATGCTCATCACAGGCCCCAATGGCGCCGGCAAGAGCGCCCTCGTGGTCGAGAGCGTGGCGCAGGCTTACTTCGGTCGAACGCTGCGCGGCAAGCCGCCCTGGAGCGGCGACCCGGCCTCGGTTCGGGTCGTGACGGACCTCTTGGACATCACCCGACGCAAGCAGGGCCAAAAGCTCATCTGGCACCTGCATGGCGAACTGCCGACGACTTACGACACGCCCACCAAGGCGCAGGCTGCCCTGCAAGGCTTTGTGGGCACGTTCGACGTCTGGCGCCGCACGAGCGTGTTCTCGAGCTCGGACGCGGCGCACTTCTCCCTCGCCCGCGACCGCGATCGCAAGCTGCTCTTGGAGACCATTCTCGGTCTCGACCGCTTTGACCCGGCGCTCCAGCGTTGCCGCGTGGACTTGCGCGACGCCACGAACGCCCTGCGCACCTTGGAAGCCAAGGCGATGGTGCTGCGCGAGCGCATCAAGGGGACACTCGACCGTTTGCGCGATCTCGAGGACGCAGAGGAGAGCGAGGAAGCCGTCGTCGAGCCGCTGATCTCAGCGGAAAAGCTCGCATCCGGACGCGCACGTCTGCTTGTCATTCGAGAACTCTGCGAGAAGCAAGAGATTCGGCGCGTTGCCATGGAACGCGAAAACCACAAATGCTCGGCCGATGCGCAGCAGAAGGTGCGAGCTCGCAACCTGCTCGATCACGACAACTGCCCGACGTGCGCCCAACCCATTCCCACATCCCTACGTGCGAGCCTGCATGCCGAGGTCGAGGCTGCGGTCGAGAAGAGCCAGCAAAACGAAGAGTCGTTCAAGGCGGCACGTGTCAAGCAACGTGCGGATGTCGGCGCGCTGCAGGAAGAGGCAGACAAGATCCGCGCGCTACTGACCCACGCTGCGGCCATCGAGCGCGACCACGTGCGGCTGCGGCAAAACCAAGAGCAGCGTGTTGAAAAGCGGTCCCTATTCTTGGAGGAGCTGCGGGCAGCCAAGGAGAGCCTACGCAAGACGGAAGCCGACATGCTTCTCATGCGTCGAGACGTGGCGGAGCTTGAAGTGGTCGAGCGCGTGCTTGGACTGCGCGGCGTGCGCGCGCACATGCTCGGCTCCGCCATGGCGGCGATCACCGCGCTCGCCAACGGTTGGCTCGCACGTCTGTTTCCCGGGGTGACCCTGTCACTCAAGGAAACCAACGACCAGATCGAGCTCAACCTCCACGGGCTCAAGCACGAGTACGGCTACCACGCCGCCTCAAGCGGACAGCGGCGGCGCGTCGACATCGCCATCCTGCTCGCACTGAGTGACATGGAGGCGGCCTCGCGCGGCGTCGAGCGCGAGATGCTCATCTTCGACGAGGTGGGCGACACGCTTGATGTGGAGCAAGGCCTGCCTGCCTTCATCGAGGTCGTGCAGGAGATTGCGGAAGAGCGCTGCGTCGTCATCGTGTCGCACAACCAGGCGCTGATGGAAGGATTGCAACCGACCGCACGTCTTTACGTCGCCGATGGCCAGGTGTTCGAGCACTAACTCTCCTTGGGAGGGGAGATGGCCAACAAACCACTGACACCAGGTCAGCGACACGCGCTCATGCTCGTCGCAGAAGTTCTTCGTGAGCGCAACATCGTGAGCGTGTGCCTTTGTGACGACGAAGGGCTCTACACCGCGAAAGGGTCGTTCGTACTGACGACCTATGACGTAGCCGAGGAAGCGACGAATCCCGATGCCGCGCCGGCTGAGCACCCGCCCAACGTGACGCTGCTCGCGGCGGTCGAAAAGCTCGGGGACGGGAAGTGAGCGCAGACAGCGACCTCGAACACTTTCGAGCAGGCGTACGCCACGCGCTCGACACCGCGCGCGACAACCCAGACTTTCGCCCGATCGCCTGTGCCATCGTCGAGGACTGGGTGCGCTCACTCGCGGGCCCTGCGGGCGGCATTGATGTCTCCATCCGCAACCACGGCCGGCGTATCGTCGGCCTCTGGCACGACGCAGATCATCTCGCGCACAGCAGCTCCCTCTACGAGACGCTGGTCGCCTATCAGCAAGAACGCGAGCGCGCCGCAAAGGGATCCCTATGACCCAGGTCGCGTCGCAAAACCGGCTGTTCTACGCAGGCCCTCAGCACCTCGCTGGTGCTGTCGGCGCGGCCTACGAAGCGGGCTTTCCTGCGGTCAGCACGATTGGCCTTCGCGAGTGCCAAGACAAGCGCGGGCGTCGCCACACCGTAGTCCTCGTGGAGGTCCCCTGGTATCGCGCCAAAGACTGGTTTCTCCACAGCCGCGCTTCATTACTTGCAGTCCTAGAACAGCATCTTTACCGACCCGAGTACTTCACGCTCCACGTGAAGTGGGTGATGTTTGCGTGATGAGAGTGCGTGATCTCGGGCACCAACATGGCCATGTACCTCTCGAACGAAGAGCTGTTCGCGATGGCCGTGACAGAGCTCGACGTGGAGATCCGCGAGCACCCCAACTTCATGCTGATCGCGGCCGCTTCTTCCGCGCTACTCGGTACGCTCTACGGCGCGGCAGACAGTCTGACCGAACATCAGACCCTGATTCTCTGTAAGAAACTCGGGTTTGCGCTTGAGTCGCACGACGACGTCCGTGTCGTCATGAACATCATGCATCGGTTCTTGGAGCTGCAGGCCACGCAGCAACAAGAGCGTGCGGACGCTCCGCTGCAGGCGTTTGACGCGCTGTTCTTTCGCGATCGGCACGGCCGGCTGATGGCACGCTTTACCATCGGACTCTTCACCTTCGATGCCGTTGAGCTGACGGAGGAGTGGGAGGTGCAGTTCGTGCGCGCCTATCACGAATCCTTGCAGCAAGCCTTGGCAGCAGGGTTTGGAAAGAGAATCTAGCCATGCAACCAAGTACGCCAAAGGCCCTCTCGCCGATGACCGCCGCGCAGCGCAACAAGCTCTTCGGCCGCTTCGACTTTCAGGCCAAGCCACTCCCGAAAAATCCTGAGAACATCGTCATCACCGGAGGCTGGGCCAAGGAAAACCTCATCACCATTCCGCTCGGCGCGATCGAGCCCGCGCAAGGCAACGACCAGGCGGTCTTTCATCGCCTGGTCGCTCCGCGCATGCAAGAGCTCGTCGCCGAATGGGCAAGGCTTGGGCTCGCTGAGGACGTGCTCACGTGGAATGGCTCGTACTGCGCGCGCTTCGTGCGCGGCACGACGCGAAAGACGCTGAGCGCGCACAGCTGGGGATCTGCCTTCGACATCAACGTGAAGTGGAACCTCCTCGGACGAGAGCCCGCCGCGCTCGGCACCAAGGGCTCCGTGCTGCGTCTCGTGCCTGTGGCCGAGAAGTACGGCTTCTACTGGGGCGGCCGCTTCACAAGACGGGATGCGATGCACTTCGAGTTGGCTCGGCTGTAGCGGACGCGCTGAGAAGGAGACGCTATGGACTTCATCAACGGACTTGGCACCGTGCTCGAGAACATCAGCGAGCACGTACTGCCCCATGCGCCGTTTCTTGGCGTGACGTTCATCCTATTGGTGATAGGCCACCGACTCTCGACACGCGTCTTTACCAAGTCACGCGCCTACCGCTTCTACGGTCCGGGACCGCAAGGCAAATGGAAGTGGCGCTTCTTCTATTGGGGGCGCGAGACGCTCCCCATGCAGCCCATTCTTGCGGGCGTAGTGATCGGCCTGCTCTGGCGAGACCCGGAAGGCCTTGGCTGGAATCGCGCTGCGTCGGTCGCCTACTTCGCCTCGTCCGGCGCAATCTCGATGATGCTCTGGGCGGTGATGAAAGCTTGGGCCAAGAAGAAGGGGCTTGTGCTGCTCCTGCCCGGAGAGAGTGAGCCGCCCGTAGGCATTCAGCCAGAAAGCCTGCGCCCCTACGACGACGTGCCCGCCCTTGTCGCGCCTACGCTCGACGAAGCCTCCCGGGTCAGTGCATTCGAGGACAACGAGGAGCGCGCACCCACACTGCGCCCCTTGCCGCCACCACCGAGGCTCGATCCCAACTTGAAGATCAAGTTCACGACCATCACGCACTCGCCTGAAGAAGGCGAACCAGAAACCGAGAGCCGCAAGCCATGATCCTCTACTGGGCGTATGCGCTGAAGCTCTGGACTTGGATACGCGACAACGCCTTGTGGCTTCTTCTGCTCGTGCTTGGTGCAGCTGCGGGACGCAAGCTCTTCGCGCGCAAAGACAGCGAGGTCAGCTCCCTCAAAGACGCACTCGACGTGCAGAAACATCAAGCGGCAATCGAAAACCTACGCGGGCGGCGCGAGGAAGCGCTGAAGCAAGATGCAGCGAGCGCGCAACTCGAAGCGCAGCGCAGCACCGAGCAGCTCATCCTTGAGGCGCGCATCGTCGACCACAAACGCAGCATCGTTGCGCTCCATCAGAAGTCGGTCGATGTGGCCACCCTCAGTGACACTGAAGTCGAGGAGCGTTTCCGTGACGCCGGGCTGTAGGTGGCTTGTGATCTGCGTGCTCTGTAGCTTGAGCGCTGGCTTCGCGCGCGCAGAGGCACCCCTTCAGCTTGTCCCGGGCAAGCTGCTCACCGTGGGCAACGAGCGCGGCTACTGGTGGCCGCTTGCGACCGCCGAAGCCCTGCGGGCAGAGCATCTCGAGCTCCCGCAGCTGCGGACGCTGCTCGCAACCAACGAAGAGCTCATCGCGCTGCTGAAGCAGCGCCTCGTAGAGAAGGACACGCGCTTCAAGCAGCTGCAGTTCGTCTGCGGACTTAGTGAAGCGCGTGCGTTGGTCGCTGAAGATGCCATCAGCGCAGCGATGCGCAGCGAGAACGCCGCAGACAAACGAGCACGCGAAGCCGAAGAGAGTGCGCGTGCTTGGTATCGTCATCCCGCACTTTGGTTCTCAGCCGGCGCCGTGTTCGTAGCAGGCGCAGCAGGAGCAGGCTTTGCCGCCCTCAACTAAACTCCGTGCAACGCATCACGTCCTGATTGGACTCACACTGCTGTGGTTCTTCACGGTCAGCTTGCCGATCCTGGTGCTCGCCAAAGTGTGCGGCTTGGTCGCTGACGTGCGTCTGCTTCCAGACGTAGTTGTCGTCGCGGATATCTCCGCCCGCGGAGCCCGCTTTTGGAAGTGGTCCACGACGATTGGCCGCCTGATTTTGATTCATCCAGTCGTTTACGAGCGCGACGGCTACGAACGCATCTTGGCGCATGAGCGAGTGCACGTTCGTCAGCACGAAGATCTCTGCTTCATCGCCTGGCAGCTGTCGCTGTTTTTTAGCCCGCTCGGTCTCGGTTTTTGGTGGGCAGGCCTTTTGCTCTGGTGGAGTGCCGGCCTCTGGCAGTTGTTAATGTACCTCTCAGCTGCCATGCGCTACGGCGCAGAAAACGCCTACGGCGAGGCCGAGCACGAGCGCGCAGCCTACGCGCAGACAGACGGTATTCAGCCCTGGTTGACCCGGCACGAAGCGAAGAGGGGTCGACTTTCGTGACCTGGGCGCTCGGCATGGATCCCTCGCTCTCGCACACTGCGCTGGTGCTCGGCCACGGCGACCCCGGCCAAAAGAAACAGGTCGCGCTACAGAGCTTCAAAATCAAGGTCGAGCTCAAGAAGTTCCCGCACGAGATCGCACGCCTCGGCGCGCTCGTGGAGCGCTTTCTCTCGGTGCTCGAGGTGTGCGAGGAAGAGATTCCCCGAGACGTCCCGCGCGTGCTCTGCCTCGAAAACTACTCCTTCGGCTCAGTCGGCCGCAACGCCCAGCTCGGAGAGTGGGGCGGCCAGATTCGCTTGCATGCCTGGTCACGTGGGTGGACCACGATCGCCATTCCTCCAACGACGCTGAAGAAGTTCGTCACCGGAAGCGGCAAGAGCGAGAAGGACATGCTGATGATGCATGTGCTGCAGCGCTGGAAGTACGAGTCGACGGACAACAACAACGCCGATGCGTATGCGCTCATGCGCGTGGGGCTCTTGTTCGCGTCACACCTGCAGGGCGAGCACGTCACGCAGGAGACACTCGACCTGTTCAAAAAGTGCGTGGTGTACACACCCTACGGAGCGACCGGATGAGCCTACGAGTGCGGCAGGACTTCGGCGCCACCGAGACCGAGGTGATGATCGGTCGACCACACGCAGCCGATCTTCTTTTCCTCAAGGTGCACCAAGCTCGAGGCGTCGACGTACGTCAGCTTGCTGCCGCGCAGCCGCTCCAGCATCGCCACGACCGCCGTATGATGCGCTGCATTGGCCTCATAGATGCGAAGTCCCTTGAGTGCGTCAATCAACTGCCGAAAACTGCGCGCTGCCTCTTCGCCCGTACGATGCAGAAACCAGCTGTAGGTCTCGGCCACGACCAGGACCGACGTACTCCAGCGTGGAGGCGGCGCCCCGAAAAGTGCCACTGCTGCCTCGTGCCAGCGATCACGTTGGCTCATGAGGGCGATGAAGACGCCGCTATCCAAAAAGACCGCGCGGCTCATGGGTGCTCGCGACTGTACACCACGGCATCAACCGAGGCGCTGTCGCCAGGCTCCCCTTCGACTATCCCAGCAAAGGCCATCCAGGGCTGGTTGCCAGGAAGCTCGCGCGCGAGCTCTCCTTCGAGTCCGCGTCGGCAGAGTTCAGCGAGAGAGACACCCCTGCGTTTGGCAACCATTTTGGCGCGCTCGTAGAGCGCCTCATCAAACGATATCTGCGTTCTCACCATGTTATCATGGTAACGCATCCGTGATAACACTGCAAGAGGTGAAGGGATGAGCTGGAACTCTCAGAAGCTGCTCGATCACGGCGTCGTGTACTTGCTCGATGCCATGCCGCACTGGTCCGGCGATCACGCGACCGGGCTCACCGCGGCCGACGCACGCATCGTACAAGCCGCGCGCGTCTCGATGGCGCACCTGCCACCTGAGATCCAGCGCGAGCTCGGCCTGGTGGTGGAGCCAGAGGAGCGTTCGATCGCATCGAATGAAAATCTCATTCGCTACCTGATGCGCAACGCGCACACTTCGCCGTTTGAGAAGGTGCGCTTCGAGTTCTTCGTGAAGCTGCCCATCTTCGTGGCGCGGCAGTGGATTCGACACCGCACAGGCTCTTTCAATGAGGTCAGCGCGCGTTACGCGCAGCTCCCGTGCGAGTTCTACGTGCCTGAGCCAGAACGCATGCAGGCGCAGAGCAGCAGCAACAAGCAGGCGAGCGGCGACAAGCTACCGCGCCCCATTGCGCAGGACTGCGCCGAGGAAATCAACGCCACGAGCTTCAGTGCCTACCTGAGCTACGAGCACATGCTGAACCGTGGCCTCGCCCGAGAGCTCGCACGCATGGTGCTGCCCACCAACTTCTACACCCAGTGGTACTGGACCGTGGATCTGCACAACCTCTTCCACTTCTTGAAGCTGCGCCTGCACCCGCATGCCCAGTACGAGATCCGCGTCTACGCAGAGGCCATGCTCGCCATGGTCGAGCGCGTGGCGCCTGTCGCGACGGCCGCCTTCCGCAGCCACATCCTACGCGAGGAGAAGCCCGCATGACTTTCCACGGCGTACAGGGAGCGGAAGACTACGACGGCTTTCCAAAGGGCTACGCGTATATGTTCGCGGAGCCGAAGTTCGATGGCTACCGCCTCGCCTCAGTGATCGTGGACGGCGTCGTGACGTTCTACTGCCGCGAGCCAAAGCCCGTCATGTGGGGCGCGAACCTCGACCACATCCGCAACGAGCTTCTCGAGCTCGGCTTCGACAACTGCATGGTCGATGGCGAGGTCATGGCCAACGACTGGAACAAGACGGGCATCATCCGGCTCGGCTGCGGCTCGAAGGGCTACAAGCGCCCGAGCGACGAAGTGCTCGCAGAGATTCATCGCGAGACCAAGTACTACGTCTTTGACTGGGTGGACCTCACCAAGGTCATGCACGTCGAAAACCGCCAGAAGAAGATGGTGCCGATCTTCCCGATGCCACTTGAGGCGCGTCAGGCCGAGCTCGCCACGTACCTGCGCGGCGCCGAGCTCACCGACATCCTGCGCCCCGTGCAGAGCGAGCGCGTGACGAGCGAGGCAGAGCTACAGGCCGCCTACCAGCGCGCGCTCACGCAGGGCTACGAGGGCCTCATCCTGAAGTTCCCGGCGAGCCTCTACGCCTTCATGAAGAACAAGTGCTGGCGCAAGCTCAAGCCTCACGAAACCATCGAGCTGCAGGTCGTCGAGGTGGTCGAAGGCGAGGGCAAGCACCGCGGCCGCCTGGGCGCGCTTCGCTGCGTGAAGAAGGACGGCACCGAGGTCTCGGTCGGTACCGGCTGGAACGACCCGGAGCGAGAGCGCGTCTACCGCGAGCGTGCCCAGATCCCCGGCAAGATCATCGAGTGCGAGATCGCCACGTCCGCGGCCGCCAAGGCGCGCCACCCAGCCTTCAAGCGCTGGCGCGAAGACCGGACGAGCCTCTAAGCGCTCATGGCGCGCCTGTCGTAAACCAAGCACCAAGGATGGTCTCCGTATCACCCACCTCCAACACGCCAGACTCGACCACGATGCGATACGCGTAGTCGACCGTGTTCACGAGATGCCCAGACGTGGTGACCGTAATCGTATCGTCATCCCCTCCACCAGGGCTCGTCGCAACTGCACCGTTGACCGTGGTTGGTGCTCCGGATGCTGCCTGCCTCACCACACGCACGTTCATACGATTCGCGCCTTCCGGCACAGCGGATGGAACGATCCGAGCCGTTGCGCTGATCAGAATCGATCCATGCGGCGGCTTGATGGGAATATTCCAGGTCTGCCGAACTGTGCCTGAAAAGGCCGGCACAAAGCCGACATCTGAGACGGTGCTCAGGGACCAGTCTGTTGACCGGCTGAAGCCGCTTGCGACATCGGCCATGTGAGTGCCCACCAGCTGTGCGGCAATCCACGCGTTCACAGCGTTGAGTCCGTCGGTCACGCCTGTGAGTCCGGCACTCACGCTAGCGACCCCAGCCAGCGCCGACTGCGCATCCCCGTCCAGCTCCGCAATCGCGGCTTGTACGTTGGTGGCTGCGACGCTCCCCACGGGAGTCGATGTCACTGCCGCAGCGCTGACTGTTCCAGCGACTGCACCATTGACCGCCGCGAGCATGGCAGCCATGGCTTCCTGAATCGTCCGCGCCTGCAGCGAGATGGGGGTATCCGCGATCGAGAAGACGTACTGTGTGCGGTTCGTCAGGATGTCGCTGTTCACGATCGAGGTCTGCCCGTTGACGAGCTTGACGTCCGCGAGCAGCACATGCCCAGCGCGCAGCAGAGGTCGCGAAGCCGTGCCTGCCGGCGCGGGAGCGCCTGCTGCGACCACGAAGCGGTAGCCTTCCGCGCGCGAGTAGAACACCGTCTCGCCTTCGCCATCGAGTCGCGGGTCGGACACGACACGCTCGAACTTCGCAAACACCGAGAGGTAGCGCTCCTGGCCGCCCGTGCTGACCGTTGTGGAGGCGCTGTTCTCATCGACGGACACATCCACATTCTCGTTCGTCGGAGCGAGGATGCGGTTGCCGGTCTCGTCGTACGCCACGAGCGGGCCCGTCACCGTCACACTGAGCAGTGGCGTTGGTGCGCGCTCACTGACGGCGCCATTGAGCGCCAGCCCAAAAAGCCCGGCACCCTGCACGACGCCCTGAATTGATTGCTCTGCGGCAAGGAAGGCGGCGGAGAGCTCAGCCGGCGTCACGGGCTGCTTAAAGTACCAGTCGTATTGCTGCATGCGAACCCCCAGGAGAGCGTACCAGGTCAGTGCAAGATAAAGTTCTCGCCGAGCAGCGAGTAGCCGAGCGCCACGTGATCGATTTCCGGCCCGACGGTGGATGTACCGTCGATGATGCGATGGTGCGTGTGCGGCGGCTTCATGAAGTCGACAAGCTCGTCGACACGCTTGTACTGCACCGCAGTGAGCGGCACTGCAGCGTGCACAGCAAAGCTGTAGAGCTGATACTGCGTCTCCGGACCGAGCACCGTGGTCTCTCCAAGCTCACCCACGCCGAGAAGCCACCCATCCCATGGGACGGGATGGATCTCCACCTCGAGCCCGAGCAAGAAACGCACAGCATCCACCACGCCGGGTGTTGTGCCCTTCTGCTGGTAGATGCTGACCAGCACGGCGAGTAGGCGCCGCCGATCGGCAAGGCTGAGCTCAGAGGTAGGGAAGGGGTTACCGAGATCAGCGAGCATAGCGTCGACGAAGCGCTCAGGTGCGAGGTCCGGATCGATCAAGTCTGCGAAGCGGTCGATCTCGTACAGAAGGACATTTGTGACCTCCTGCAGCACGCTGATGAAGCGAAAGAGGTCGCGCGTCGACTTGTCCTCGCGCTTGTTCTGCTCGGGAATGAAGTCCCAAAGCTGAAAGCGCCGTCCTTCAGGCGTATCAGGGTTGAAGCCGGTGAACGTGATGCTGTTATTGGGGGGCTCGTCGACCACGTTGCCGCGCACATCTCTCGCATTGCTCACGGTGAGCGTATATGCCGCGCCGAAAGTGAGTGGCGCAGAGAAGGTGAGGGCGACGGTCGTGTTGTCGATACGCTCTGCCGCCACAGGCTGAAGCAGCACCGCGAACGTGCTCACCCTACTAAGCACATAGTTTTCCGGGTTGAGCGCGGTGGCGTTGCCGTCCACCTCCCCAAAGTCCATCGGCTCATCGAAGCGGGCGAGCACCGTCCGTACATCGCGCGCTCCCGCATTCTCAAGCGCAGGCCGGGTGAGATCCTGCATCGTGAATGACCACGATGCGATGGGGTCGCCGAATATTGAGGTGACTGTGACGGTCACAACCTCGCTCGACTGAAACGGCTGCGGCGGCACCATTGCGAACACGAGTACCGCAGGTTCGTCAGGGCTCAGCGGCTCTACATAGACCAACCAGCCACCTGTTTCGCCGCCCGCCTCGAAGACCGTGACGTCATTGACCGATACGCGATAGTTGCTTGCGTCCGGCAGGTTGCTGCCAGGATCGAAGATCTGGAACCTGATGTTCGACGCAAGATGCGTCTCCACAGGCGAGAAGTAGAGCGGAACCTCAATCTCACCGTCTTCCGGGATGCGATTGATGACGGTCTCGGCGTAGACATCCGAATCTTCAGTGACGAGCCCGACCTGAACACTGGGAAACTGCGTGATGATCGTATCTGCCATCACGCGCCTCCAAACCAGAGAAAGTAGAGCCGCAGTATCAACGTGCGCGGCACGTATGCAGTTGCGGCACTAACAGCGATGTCGTGGAGCGTGTATGTGCGCCCGTCATGACGCAGCTGCCGTGAATAGAAGACGATGTCATCAAGCAAGGCCTCAAAACGCCATCCGCCTGCGAAGTAAAGCCCTTCGGGCACGTGCGTGGGTGTGCGGACCTGAACTCTAGCCCGCAGGAGTTTCGTCCCGGGCGCGACGGTCACCACTTGCGAGACTTCGTTCATTGAAGGGTCGACGAACGCCTCCATGATTTGCGCTGCATGTCCGAGCTCCACGACGAAGACGCCGGGGATGCTTGCGTGCGGGATACGCCCTTGCTTCGTCCCGAGATCAAGCGAGAAGACGTTGAGATCGGTTGGTTCAGCGGGCGCAGGTGGCGACGGCGGTTCGTTCTCCGAGCCCAGGAATACCCACGTGTTCGAAACGAGCGGTCCGCTCTGCCCGGCCACCAACGCGTCGTTAATCGTGAGTGTGTAAATCTCTCCTGCCCACTGTTGACTCGTGGTGAGAATCAGCGTGCCGAGGTCCCATCCGCTGACTACGACAGAAAGTGCGGTGAGTCCGTTGTCGAACGTGTAGTTCGACGGGTCCATGTTTGCAGGCACTCCATCCATCGCGTCGTTGAAGCTCAGCACGAGGGTTGCAGTATCAGTGGCTTCGCTCCCCACGACGTACACGCCCGAAGCGGGCATGAAGCCAGCAAAAGCTTTCTCATTCAGGATAAGGGGTGACGCGGCCGGCGGCCCGACACCTGTGATCGCCGCGAGATCAACCGCGAGCGTGTAAATCATCTGCGGGATCTGCTGGCTCGTCGTCAGCGTCACGCGCTTGGTTGGATACACGTTGTCGTAGGCGACGGCAGTGCACACGAGCCCGAAGTTGAACGCGTACGACGCGGGATCGGCTATGCCGGGCGAGTTCGGGAGGTCGATGAACGCCGAAAAGATCAACTCGAGCGTCGTCGCGTCGAGGACGTCAACGAACTGCAGGTTGATCCAGGCGCTCACTGGCGTCCCACCTGAATCTGATCAAAGAATCCACGACGCTGCGTGTCGGTGGTGTAGAAGCCGTAACCAGCGCGGCCACCCACCAAGGGTTGCGATCCGGTATTGATGCCAAGCGCATCATCGACGAACCCGTAGAACCCAGGGGCGAAAGGCCCCTCCATCCCCGGCACGACTTCCCAGACGGGCGACGTGACGGAGTGTGCAACCAGGTTGTTCTGGTAGACCTGCAGGAGCACGTCACCTGAGCCCTGCACGATCGCATCAAGCCGCAAATGCAGCCACGTCGCTGGTGCAAAGGCATTGGTGGAGCGCATGAGCACGCTGTTGCTATCAGGCGCCGGTTCGAGGTCGGGCAGGCCTGACGTCAGCGCGCCCTTCTTCAGCACAATGTGATGCGGATCGTCGTCGCCCAGGCCGAGCAGATAAGCCGCGTCGTTGACCGACTGGCCCTGCAGCCCGAGAAACAAAAACGGCGCAAAGTTCTGCGGGCCGCCGCTACGGCCGCGCTGAATCGCACCACGAATGCTTCCTCCTGAGGCCATGGGCGCAAAGCCCTGCTGCGACGCGTGCAGCCCAACGGCGCCGTCTGCGAGCTCAAGTGAGTTGAAGCCGTAGACGAAGTCACCGCCCCCGTTGGGCCGCACGATGCCTGCAGTCACACCACGGTCGACCTGGGGCATGCCGAGGCTCTCTTCGAGAAGGGTCCAATCCGTCGATGCCATGCGAGGTCTCCTTCACGTCTCCGAAAACGTCGTCTGCATATAAAGCCCGTCCGGGATGGCCCAGTCGTAGAAGTGCTCCGCGTTCGTGGTGGCCACAAGCGTGATCGTCGGCACGAGCGTCACCCAACCGAGCGCGTCAGGCGCGTGCAGTACAGTCAGACGACCGCTCGTATCCGCAGGATCGCTCGTGAGGCTCACCGGCCCGTAGCCCTTGCCAAAACCTTCGTACTCATTGAGGGCGTCCCCGAACTTGCGGAAGTCGAACTCGATGCGGCGGAAGAAGGTTGCTCCTTCTGCCATGCCGGCCATCTCTTCGCGATTCGGCACATCAAAGAGCGTGTCTCTGGCCGTGCCTCCGGTGACCCAGAGATGAATCGCCGGCCCGGTCCGGTGCGAAACGATCCGCACGCGATCGCCGTGCACCGTGGCACGTGCATCGACGAGCACCTCGTTCAGCGCATTGGCGACCTCTCCTGGCCGCGCATCAGTAATGTCGTTGAAGTGCCGCGCTGCGAACGTCACCGTCACAGGCTCGCGATCCATCACCGAAATGAGCAGCGTCTGTCCCACCGCCAGCGCGAATGGTCCGGGCTCCGACGTCACGATGGCGGGGCCTGCACCCCAGAGATCTTCAAAATCCTCGACTGTCTTCGGCGTGTTCGTCGAAAAGTCGAAGAAGGCGTAGGCGAGATCTTGAAAGAAGCCGCGGAACAGAAACTTCTTCGCGCCCCAGCCCGCTTCAAAGCCCTCTTTGCCGTCGAGGTCCTGCGTCGTCTCGTCGCCTGCAAAGCCCGCGATAGTGCGTGCAGGGGCGTACGTCGCCCGCGTCCACGAGGCTGCCTCGTAGCGCTGCGCGCCTGCCGTCACGAACGTACCGTTGATCAAGGGCATTCAAATCTCACAAGGGAGAGAGCAGCGCGTCGGTCTCACCGTTGAGCACCACGACTGTGCCGAGCCGCGGAAACTGGTGCGCCTGCACGATGAGATCGCGGTGCGCACCGTTCACGAGCAGATCGTTGAAGCCGTCGCCGAGCTTGCGGATGCCGGAGACGTCGCGAATCGCGTTGGCAATATCGCTCAGCGCGAGCACCCCATCGAATGTGCCTTCGCTCGTCTGCGCAGCGTAGAAGCCGAAGTTCACGTCGGGGTTGTCGCGCTCATCCTCGGTGCCTTCATCAACGTTCAGCGCGAACAGCTTTGCCAGCGCCGCGCGAATGGCTGTATCCGCCGCCTTGGGTGCGACGCCTTTGCGCAGAAACACCGTCGCTTGGATGTTCACGACGAGATACTCGGCGGGCAGCACGTCGACGTGGAAGGTGATCGTGTTCGGGTAGCTCACCGTGACCATCTCGAGCACGTCGTCGAGCATCTGGCCTGAGGGCCTACCACCACCTGCTGGCACGACGAAGAGCTGCCCGGCGTTCTCGCGGATGGCGGGTACTTGGTTACGCGTGAGCATCAGCGCGCGCGCTACCCCGGAGACGCGCCGCGCATTGATTTCGTAGTCCTCGCGCGCGACGGTGCGCGTCAGGGCACGCAGCCGCTGAGGCGCCTCGACTTGAATCTGCGCGCGACTCTTGCGCGGGCTGCCGCCACGCGCTTCCACCGGGTTGGTCACCGCAATCTGAACGGGATTGCCGAGGTCGTCGGTGATCACGCTGTCGACTTTTCGCAGCGCGTTCGGCTCGAGGTTGCCTGCTGCGCCCCCGCCCGTTTTGTAACGCACTTCGATCGTGCCGGAGGGGATAGCGCCGTTGGTGCCGTTTCCAAAGCGAAGAATGGCGCGCTCGTACTGGTCGACGCTGATCGTGTAATGCAGGTCGTCGCTGGCGGAGCCGAGGAAGTTGTCGACGCGCGTGAACGCGCCAAGTTGCGTGTCGATCGCCTCAGACGCATCAAGATAGGGCGTATTGCTGAGGCGCACCTCTTGGTTGGCAAAGCCCGTCGCCGGGAAGGTCTCAAACCAGCCAGCGCTGTGTTCGACCGGAAGTATGACGGTGGTCTGACCGGCACTCACGACGCCCGCCTGCACCGTCTGAAACACGATGGGGTCGCGCACCTCCGGGGTGCGCACGAGCGTGCCCGAAGGGATCTGCACATCGGCGAGGTAGTTCGGCTGGGCAAGCGTGAAGAGTACATCCGTCGTTGCTGCGGTTGCGCCGGCCGGCGCGTAATTCAGGAGCTTGGCGAGCGCGACAACGCTCTGACGCTGCCTTGCGAGCGTCAGACGCGACTCACGCGCACGTGCATCGAGGTAGAAGCCGAGCACGTCTCCCGTGAAGGACGTCAGCTCGATCAGCAGATTGCCGAAATTCGCAACGGCTTGCTCAGTCCAATCCGGGTACGCGACAGAGATGAGGTTGTAGAGGCGCGCCCGGATCGAGTCGAAGTCGAAGTCGCTGTAGTCGACCGATGGTGTGGGTAGAATCGCCATGCGCTGTTGCCGGCATGATACCTAGTTCAGGTAGGGAGGGGCACATCCAGTTTCTCCGTGCCTGCGAGGACGTTGCCGCTGCCCGCCTGCACGATCTGAAACTCCACGCGCACGAATGCGCTGACCTGCCCCTGCGCATCCAAACCGCGTAGGACCTGCACCTTCATCACGCGTGCACGAGGCTCCCAGCGATCGATGGCGCTCACGACGCGACTGCGAACGAGGTCGCCGTATGCCTCGTCGAGATTGGCGTACTGCAAGCGATGCAGCAGACTCCCAAACTCAGGACGCCAGGGAAGCTCGCCTGTCATGCGCCCATCGTCAGCGCGCACGGCGAGCACCTGTGCGATCGCCGACCGCACGAGCTCATACCCACCGCCTGCAGTGAAGTCCGCTTTCCGATCTCGGCGAAACGGCGTGAGCAGTCCGTAGCCAAGCAGCGAGCGCTCTCCGGCAGACGCTGCGTTGGCGCCGGCCGCGCCTGCGGAGGCCTCGATGGGCGGCGGCTCTTCAAGCACTGGGAAAGGCATGAGCAGGCTCCTCAGCAGCGTGGCTGCGCGTTGAGTGGTGGGATGGGCAGTCCGCGCCGCACGCCGCGCAGCAGGTCGATAAGCTTCTGCACCTGTGTGCGCGCGCCGAACACGTCATGACCGAGCGGCCCAAGGGGCTGAAGTGGCGCTACCCCAAGCAGCGCCAAGAACAGGTTCAAAAGCTCGAAGATGGGTGAGAGCGGCGCCATCGCCTCATCCACGGCACACATCCGCATCGCATTGATTTTGCGCGCGCAGTCGAGCACCGCAGCGAGGGGATCGCTCTCGCTGATGATCTGCTGCGCGAGCCGGTCGATATCTTGCTCCTTGAGCGCGATCTGGGCGAGCTCAACCATAAAGCCCTCGAGCACGCGAATCACGACGTCGAGCACGTGCGCCACCATCAGCGGCCCGGAAATCTGCGGGACGAGCTGCGCAAGCGACGCAAACGTCTTGGCAGCGTTCGAGATCTCCTTCGCGATCTTCACGGGGTTGAGCGTCGCCACCGCATCGAGGATCTTCACGATGGCCAGCACCGCCGCCAGGATGTCGAAGATGGGCTTGGTCGGCGCGAGCACGAGCTGCACCTGGGCGAGCAGGCTGCGCGCGACCTCGGCTTCGGTCGCGTAGAGCTGCGACATCATCGCGCCGATTTTGGCCCCGCCCGGGAAGGTGAGCTCGAGACCGCGCGCGCCGAGCAGCGGGATGGGGCACGTCACGCCGGTTGCGACGTTGAGAGGCATCAGAGCGCTCCAAAGCCAGCAGCGACGCCGTTGACGAACACCTGCAGGCCCTCGATGTACACGAAGCCGTCCGCCTTGAGGTTGAGCGTGCTCGTCGCCTGCACCGTGATCGAACGCGTCACGCCATTCATCTGCACCGAGTTTCCGCTCAGCTTGTCGTGAAGGGTAAGTGAGCGGCTCTCTGGACGGTCGTCGATCAGCACGACGTAACTCTCTGTCTCGATGGCCTGGGCGTTGGGGTCGCCTTCGGTGCCCGTAAGCTGCTCTCCGTGCCCGAGATTGCCGCCGAGGTAGTAGGGCTGGTCGACGTCCCCCATCCGGAAGAAGACAGCCACCTCGGCGCCCACAGGCGGCACGAACACGCTCCCGCGCTTCTTCGACCCGCCACCGAAACCGAGCGGGAGCGCCCAGTTCGTTCCCTGCTCGATGATGCCGGGGATCTGAACGCGTACGCGCCCGAGCCCCTCCGGGTCGTCGCGCTCGATGACCGGGCCCGTGAACAACCCATGAAGCGGCATGTCCGGCCTACCGAGATCGTGATGGAACATCAGCCACCTCCTGCGGGCTTGCTGGCCTTCGTCGCCGGCACCCGCTCTCGCCAACCTGTCGCAATCTGCTGCCCACTCTTGTCGAGAATGGGCACGGGCTGAAGCGCATCCTTGTCGCACGGCGTCCCGGTCACAGACGCCGGGCTCTTCTTCGCGCGCGAAGGCTCGCCTGCAACGACGGGCAGTCCGCTCTCAGCGCCGAGCTTCGCGCGCGTGGTCGGGCCTGTGCCGTCTGAGAGCATCTTCAGCTTCATCGCGTATTTGCCCGGGGCCACGCTGTGCTCGACCTCCTGCACGTAGTAGGCGCCGCTCAAACGCTGCCCGACCCCGGAGAGCGTCACGATGGACTTGGCCAGCATGGACGGGTCTCCGACCGCCTCGAGTGTGATCTTCACCGCACCGCGCTGCCCCGCGCGAAACTTGGCTTTGGCCTCCGTCTTGGCCGCTTCGGCGCCGCCTTCCGGAGAACACATCAGCGGGCCCTGATCGACGGGAGCGTACGCCGTGGTCGCCGCAACCGAGGTCGACTCGAGCGCGGCCGAGCGCAGGTCCTCCGACTTGAGCAGCGAAATCTCGAGCCCGCCTGCCCCCTCGCTACGAACAACACCTGCGGAGCTTGCTGGCGGTGCGGCCGACTGCGCTGCTGCAGCGGGCGGCACACCGCCCGAGTAGCTCCTCTCCAGCGCACCCGTGCGCAGATCGGGCGACTTGATGAGCGTTATTTCCCCTGTGCCCTCGCGCTCGGTATCGGTCGCATTCGAGGCGGAGACAGTGGTCGTCTGTTTGGTGAGCGGGTCTCTCACCGTCTTGGTCACGATGGCTGGGCGCTTGGTGACGTCGGTCTCGACATCGATGTTCGTCACGTCGCCGCGGCCCGGGTCGGTGTACCAGATGAAGCTACGTAGCGGTGGCTGCAGGAGCTTGGCCTCGTGAAAGTGCAAGCCGTCCTGGTCCACGTAAAACTCGAAGCCCTGTTGCGACGCAAGCTTGCGCAAGAGCTGCGCATCGGTCGTATTCGCCTGGGTGATGAAGGGAAACTTTGCGCCTGTGTCTTCGATGAGAAGCCTCTCGCCATCGTAGCCGTACTCGCGCGCAATCTGCTGCACCACCTGGCTACGCGTCATACCCTTGAACGTGCGGCTGCGCTTGGCGGCGTCCATGACCACGCTTTTTCCGCGCGCCTCGATCGTCAACTCCATGAAGCCTTTGACCTTCATGATGAGGCACTCGCGGGTGAGGGCCATGTTCCCCGCATAGCCCCACGACACCTGCACGAGATTGCCCTGCATCCAAAGGGGATCGTCGAAGTTAGACAGGTCGAAGTTGTCGACCTTGAGCGCGCACTTGTCCGCCTGCTTTTGATTGTCCGTGTACACGAGCGACTTCACACGGTGCGTCTGCTCTGTCACGCGCTGCGAGTTGCCCGAGACATCCTTGACCGTCACGTAGATCAGCGGTGCGCTGCGCTCGCTCATCGTGTCACCCAGCGCACGAGCGCGTGAATCAGCAACAGCCCTGCACACCACACCATAAACACCGCTGCGTTTACTGCGACATAAAACATCCCGAGCAGCAGCACGGCAGAATGCATCACGGCTCCACCTCGATAGAGAGCCCGGCCTCCGCAAACCGCTGCTGCAGCCACTCGCTTGCAGCCTCGTAGGAATCGAACCCGGTCATCTCGAAGCGCTTACCTCCGGCAACCAACGAGACCTCCACGCCACGTTCGGCACGATAAATGGATCCGGTACGCTGCGTGCGGGTGCGGCCTGCAACCTGCACCTCAGAGAGGATGACCCCGAGCTCAGGTATCTCCCCCGAACCATGCGAGCGATGCACACTGAAACGAATCGCCCACTCGATCTTGAGACCCTTCATGCGACATCGTCCTCGCGGCGCCGCGCCTCACTGAACACCATCTCCTGCACGACGCGCACCGACGGGATGAACAGCACCTGACCGACCTGCAGCTGAATCGTTGGGTCGATGATGGGGTCCGGCTGAAAATCTGCGATCACCCACCAGAGCCCTGCCGGCCGCGGCAGGCCCGCATAGTGACGCGCAGCAAGCGCCCAGAGTGACTCGCCCCAGCGCACCACATGCTGCTGCGTGTCGTTCAACGGTCGAAAGCGAAAGGGCGTGCGCTCGGTGAGATACAGGCGATCCGCCTCATCGGTGACCGCGAGCGAGTACGTGTGCCGGCTGTAACGGCGCGGCGGCATCAGAGATCCCCCCCGAAACGACGCGACGTGCTGCGCTGAAAACCACCGAGGCGCGCATCGAGGCTCGTGTACCTGAGATCGCGCATCTCCTCGATACTCAAGGATGCCGTGAACTCGGTCGGCTCCCCCGTCACGTTGAAGCCTGTGTACTTGAAGTCGACGTCGTTAATGATCGCTTCAAACGAGAGAAACTCCGGCCACACGACGAGCACCTTGGGCGGGCTGTTGCGCGTGACAAAACTCGAGTCGCCTCGCGGCACGCAAAGCGAGAAAAGAAAGCTCTCTGCGTGAAACCGATCGTCGAGCGTGAACGGCTCAAGGCGTGAGTCCGGACGCTCTACCAACCCCGCCGCTACTGCCGCCGCAGGCGCCGAAACCCGGAAATACAGGTCGAGCTTGAGCCCGAGATCATCTGTGTGGGAAAACTGCCGCAGCGTATGGCTCATCCCCGGGATTGTCGTCTTCTGCCAGACGGCTTTGATGGTGAGGGCAAGCTCATTCGGGTTGAACTGCGCACGCAGCGACTCCTGGTCAGGACTGTCGAGGTTCACGAGGACAAGGCGTGGCGACCGCTGATACATCAGAAGGCTCCGCTCCACGGGTTTTCCGTATGCGAGGCCGCAGCCTCATCACGCTGCGCGCGCTTCACGGACTCGTAAACGATCTGCCCATCAATGTAGAGCTTGTTGTCGACCACGTAGACCGGCGCGTTCGGATCCTGACTCTTCTGATACTTCTTGAGCAGCATCTCGTACCCGCGAATCTGTTGCTCACCGGAGAGGCTCGCCACCGTAGTGGCTGGACTCTGTGCATAGTCCCCGCGCCGAAGCTTGATGGCCTCGAGCCGGTGCTCGAGGCTGTTAAGTTCCTCCGTATCCACCGTGGGCGGCACAACGCCAGGGTCCATCATCGTCCCGGCTGCGTCGACGGCGGCACCGCCCACCGCACCTGCGATAAAGCCGGCCGGGCCTGCAATACTGCCCGCAATCCCGCCCATAATCGCGAACTTGTTGTTCCAGATCGTCTTGAACATCTCAATGACCGCAGTGCCGAGCTTAAGCAGAAAGACGAACGTGTCGCAGAGGAAGATGAACGCACCCGCCACCGACTCCGCGATGAGCTTTCCTTGCGCCTCGAAGTCGCCTTTGCTCATCGCCTTGGTCATCTTTCCGTAAGCGCTGTCGGTGATGCCGAGCGTATCCGTGAGCTTCGTGAATGCCTCCCAGATGCGCGTGAGCGCCGGGCCCGCACGATCGTCGAGCAGCAACGTGAGCGTGTCGGTGAACGCCAAAAAGCCCGCCTTCAGCTTCTCGAAGAAGAGCGTGAAGTTCACGATCATGTCCTGCGTCTCGACGTCGAGCCCCTCAAACTCGGTCGCAAGCGCCCCGGTGAGCTTGCCTTCGGTCAAGAAGGCCGCGACCGACTGAAAGACGGTCTTCCACTTGGAGAAGAACGCCACCACCTTGTCCGTCGCACCACCAAGGTTCTGCGAAAAGACGAGGTAGAGACCAGCGCCGAAGGCGAGCAGCGCACCTGTGAGCACCGCGGTGGCGAGCGCGAGAGGCACAGCAATCGCAAGAAAGCCGCCAAGGAAGGTCAGTACCACCGGACCACCGATCATGACGGCGCCGACCAGCACCGCGATCGCACCCGCGAGGATCATAGAGATGCCCGCAGTGACCGTCATAATGCTGCCAGCGACAAAGAGCCCGGCTAGAAACTTCTTCATATCGGGCGGGATCTCGGCGATGAACTGCTGGATACGAACAAGCCCCTCCACCAAGAGCTTGAGCGCGGGAAGGAAGAGATCCTTGAAGCCCTTGCCGAGCTCGGTGAGCAGATTCTCCCAACTGTTGCCGAGCCGCGTTGAAAACGCGTCGTAAGTTGCGAGCATGGCGCCGGAGATCTTGTCGATCACGCTCGTGTCCTGAAACCCAACCATCTTCTTGCGCAGGTAATCGAGCGCGTCGGCGCCCTTGTAGATCGTGTTCGTCGCGTCGTCCTTGATGCCCGCGCCAAAGAGCTGCTCAGTCACGCCCGAGTAGGCAGTGATGCCGAAGCGCTGAAGAAGGTCCTTCACAATCGTGACGTTCTCCGACATCGATGGGTTGCTCTGCAGCTGCGAGAACAGGTCGACGAAGATGTCACCTGCTTTGCGAATCTTGCCGTTGGCGTCCTCGACGTCGATGCCGATCTTTTTGAACTTGCCCGCGTTCTCCGCCATGTAGAGCAGGGCGCTCGACACCGAACTCGCGGCCACGGTCGCGTCAACGCCGGTGTTCTTCACGAGACCCATCATGATCAGGACCTCGTTCAGATCCTGCTTCGCGATAGAGGCGCCGCGGCCGACGGTACCGAGCGCAATGCGCAAGTCAGAAGCCTGCAAGCCTGTGATGTTCGAAATGCCGATGAGCGAACTCGCCACACGCTTCATGTTCTCGGGGCTTGCTGAAATCGAAAACACCTTCATCGCAGCGCCCATGGCTGACGCCGAATCCGCAAAGCCGACGCCGCCTGCAGCCGCGAGGTTCAAGGCAGGATTGAGCATGTCGAGCGTCTCGCGGCCCGAAAAGCCAAGCGCTGCGATCTCCTCGATGCCCTTGTTGACCTCGCTCGTTGCGCGGCCCGTGCGCTGCGAGGCGGCCATCGCAGACTGCGACATCTTCTCAAGCTCCTGGCCACCAACCTGCGCGACCTGGCCGACGCGCGTCATCTCGGCTTCAAAGCGCCCCGCTTTGCCAGCGAGGGCCATGGACGCCTCGAGCCCGCCCAAGCCTGCTGTCACCATCCCGATACCTGCTGCCATGCCAGCAAAGCCCGCACCGATCGCCTGGATGGCGGTACGCGACTGCGTCTCGAGCCCGCCAAACGCACGCTGCAAGCGGAACAGCACACCCGACATCGCGTCGCGTGCAGTGAACGTCACTCCGAGCCCCATGGAGTTGAGCGCCACGCTGCTTGCCCCTTAATCGCGCATGATACCAGCCTATCGCTTGCGGTACGCGCTGCGCAGTGCGGCCGCTTCTTTCTGCCGTGTCTCGTGCAGGGTCTCGACCATCTTCAACGCTTCATCGAAGTCCGCTTCGAGCACATCACGTCTCGACCAGCCAAGGCCGCTACCGCCGTGCTGCACGTACCCGAGCGCAAAGCAAAGCTCCGAGACGAGATCCGCCGGCATCCGTGGAAACAGCCGGCACAACGACACTTCGTCTATGGTGGGACAATGCGGGACTAGGAACCTGTCCTCGTCGCCTTCCTCGACGGCGACCAGTACCCCCGCTGGTCCAAAGGGAGAGTCACCTCGCTCTCCGCTCCGCACTCCTCGCATTCGATGTCGAAGTCCGTCTCGACGCCGCAGTCGTGACTGTCGAGCATCTTCACGAGATCGAGCGCCACTGTGTAGTCGAGGTCGTCGAGATAGGCGCGCCGGTCGGTCACGCCCTCGATCTCCTCGATGCGCGCAAGCAGGCTCGAGGTCACGCGCGTCGTCTTGTTCGACTTGAGGATCATGAGAGCTTTGCGCTCAAGTTCCCCTGTCATCAGGTGAAACGTGTAGCGCTTTCCATCCGGACCGAGCTCCTTGAAGACGTTGCCGCTCTTGAAGACGGCTGCATCGTCAGGCTTGAGCTTGAAGAGCGGCAGGGAGTTCAGGTCGATGGACCAGTTGATGATGTTCTTGCAGACCGAACACGGCACGCGAAAGTCGAAGTCCTTGCCGTGCGTGGCGATGCGCACCTGCAGCTGCGCGTAGAAGCGATCCCCAGACAGGACCTTCTCCCACTCGATGCGGCCCGTGAACGGGTAGGGGCCCGGGTCGACGGTCGCCGACCACACGGACCCGAGGAGCTGATCAAGCGTCGCGCCCTTTTGCTGCGCCTGCTTGTCCGCGAGGATGTTGGCTTCCTGCACCTTGAGCTTGCGCAGCTCGACGGCGAGACCTGAAGGGCATGTGACGAGCACTGGTGGTTGCCTCCCATCAGCGTTAGTGCCCGGTCATGCGCGACCTGGACACGAAAAGCGTGAGCCCGAAAGAAGGACGCCCATCTCCAAACGGCCCTCTCTCGGCTCACGGGGAAGCGCGCAAGTCTGGTAGCAAGCCAGGTCCTCGCAGCACCTCCGCAAAGCTTGGTGCGCTCAGAAGATGCTGGGCGCGCCGACGAGCTCGTAGAAGTCGATGGCGAGCGTGATCTGCTCGACGACGTTCTCGTCTGCGTCGTTGTCCCAGTCACCCGCGACGAAGCGCTTTGGCCAGGCGCCAAAGAGCCGCCACCTGCGGATCGTCTGGCCGGCTCGGTCGAGCTGGCGCACGTCGACGTTGCGCTTGTAGTAGGGCTCGTTCATGCCGGCGTTGGCGATCGCGTCGCCGATGGACTTGTGCCAGAGGTAGAGCTCCAGGTTGCCCGTCACGCCGCGCGCGAGCGTGACGTCGTCGACGGTGATGCGGCCCGCGCTCTTGTGCGGAATCATGGTGCCGCCTTCCCACTGCGCGACCTCGCCAAACTCGCTGGCGAGCTCGCTGCAGCTCTGAAAGGACCCGTTCAGGATTCCGTCGATCTCGACGATGAACCGAAACTTCGGGTGGTACTGGCGCGGTGCTCCAAGGATCGGCATGTCGTGTTACCCCTTCAGCTCGCGGCCAGCTCCGCTTCAATCGCCCGTGTGTCCTGCGAGAACCGCAGGAAGATGAACTCTGCTGGCTTCTGCGTGGCGAGGCCGACGCGCGCAATCAGCTGCCCAGCAAACACCACCGTGGGTGTGTTGAGCGCCTCCGAAACGTCGACGATGAAGGCCTTGCTGCGCTCGCGCGAACGGAACGCACCGACCAACATCTGCGCATTGAGGAAGGCCTGGATGGTGCGCTCCACCTCCGCGCGCAGCGTCTCGTCGTTGTTTCTGAAGCGCACGAACTCAAGTCCGTCCTTGATCGCCTGCTCGATGAAGATGACGCCGCGCCGCTCGCTGATGGACGGGAAGTTGCTGTCACCCTTGAGCGTGCGCACGCCGTCAAGCACGGGCACTCCGCCCACGTAGCGGATGGGGTTGATGCGCTCCGGATAGAGCAGGTCACGATTGGCCTCCTCCTGCGTCGCGTCAGTCTCGAGCCCGGCACAACTGAAGATGCGGCCCTTCTCGGTGCCCGCGGGCGCCTGGTACACGCCGCCCGAGCTCGAAGCATCGGTGCGCGCGTAGATGCCCGCGATGTGCCCGCACGGCGGAATGGTCAGCGTCTTGGCCGAGCCGTAAAGCGCCTTGTTCGGGTTGAGCACCTTGATGTTCGGGTAGTAGATGGCCCCGAACTCCGACAGGTTCTCGAGTCCCGCCGTGGTGGTCACGTACGTACGCACCTGCTCGACCGTGAGCCCAAGCGGCGACGAGAGCACCGGGAAGAGCGCGCCCTTCTTCTGCATCGTCGCGTACGTGATCATCGCCACGTGCATCAGCGCCGTCTCGCGATCGGGGCTGATGAGGACGCGCGCGTCCTCGTTCAGATTGAAGCCGTGCAGGCCTGTCTGCGCACCGCGCGCTCCGATAAAGTCGAGGTCGCCGATGCCCGACAACCCATCCGCACCGCCCGTAAGCGGGCCGAAGGTCCCGTTCGCCGGCCGCACGCCGGGAATGAGCTCGACTGTCTTGATGAGGTTCGAACCTGCGTTCTCATCGTTGAGGGCGACCTCGTGGTAGTCGGGAGAGAGCGTGTCGACCGAGAGGTTCGGCCACGTCTCGCGCACGATGCCGTCCTCTTCGACCGTCAAGTTGAACTCGGTCTCGCGCCCGCTCGTCGCCGTTGAAACCACGATCACGAGGTCGTTGGCGTAGCTGCCGTCGGTCTTGCCGCGTACTTCGATCACGTCGGCTGCAGATCCCGTCCCGCCCTCATGCACGGCCGTGTCGAGGCCGAGCGCCGTGCGCGCCGTCGAGCTGTGTTGCACCTGCACGCTCGACCCGCCGCCTGTCGTCGTCGAGCTGAGCCGGAGATTGCTCCCCGCAGCCGAGATGAGTGAGCCCGCGACGGCCGCTTCCACGATCGACTTCACTTCGGTGATCGACACCGCAGCCAGGTCAGCAACGTTGCCAGAACCCGCCACATCGCCCGTCGCAAAGCCGAGAACGCCGTTGGCCGTGCCGCCGGTAACATCGACGTGGCTCGTCGTTCCTTTACGGTCACTCGTGAGCCGAACCGCGCCACCGTCCACATCGGCGCGCGCGCCGTTGATCTTGGCATTGATGACGGCAGCAGCCTCAGCGGCGGTCGCTGCCCCGATCGCAGCAAACTCCGACGTGAGGAAGGTGATGGTCTGAGGAGCGCCGCCATCGATGGCCACCGTCAGTGTTTGGTTGTCTGCGAGCGCGTAAGGCCCCGCGTTGGCGGCCGTGCGTGAAGCGGCGACCCCCGTGAAGGTCGCCGTGGCTGGATCACCGCCGTCGATGACCACGTTGAGCGTCTGGCCGCTCGTGAGCGAAAAGGGCCCAGGCAGTGAGCCCACGACGTAGCCGGCCGAAGGTGCGCCTGCACCACTTGAAAGATTCAAGAGCCCTTCGGCGCTCGTCTTGCTCGATGCATCCGTTGCGTCCGTGTGGTGCACGACGCGCTTGACGTACATCGCGCCGCCGCCGTTCTCGAAGAACCCTTGCACCGCGTGGCTCAGGTAGCCGTTCAAGATGTGCCCGCCAAAGACGCGCTTGTACTGATCGAACGACGTGATGAGCTGCGACTTGAAAGGGCCGCGCTCTGTGATGCCGAGCGCCGCTGTGATGGCACTGGGGCCTGCGATGATGGACCGGACCTGAGGGCTTTCCTCTTCGATCGAGATGCCGGAGCTAAGCTGACGGGCCATCAGGTCTCCCCTTTGTGCTTACGCTGCTTCAGCGCGATCTGAGGTTTGTCGTCCGCATTGCCCACGTCCGCATCGGCGGGCTTGTCCTGGATCTGCAAAAGACCCGCACGCAATGCATCAGCAAGCGCGTAGTCAGGGATGCCCTCGCGCGATTCTCCAGCGAGCACCGTGATGCTGTTCGGCAAGTTCAGCTGCAGCTTGCGCGTCGCAAGCTCGCCAGTCCGACGATCGTGCAGAACCTGCGCGAACGAGGTAGCTGCCCTTGGCGCATCCGGATGCGTCACCGAGAACGTTACGGGGCGCTTGTGTGGATTTTTGAGCGCGACCATCGCGGGGAGCGTATCACTCGCGCTCCTAAGGACGAAAGAAGGAATCGAGCCTTACAGGTCATCGACATCCACGATCACGGCTGTCACCGGACGTGTGATGCCCACACCGCCTGTACCCTCTTCGTCAAAACCAGGAAGCCCTGAAAGCGGCACCTGACGAATGACTGCGCGCGCACCAAACGTCGTCAGGCTGGAATCATCACCACCCGCGTTGATGCTCGGTGCCCCACCGCGCGCCAAAACAAGCTCGAACCGCACCTGTCCGCGTGATGGATCGGCTGGGTCGAGGTCGACGTAGAGGTAGGGGTTGCGCTCAAAGAACGTCACCAGTACGGACTGCAAGTTGATGAGCACCACATGCCGGTCGGACGTCCCGATGATCTGAAAGCTCAGGTCTCCGTACTTAGGCTGGGGCATACGAACGCGATAGCCAAAGGCGTCCACGTACTGCTCCACCTCGGGCTCGGTCCCCTCCTCAAGCTCAGGCCCTATCACCACCAGTGATGGCAGATGCTGAAGCTCTGTGAGATTGAACGTGTCCCCTGTGGCCGCGTCGTAGTCCGTGTGGATGTGGCTCGTCGTCACGTTCTGGAGCACCTGCTTTTTGAGCGCGCGCAGAAACGTTCTCACGATACGCACAAGCATGCTCTCGCCCGTAAGTACGACCCGCCGATACGTGAAAGCGCCCAGAGCTACCGCGAACTCCCCGGGGATGGGCACACCCGCATCGTCGAGGTTCTGCACAGTCACATCGACCGGGCCGATCACGTCTGCGTTCGAGACGGGTAGCCGTGCGTAGATCAGCGCGTGGTTGACCACGAGCACTTGCGGCGCAACAGCATCACCAAACCGCACCTGCACAGTGGGGCCCCAGTACGGGCTCGGCGACCAATCCGACTCCACGATGGTCACGAGATGATCCGGGTCGGTGGCGCGCACCGCCTCCCCACGCCGTCGAAAGTCGCCGCCCAGGATGCGAATCATCCCGTGCCCGCCCACATGCCCTGTGGCGGGGTAGACGTTCGTGACTGTCGGAACTGCCATATCCCGAGCGTATCACTTCTTCTTGTTCGCTTTTCGAGCCGCCTTGCGCTGGTTCGCTCGATGAGCCTTCACATGCGCGTTGTGCTGTGGATTGGCTTCGCGCTGGTTTTTGCGGAACGCCTTCACGTGCGCTGAATGCGGCGCCCGGTGCGCCTTCACGTGCGCGCTCTGCTGCGGGTTGGCTTTGCTGCGTTTGCGCTGAAACGCCTTCACGTGCGCGTTGTGCTGCGGCGTGACGTGTTTGCGGAACGCCTTCACGTGGGCATTCTGCTGCGGATTCTTTTTGCGGTTCTGCTTCCGGTACGCCTTCACGTGCGCGTTGTGCTGCTGCTTGCGCGGCAACGGCGGGCGCTTCCAAGCGCGACGCGGGCCCTTTCGCGTGATGCGCGGCCGCACCATCCTGTACTTCCGCATCTTGATTTTGGGCGTGGCGCCGATGAGCTTCTTCGAGAAGCGCGGCTTCTTCACGCGCACCTTCGCCACGCGCGGAACCTTCGGCTTTCGGAACTTCGGTGCGATCACCCGCTTGGGCTTTTTGAACTTCTGCGGCCGCTTCAGCTTGACGATCGTCTTACGCAGCCGCTGCCCGCGCCCTGTACGCGCCATCTTCAAGCTGCGCCCTGTCGCGCCTCCTGCGAATCGCTCGGCGGCCGACGCAAGGCTGCGGCCGGGCAAATCAGGGTGATTGATGACCCCGAGCAGCCCGCCAAGCTTACGCGCCACGCGCGCCATGAAGCGCTCGGCGCCGCGCTTGCCGCCGTACATCTCAATCACGGGCCGGATGAAGGGGCGCGCCGGGATACGCACCATTCCAAGGCCCGCGTGCTGGCCTCCCATGCCGCCCGAGCTCTTCAAACCCGCCTTGCGCAGCGCCTGCGCGATGAGACGCATGCGTGCGCGAGAAATGGCGGAGCGCACGACCCCGCCGTACTCGTGCAACCGCCCGATGTCTGCAAGGCTTCGCCCGTCCGCGCCGCGCGAGGCGTAGAGCACGCCGACGAACACTTCATCTTGCTTGGCCACGGTGACGACGTTGTTGCGCAGCTCGCCTGTGCGAATCAGCGCTTTGGTCCCGCCAAACCCGAGCAGCTTGCGCAGCGCGAGCGTCACTGGAGAAAGCGGTTTGAAGCGCAGGCCGCCCGGGGCTTGCTGGCGAATACCCTCGACGATCTTGCGGCGGTAAAACTCGCCCTCTTCAACGAGCGCTGCCTGCATCGCCTGTGGAAAGCGCACCGAGAGGTTCGCGAACGCATCGCCGAGCTTCGCCCAGTCGCCGGTCAGCGATGCGTTGTAAACGCCGTGCTTTCCGCCCGCCATGACCTCAGCGCGCCTGTTCGCGCGACCGAAACTCGAGCTGCAGCAGGTTGCGCTTGCCGCCGAGCCCAAACCCGATGGGCAGTGTCTCGCGCAAATACAGACCAGGCGTGGAAGGGATCTGCATCACGAGCGCGCCGCCCATTTCATAGATCGCCGTGAGTCGATCGTTGACACGAATCTTGGGCTGCCCGGTAGGGTCGAGCAGGTCGCGCAACTCAAGCTCCATGAAGTGCACGACGCAGACAAAACGCGCCTCGCGCACAAGCCCCGTCTGCATCGCGCGCGCGTTGTTGAACATCCCGGGCTCGATCTGCGCCTGCAACCGCAGCGAAGTCTCACGCCGCGTATCAGCGCCGCCTGTGGAGCCGTCAGGGACGTTTCGCGGCTCGCCAAAGTCTTCGTCGTAACCCCCGCCCACCACGAGCGAAGTGGCCAGTGTATCTAGCTGACCGAGCTCGATCTGGAACGGATGGATCAGTCGGCCACGCATGTCAGGTAGGCTATCAGATGCCTACGTCCGGGCACTAACGGTAGAAGCATGCCGAAAGCCAGAACGACGAAGCAGCCAGCCACACCCGTGCGTGCCAAGGTCGACGACGCGCTCTGGGAAAAGATCCTGCTGTTTTACGTGAACAACCCGAAGCAGCACATGCAGGCCACCAAGGTCTTCGGGCTCTCGCGCCGCACCCTAACGGGGCTCTTCTACGAGGGCGCACAGCACCTCAATAAGCCCCCGATGAAGAACCTGGTCGGCACCGTCGAGGTCCGTGCGCGCGCTCTTCGTGCAGGCCTACGAGACCAGGAGCTCGCGCGCGCCGACCAGGAAATCGACGCCATCATCAACGCCACTTCAGCAAGCGCTCTTGCGCAGAGCGTGGATGATGCGGCCCGCGCGCGCAGCGAGGAGGGAGCCGTCGTCGGTGCTGCGCGCCGCAACATCCTCTCACTGCAGTCGCTTCTGATCCCCCTGCTCGCAGGCGCCAAGAAGCGCGCGCGTGACCTCGAGAAGCTGCTCGACAACGACCAGATTGAACCCTGGGAGCTGCTCAAGCTTTTCCGCGAGCTCGGCAAGTTCCAGCACGACCTCAACAGCGCTGCCAAGATCAACATGGACATGGAGCGCATGCTGATGGGTGAGCCTGCCGAGTCGAAGACAGCGCAACCCATGACCCAGCGCGACGCCGTGCGCGTCCTCGAGCTCGGCGCGCGCACTCTCGAACGCATGCGCGGCAACGGCCGCCTGATTGAAGGTAAGGGGATCGAGGTCGCGCGTGTAGTAGCTAGCGCTGACGACGAGGAAGAGCTCGACCCGGAAGACCTTGAGCCTGAGCCTTTCCCCGATGCGGGCGAAGAGAGTGAGCGCTTTGTACAACCTGAAGATCTCGCTGCGGCTGTGCGCACTCACTACGACCCAGACGAGGAGATCTTCAACACGGAGGACGAGCCATGACGGGCTTCTTTGTCGGCCGCGTGTTCTTCCACATCTACACCGAAAAGGAAAACGTCTGCTGCAACGAGTGCGGCAAGTGGCTCGACGCGTCCATTGCCGCAGAGCACGCGCGCAAACGCCACCGCGGCCGCGCCGATGGTGTGCTCGCTGGGCAGCTCGGCCTGCCGTTCACGAACACGCCCGACGTACCGCGCTAGCTCACTGCCTGCGGCGCAAAACGTTTCGCGATACGCGCAAAGTCGCGAAGTCTGCGCAGCTCGTCAATCGCAGCCTCGATGTCGACCGAGGCACGATGCGCGGCGCCAGCATCAGGCTTCTTCAAGCCGAAGTCAGCGAGGTTGAAGATGCGCCGGCCGGAGCCCACTTCAAGAATCTGGTACGAGCACGCCCAGTCAAACAGCGGAAGCGCACGCTCGATCATGCGCTTGTCGAACTGGACGGAGTAGCCGATCAGCATGATCTCGCCCGGCCTCATGCCCATCCTGCGCAGAAACTCAAGCAGGCGCATCTCCACGAGCTGCGGCGTCGTAGAGCGCTGCGCCCGTTCATACTCCCTGCGCACTTCCGCAAGCAGCCCGCTCTTCTCGTGCCACTCGCGCACTTTGGGATCGAGCTGCGCTTCAAGGTGGCCGTAGGTCGCTGCCTCCGTCACGAGCGACCCGAACCGGCCAAGCGTGTTGAGGCGCTCATCGAGTGCCACGGCTGCAATCTCGAGGACAAAGTCATGCTCGAAGTCGACGCCCGTAGTCTCGAGGTCAACGCCGAGCAGGTAGTTCGTCTTGGCAATCATCAGCGGCTCCGCTCTCGCAGAAGCTGCGCTGCATGCTCAAGTCCATGCGCGTACGCCGCCGCCATGGAGAGCTCGAACTCGCCTGCCGCCCGAAAGCGCTGCACGTGTAGCTCGGCCTCGCCCTCCAGCAACGCCGCAAGTTCGCGATCGTTGTCGATCAAGCGATACCAATCGTCCCGTAACAGCGCAGGGCCGGCGACCAAAGTATCAGCCTCCTGCCCTTGATAGACGTAGCGGAAATCCGCTCCGTCGAAGTGGTAGTAAGCGCCGTCGCTCATGCCTGGATGCGCAAAGCGCACGCCCGGCGCGATCTCCATCTCGCGAAACGCCGCATGCCCCTTCACCACTCACCTCGTGGCGAGTGCAGTGACGAGGCTTCAAGGACGAACTGGAACGCCATACACAACGTTGGTGCCCGAAACTCCACCCGCGATGATGAGCGCAAGCTCGCGTGGTGCAACTTTGTGTGCGGTTGCCGCGCGCATGATGGCCACGCGCGGCTCGACACCGCTCAGGATGAGCGTTCGTGTCAGACGAGCGGCCTTTTCCATGGGCGACTCTTCTGAAGTCCCAACCCCAATCACGACGGTCACATCGCCCTCTGGGGCGCCTGGATCGATCAGCACCACTCGCTTGCCGTCCGCCATAAAGCCTCCCCGATAGGCGCGCTCCTCGTCGAGTCGCTTGCCGCGCTTGCCGCGCGATCGTATGCCGCGCGCTGCTTTGCGCGTGAGGAGCGTCTTGCCCTCCTTGAGCGCCTCGACGCGCTCGCGCAGCGTGTTGTACTTCTTCGGCATCAGGCCGCTCCCAGCCGGGGACCTCGGCGATAGAGATGGATGATGTGATCAAGCTCCGGGTCACCTGTGGTTCCGCCGACGAGCGCGCCGCGCGTGGCGGCATCCACGCCCCCGAACATCGAGTAGCTCTGGTCACGCGTCGTCTCGCCGGTGAGCTTCCAGCGCTTCAACGCGTCATCACGCGACGCCACGTCGGCAAGCTTGGCGAGGTCTCGAAACGCCATCAGCGCCACGGCGCGCGCGACCAGCATGGGCGTGCTACCCGTCGGCGAACTGTCCGGATCCGTGTACCCGAACACCCCGCGCACCGTCACGCTTCGGCGCGCAAACCCAAAGCCGTACCCATCTGCCCAGTACCCGAGCGACGCATACTCGATGCGCGGCGCCTCGCGATCGTCCGGGTCGAGCAGCCCCTGCAGGTGGCGGTTGTACACACGCAGCACGCCGAGGTCTGTCCCGGGCTCGAGTTCGAAGTTGGCTGGCGTGCCGATATGCACCGAGAGCAGCGCGATAATCGGCTCCTCCAGCATCACGACGCGCGAGCCCTGCGGCGCAAGCTGCATGGCCTTGTAGCGCGGCTCGAACGAGCGCCCCGTGAACTGCTCAAAGAGCCGACTCGCAAGCACGAGCTTCATCACCAGCGTTGCGTCGGTCACGGACGTCGGCACACCCTCTTCCCGCAGCGTCGCCACCTCGGCGTAGCAAGGCGTGGGGAGCGCCATGGAGAAGTAACGAGGCGGCAAGCTCTCCACGATCTCAAAGGACGTGACGAACACCCACTCGACCGTATCCGCTTGCAGGATGCGATACCACCAGCGCACTTCGTACGGGCCGGTGGCGGCGTCCTCAGGCGCTGTCCAGTCCGCCACGTAGCGCCCGGGAGACAATCGATCCCCAAGCGGTGCGTCCGCCAAATCCACGAGCGCCCGGTCCCCTTCGGTCGGCGGAAAGACCTGCACTCCCGCTGTGCGGTCGAAGATGGCGAACTCGATGGCGCCTGGATCGACAAGCAAGCCGCTCACGATGAAGAACGCGTCAAGGGCCGGGCGGCCGCTGTGGCTACGCTGACCGCGCGCGAGGATAGTCATGGGACGCGTCACTCCTCAGCGCGCCCACAGAGAGCGGGCTGCGCGGTCCGATAGGTTTCAGCGATTGCGGCGTCGGCGACCGGACGGCGGGCTCGCAGGCGCGTCCTCTTCGCCGTCTCCACGTCCCTCGAGCGCGTCGGGCCCGAAGTCTGTGTCGCCCGGCGCGACGTAGTTCGGCTCGTCGTCCGGATTGGCCGATTGCCCGTCGATGAGCACGGGCGCCTGAAACTGCTGATCACGATCGATGTTGGCAGCGTTGACGCTGAGCGTCTTGTCGTCGACACCCTGCGCCGCCGCCTCATCGAACACCGCGCTATCCGTCTCCTGCGTGACATGCGGGATGTCGGAGTACGTGTTGCGCGTGACGGTGCCGGAAGGCTGCGGCATCGGGTACACGCGCGGCGGCGGATACCCGTTCGGCGGAAACTCGTCGTTCGGTGCCTGGAGATCTGCCGTGGTCAGCACGCCTGCACGAGCCACCGAGGTCCGGCGCGGATCGTTGGCACGTAGCTGCGGCGACTGGTTCGGGCGCAGCGCCGATGCGCGCTCCCGTCGCGCGTTCTCGCGCTCTTCGACCTTGCTGGCGTCTTCTTCACTCAGGACGTCGAAGACGCTCTGCGACAGCGGATCGCTCTCGTCCTGCAGCAACTCCTTGAGCTGCTCACCGAGCGCGACCGGAATGCGGTACCAGCCCGCCGATTCACGAAAGCGCTGACCCATGAACGTATAGGTCTGCACCTTGTAACCCTGCTTGGGGTTGTAGGGCTTGATGCGAGCGAGCACAAAATCAGCCATGGTCGTTCCCCCTTGAATCTGGATCAGGTTCTCATACTACGGCCCCATTTTCGTGCCCTTTCGTGGCACCTTGCGGGCCGCCTTCATCTCAGCTTGGTTGGTGCCCCGAACCCGCTCGACCGCGAACTGCGGCTCCACCGTATGCATGGGAAGTGCACGCAAGCGCGGGTCTGGAACATCGCCGCCCTCTCGGCGCAGCGTCTCGTTCTCGGCCTTGAGCTGCAGGTTGTTCTCTCTTTCGGCTGCAAGCTGTCCTGACAGTCGTGCGTTCTCGAGCGCTGCGCGGTCGTTGGAGATCCTCAGCTTTTGCAGCTGCTCGACAAGCGCGCGCAACTCCTCGACCTCGGCGTGCTCCTGCGCGCCTGCAATCCTTGCCTGCGTGAGATCTCCACGCAGCCGCATCAGTGCCGCCTGCGCCTCGCTGAGCTCCTGACGCAGCCGCAGCGACTCGACCTCCTTGCTCAGAAGCTGCAGGTCGAGCGCTGGGGCTGCGTGCGTCCCGTGCAGCGCGGACGTTGGTGACCCAACTGCGGCGACGTCCGCTGCGCCGCGGGCTGTGGCCGCTGCGGACTTCTCTGCGGCCCTCTCCGCCCTCTTCATACGCCCCGTCGGTCCGATCATCGGCGCAATCCACGTATCGAAGACGAGCTTCACCAGCGCTGCCGCAGCAGCGGCAAGGATCGTGATCAACCACGTGGGTGGCGTGAGATTCATTCACCTCAGAGCTCCTCGACGGTTTAGTCGTCGTCCTTGTCGTCGGGGCCGAGCACGCCGGCTGCGCGCAGCTTCTCGCGTGCAGACTTGCGCTGCTCCTTCGGCATGCGCTTGAGCGCGTCGCGCAGCATCTCCTTCACATCGCGGCGACTGCCGGGCTTAGCCTTCGCCGCTGTCTGAGGGTTTGCGGTAGCGTCCGTGGCCGAGGCGAACATCTGCTGCTCATCGAAGATGGGCATGGTCTCGTTGTTCGGGCCGGCGCGGTCGGTGACGTAGTTGATGAGGTCGACCGGAAGAATGATCGCGCCCCAGGCGGGAATGCAGAACCACACCGCCCCGCCCTGTCCGCCGAGCACCACACCCTCCCATGAGTTGTCTATCTGCAGATGGTCATCGACAACCAGGTTAGAGCCCTCGTAGATGAGCCCATCCGGATTGAAGTCCTGATAGGTGGACTTGAAGTCGTCGATCGTCGTCTGCTCTTCAGTCGTGAGTTGCAAGCGTTCCATAGCGGCTTTCCTTTCGCCTTATGCGGCCCACGCACGTGCGTGCTGCAAACCAAGAGCAGGCGCGCCGACCTTGGCAAAGGTCGCGGCATTGCCCGTGCGATCGGTGATGGTGCCAGGCACGTCATTGCCGGCAGCACGCGCGTCGAGGTCGAAGTCGAACAGCATTCCAGGCAGCCCCGGAACCGGCATGATCCGTTCGCTCGCCATGACGGCATCCCACTGTGCCTGGTACTGCGCGAGCGACGCCACGCCGAGCGCGTACGTGAAGCCGTAGATCTCCCAACCCTCCGCAGCCAGTAGCGCGGTGTGATTGACGCGGCCCAGCATCGGGGCGCCCGTCGTCGCAGCAGCAAAGCCGCCCGTGAGAGTGACTGCTGTTCCGACGTCGAGGCGCTTGGCACGCAGACGCGCAGCCGAGCCGTCATAGGTTCCCTGCAGAAGATGGATCTTGCCGACGTCGCTTGCGCTCATCACAGCGGACGATGAGTTGACTGCAGTCGAGCCATTCCCGACGCCTAACACTACCGTGCTGTTCAGGCCGACCGACGCGAACGACCAGCCATGCGTAGTGTTGGCGCGCTGTCCGAGCAGACCACGCGTCGCAGACGTGACGGACTGCGAGACCAGGCGCGCGAGGATCGACACCGTGAAGCCTGCAGGGTCACCAGGCAGCGCGTTGACTGCTGCGGCGAAGTAGCTCGCAAGCGTCCACGTGTTGCCGCCGTACAAGATCGGGCTCGTCTCGTAGCTCCACACGCGCTCGACGCGCTGCGCGACAGTCAGGCCCGTCCCTACGCGTGCGAGATGGTCGGTGCCGATGCGATCGAGCACCGTTGCAGGCACGCCGTTGTCGGGGCCGCCGTTGGCGATAGTGTCTGCAGTCAGGTCGTGAACGCGGTCGGTCTTGCCGGCGATCGCCAGCATCCGATAACCGGCTGTGACAATCGCGGCTGTGTGCTGCTGAATGTCCGCCAGCGAGAGCGAGGCGTTGCCGAAACCAAAGCCGCGCGCATCCCAGTCCTGCGCAACGATAGTGAGATTGTTGCTTGCACCGAAGCTCAAGGCGACCGTGGCGGGCGTGAAAGTTACGGCAACGGGCGCTCCCGTGCTCACCCCGTTTAGATAGAACTCAAGGAACCCCGCCTCATAGCGCATGTGCAGAATCAGGGGCTGTCCAACGTTGCCGGCCGTCAGATTCGGGATCGCAGCCGTCACGCTGTTGTTGACGGTCGCCTGCAGCTGTATGCCGGCCGTGGCGAACACGCGGAACTTGTTAGCCGCTTCGAAGAGGCAGCGATACAGCGGCGAGGATGCGATGGACCACGGCGTGCCAATGAATGAGCACCACCATGTCGCACCGATGCTGATCGAGCCGAGTAGATAGTGCGCAGCGCTAAACCCCTGCACCCCGTACGTCTTGCGCCCGTCAACACTCGGATCGATCACGCGCACCGTTGGCGTGCCGACCTTGCTCATGACGTCTGCAGCAGCGCCCGTGATGTTGTCGGCAAGTGCTGTTGGCGCGACTGGCCCCGTTGCAACAACAACCGCTACTTCAAGCGTCCCTGTGCGCGTAAGATGATCGGTGCCGATGCGATCAAGCACGGTGGAAGGCATAGCCAAGCCGTTTGACTCGATGTCTGCCGACAGATCATAAATGTGCTGCGTTTTATTCGGGATGGGCTGGATGCGCCCACTCGCGAGGATCGCCAACGCGTTGTCCGCGATTTCTACAGCCGTAGGGACAAAGTGTCCGCCAGCCGCACCGAATGCAGACGCAGCCGACGCTGGGTTATCAAGCTGCGACCGAACACCGATAAACGTGCTCGTGGCCATTGGTGTGAAGCCGGTAATGTTGGTGCCAGTTCCAACTTCGACACCATTGAAGTAGAGCCGTACTTTGCTCCCGTCGTGCACGCCGTGGATCACGCAGGGAATACCGAAATCACCGGACGACCAAGTACGAGCGGGCGCATTGGTCCCGACTGACGCGCCGTCCACAGCCGAAAAGAGAACCACGCCTCCTACGGAGAGTATCTGCCACCCGGCACCGAAGTAACCCCTACAGAACAGCGCCCCTGTGGTGGTGGCGTAGACGATTCCATACCAGACCACGTGGAAGCCAGCCACGATGCCGGCTATGCCGCCAAGGTTGGCAGTCGCGAGGTAGTTCGCCGTTGAAAAGCCACGCGCCCCGTACGTCTTACGCCCCGCCGGATTGTGGACACCAGCAAGCGCACGCTTTGCGGACCAGTGATGCGTCACCGTCGCGCCGGCGATCGTGTCGGGAAGATCACCGAGAGTGCGGGTGGCCATCGCGAGCGCGGCGATGTCTGCGTCGCTTGGCGTGCCGCGAAACGTCAAAGTACCAAGCAGGCTCCCGCCTAAGAACGGGCCGGCGCCGCTCGCGCCAGCCCCCGAAGTCATCACGGACGAGAACGGTGTATAGCCAACGCAGGCGTTCGTGGAGAACAGATGCGGCCCGAAATAGAACTTGAGCAGATTGCCCGCGCCGGTATGCAAGGCGGTGAACAGCAGCACCTGGCCGACTTGACTCGGCGCGACGGTGTACTGTGTGGACAGGGCCGCTAGAGCGGCGTTGATAAAGTAACACTCCAGCCTGTTGATCGTGTCGAGCTGCGCCAAGTAGCCCCCGCCACCGACGCCGGACGCGCCCCAACGGCCAAGCAGGCGCCGGAAGCTCGCCACGAGACTCTCTAAGCGCGTCGCTATGACGTAGCCAAAGCCCGTCGCCACCCCCGCCTCGCCACCCAGATTCTGCGTCGTGTAGTAGTTGGCGGCGCTGAAGTCGGACAGCGCGTACATCCATGCACTACGCAGTGCATTGGCCTTGCGCTGCGCAAGCGTGAGAGAACCGCCACCCCCGCGCGAGCCCGGATACCGACGCTCGCTACCCGGAAACCGTCGGTGCAATGCACGCTGCGAACTCACTCAAACCTCACTCGTTCTGCGTCATGTCACTCAGGTGCCCGTAGAACTCCGCCGAGGCGGTGTCGGCCTCGATGGAAAAGTGCGTCCACTTCCTACGGATGTAGCGATCGATCGACTCGCCAGCCTCGATGGGGAACGCGATGGTCGCGGCCGTGGTCCACGCGGGTGGCGTGCCCGTCACGCGCGCTGCGCGATCCGCTTCAATCGAAGCGGACGTTCCGAACAGGAGCCAGATCGTGCCGCCGCGCGCCTTGAACAGCACGCGCCGCATCTTCCACGCAGTCGGCACGACGAAGACCCTGTGAGTCAGGTCCGGCAGCGTGTAGGCGAAGTTCAGCTGTCCCGTTTCGAGCGCGGGAAAGCGCATCGCCGACTCGATGATGTGTGACAGCCAGGTCATCGCTCAGGCCCCCAACGAGCAAAAGAAGAGGGCGTGGCATGCGCTGTCCGTAGTCCCCCGACCGAACGACCCTGCACACCACGCCCCGCGAGAAGCGCCCCCCGACGCAGCCTCGCTCAGCAGCTGACGACAAGCACCGTGAACGTCGTCGCAGAGAGGTCCGTCGCAGCAGCGACCTCCGTGCCAGCGGCGACGCTGACCTTGAGCTTGTCGGTCGCACGGTCGTAGTAGACGCGGTGCGTTGCGGGATCGAGCCCGATCACCGCGATGATGTCGAGCGAGCCGCGCCCGACGGCCTGCCGCACGAAGGCGCGGAAGTTCGCCGTGCCGCCCGCCGCGTACGCGTTGTCCCCTGCGAATCGCAGGAGGTCCATCATACCGGGCCGGCTATCGTGGCTGAAGCGGCCCTGAACTGTTGCTGCACCAAGCGCCATGGTCAGATCTCCCCAATCGTCAGGATAAAGGTCTGTGGCTCGCCGATCAGGCGACGCGCACGTTCGTCGCCTTCACGACCGCGGGCTCGTAGGCGTACTTGGTGTCCATCCGCAGGGTGGCCACGATCTTGAGGATGCCCGCCGAGATATCCTTGTCGGTCTCGATGCGGATCTGACGCCAGATGCCGACGTTGATGTTCTTCGGGTCGAGCAGGAGCACGACCGAGGAGTTCGCGCCGCCGCCGAGGTTCTCAGGGAACATCGGCACCGACTGAATCGGGATGCCCGAGTAGACGACCGGCGCGTTGCCGGTGAGCTGCTCGGCTGAGATGGGCGCCATGTTCAGGCCGACCAAGCTGTCGCGGTAGTCGATCTCCGCATCGATGCTCGTGAGGTACACGAGGTCGTTTCTGCGACGCAGGTACTCGGTCGGCATGGCCTTGACCATGTCGCGGAAGATGTTCTTCGTGAGGGTCACCGTGCCGGCGTTGACGACGTTCGAGCTTGCGCCCTTCACGATGCCGTCGAACTGCGCGAGGAAGGTGTCGGTCGACGTGACGTCGCCGTTGATGACCACTTCGTCGATGTCGCGCGAGATTGCCTCGGCCATCAGCGTCATGATCGTGTTCTTGAGCGCGCCGCGCTCGATGGAGTCCTCGAGCACTTCGTTGTCGAGGTCGACCTCTGCCTTGAACAGCTTGGCGTCGAGCTCGAGTTTGCCGAGGTTCGGCTTGGCACGGTCAGCCGCGGGAAGCGCGGTGGCTTCCTGGCCCGCGCGCAAGACACGGCCGGCGAAACGAATCGTCTCGACGATGTGCTTGGGGGCCTTCATGGGGATGACCGTGGCGATCTTCAGGATCACCGCCTCCTTGATCAGGAGTCGGATGAACTTCTGCGCCTGTGCCGGCTGCAGCAGACCTCCGTCTGTCATCAGATCCGCCAGGGCGAGGTCGGCCTTGGCGAGCAGCGTCCGGTTGGACATCCCTTCGAACATGCTCATCTGTGTCTTCCTTTCAGCCGTTCGCCGAGGCGCGGTCGAAGTCGTATTCGGTGTCAGAGAGGTACTTGGCGTTCATGTCAGCTGGCCAAGTCACGCGACCCGACTCGCGTTGCTTGTTCAGTTCGACCGAGAGGCGGTTGCTTTGAAGAGGCTCTTCTTCGAGCTGCTGGACGCGCTTCTTCAGCGCCTGCACCTGCGAGCGGTAGGCCTTGAGCACGCGCTCAGCGATGCTCACAAGCTTCACCGCGCCCTCCGCGTCGAAGCTCTTCTGCTGCGGCACGGGCTCACTCTTTTCGCTGACCTCGAAGGCCTTGCCGATACCGGCGACGAGCGTCCGGTAGGCTTTTGCCTCGTCGTCCGACTTCGTGAGGGCGGCTTGCGCCGTCTCGAACTGGCTCAGCTGCACGAGCGCGTACAGCACATCGCTGATGCGCCAGCGCAGCTCTTCCGGAGGCGGCGTGTCCGTCGTGTCGACCGCGAGCGACTCGGCGACCTCGTTGAGCTTCTCACTCGCCGTCTTCAGGGCCTTCTTGAGGTCCTTGGTGGCGACCTTGCAGACACCGTCCACCCAGCCCGGAGCGGTCTGCTCCGCGGGCGCTTGGACGACGGTGCCGAGCTTACTGACCGCACTCGCGAGCGCGAGCTCGACCCCGGGAGGATCGATCTCAGACAACTCGTCTGGGGAAACGCTCTGTGCGAGCGCAGTCAGCTCTTCGATCGCCTTAACGATCCCCGCGTACGTGGCCTTGGCCATCTTCGCGGGCGCAGGGGGCTCAGCTGCAGGGGGCGGTTCGGCCGCGCCTGGCTCACTGCCTGGCTCACTGCCTGGGCATGACGCCTTTGGGTCTGCGTTGCCCGGGGATGTTGCCTGAGACGCCTCGGTCTTCTCCGTCTTGAAGCCGCCTTTGCCGTCCTCGCGCAGCTCGTGCCCGCTCTGGTCGTCACGCTTCACGAGCAGCCAAACACGCTGATTTGCGCCGCGATCTACGACCGAGACCTCCTTCGTGAGGATGTCCGTCAGGCGGTAAATCTTGGCTTGGGTATCAGGCATGATCCGCTCCGGAGGGTATCAACGATTTTCCGTGCCGCGCAACACCTTAGCCTTTACGCGGCTGTATCTTCTGCGGTACGGATGGCCGATCCACCGATCGAGAAGCCGGTAAAGACCCCCGCCTTGACCGCGCCCCAGAGCTCGTCGGACTCAACCAGGACACCCATCAACCAGGTGCCCTTCTTGACTGCCTGACCGCCTATTTCGCAGTCCACAGGCGCGACGTAGGACTCCACGATGCGGACAGAGTCATTGATCAGCGTCTGGTGCATCAGGCCGGTGTTTTGGTAAAACGCCATGAAGCGATAGGCGCTCTTACGGATTTCTTCCGCTGAATAGATATCGCCCTGCGAGTCGACGGTTTCAGGCTCGAGAACGACGCCGAGCACGAAGCGCTCGTCCTCATCAGCGGTGCCCTTGAGCACATGCACTTCGCGCTTGTTGATCTCCGCGGCCGAGCCTTCTTCGATCACAGGCACGATGGTGTCGATGTATTCGACCTCGACCTCACCCGGCACCGGGTGCGACGCGACGAAGATCTTGTGGGCAAGCCCCGGCAATGTGAACGGCCGACCGAGCTGCTCAAGAAGCTTGCGCGCTTCGGTGGAGTCCGCACCGCCGACCAGAAACTTCTCGGTTCGGCTGACCAGCTGCGGGAGCTGCTCTGGAATGGGCTCTTCGAAGAAGGCGAGCGCGAGCTCCTCGGTCATCACGCCTTCACCGCGCCCGAACTCGACTGCGCGCACGAACGCATCCGGCGTCTCTGCGAACGCTCTGTAGAGCGCTGCCTCAAGGCGCGCTTCAGGCATCAGCTCTGCGAACACATCGGGCGAGGCAGGAAAGGGCTCGGCGACGTAGTGCTTCACGAACGTGCGGCGCGGGACCTCGTTCACGAGCCGCACCGTGTCATCGGTGAAGAGCTGCGCCTGCACGAGCTGATCGCGAATCTCGCGCGGGTCCTGTCCGCAAGCAGACTTCCAGTACCTGAGTTCAGGCGGAACATCCCACTCAAGGGATGGAGGGAGCGCACTCTCGCCCTCCGGAGGCATGTACCCGCTCTGCACCGCATTCTCGGTCAGCACGTACGGCAGGAGACTCTTGCGCAACATCACGCTGCTCTTGCCCACGACGAGCACGCCGCGCAGGGCGCCTGACACGAAGAGCTCCGTGAACGCATCCGTGCGCGCGCCGCGCGTGAAGCCAAACTTCCCGATCGACGCGCGCTCGGACACCTTCGCAAGACCCACGTACGGCGCCTCGCGCGGCTCGAGAAACGCGACGTGCAGCGCTGAACCAGCCGGCGTGAAGCGCGCTGCGGCCTTCTCCATGTCGACCCGCGACACCGCACCTGGCACGAACAGCTCGACGTTCTCTCCGAGCTTGATGACGATGCCGTCCGGCCGCTGAAAGAGCTCTCCCTCCTGCACGACCAAGCGCGGATCACTACGCACCTTGATGGCCTCGGCGTAGAGCGCCTGCTCGTCGTTCTTGATCGGCATGTCGCGCCTCTCAAGCTCCTCGTGAACGAGCGCGGCGGCCTCGACGATGCGCTCACGGGAAATGCCCGTCACGCTCATCACCTGCATGTTCTTGGCGAAGTTCACCTCGAACAGATGCGCGAGCCGGCGATTGAGGTGAATGAGCGCAGTCGTGTCGCTCTTGCGAACATCGGCGCGGGTGACGCCGTCGACGATCTGCTTTTGGAGTGCGTGGATACGCTCCTCTGCGTCGCAGAGCTCCTGCCAGGCGTCGACACGCGTCGACTTACGCAACGGATGCTCTGCAGGCAGCAAGTCCACGTCTGGGGTAGTGCCCTGATCATCGAGCGCCTTGAGAAACTGCTCGACGCGCGTGACCATCCACGGCTTCGGGTCCGCGCCTGGATAGGCAGCAGACTTCCAGTCCGCCAGCGCCCGCTCTGCGACCTTCCGCAAGCCAAGCACCGAGACCCGAAACTTCGGGTCCTTGGTCTGATGCAGGTCAGCGTAGTACTTGCTGACCTGCAGCGTCAGCGTCTCGGGTTTGGCCACCAGCGCACCTCCAGAAGAGCCGAAGGCTCAGCGCGGGTCAGAGCCCCACTGATAGTCCGTGTCCTTGTCGGCGCGCGAAGGCTTGATGCACTTGGCGAGGTCCGTCGGCCATTCCGGCACCGCAGCATCTCCACCTTCCGCACCCGCCTCCGCGCCGGCTGCCGCTGTGCTGCTGGCGGCCGCGCCGGGCTTGTCCTGCGGACGATTGGAGCCGAGCTCCTTGATCATCTGCTCGAGGTAGTTACCGAACGAGGCGCTCTTGGCCGTCCAGTTCGTCTTGCCGTCGGCTTGCTGGTACGTGGGCGACACCTCGGTCTCGGTGGTGTCAAGCTGCTCCTCGTCCTTGTAGATCACGACGTTCGGGAGCTCGCCGGGCTTGAACTCGAACTTCGTGATCTTGTCGACCTCTGCCTTGAGCGCGCCGAGGCGCTTTTTGGCAACCTCAGGCTTTTTGGCCGCTGCGTCCTTGCGGGCCTTTTCGACCTGCTCCTTGGCGTAGACGCCGAACTCCTTCGCCGTCATCTTCTTCTCGGCGGGCTCGGCCGCGGGCTGCTCGGTAGCAGCTTCCTCGCTCAGGCACGCATCGAGTTCCTTCGAGAGCTTGTCGAAATCCATAGAGGTCTCCTTCGTCAGGTCGGCAGCCAAATCAGATCGCGCCCGTTGTCAGCGCACCAGGTATCCTTGCCCTCGCGCGACGGCGCGTACGGAATGCCGTCGAGCTCGCAGCGAAGCGCTTTCGGAAGCTCGTCGAGCGCGCGCTGCACGGCCCAACCCACCTCATTGCGCAACACGAGCAGCCACTTCGACGCGATCTGCGTGCGCCGCTTGAACTCGTCGCGCGTCATGGTGGAGCCGTCCGCGAGGAACGACCCACCAACCACCTCAGCCAAAGACTCGACGACCTCGCGGAGCTTCTGAGGCTCCTCGCGAAACGCGAGATACAGGTGCGTGAGCGTATCCACCGTTCTCTTCCCCCAAAGAGATAGGCCAACTGGCCTGGATGGTATCAGGGATGATCCGCGTCGCAAAAGCTATCCGTGTGTCCCCGTCACACGTTGGCCACGGGGGTGCAGCGACAGCGCCCATGAATGGGCGGGATACACGCCCCTACAGCCTCAAGCTTCTCGGTCGTGTACGTGGTCCGGTATTCGCCGACGTCGTCTCGCTCCCCGACTCCCGAACGCAGCACGGTCGCGATCTCGCGCCGATGCCCGAACGCCTTCGTATAGAGCACTTTTTCGCCGAACTCGTTGCGCCCCACCCGGATCCACGGCGCCGCCTCTTTGCTGCTGTCGAGGTTTCCGGCCATGCGCTCGAACACCCCGAGCGCGCCCGCAGTCGTGAAGGTCTGCCCGTGCAAGAACCTGCAGACGTCGCAAGTGACCTCGTCGAGCACAGCGTCGTATGTCCAGGTTGGGATCTCCGCGTCCCGGAACGCCGTCATCTGTCCATACGTGCGGGCGTAGCCGACGAAAGCCCCCGCCACGATGTCGAGGTAGTTCGCCTGGCGAGCGAGCACGACCTCTGGTGAGAGCAGGGCTTCGAGCTGGCGTACGAGGTACTTACGCGTCCAGCCCTCCGCGAGCGCCTGCCCGACAAGCGCGCGCATCTCCTGGTTGAGCGCGGTGTTGCGCGCCTGCATGGCGGCCGCCACGTAGAAGGCCTGCCCGTCTGCGAGGTGCTGCACCACCGCATCGTTGACGAGGTCGAGCTCGGGCAGCGCAACATCCTTGAGCGCGCGCAGACGCGCAAGCGCGACGAGCGCCTCTGCCTCCTCCGCGAATACGGGCGCCGTGACCTTGGCGTAAAGGGCAGGGCGGGGCAGGGCGAGCTCTGCGCGCTGCAGAAAGTCCTCGCGCTCCGCCGCCGTGAGATCCTGAAAGTCCACGCCGAGCGCGCGCAGCACCCGCGCTGCAAACGACTCGTCAAGCTTCTCGGTCGCCGCCATGAGCTCGCGCTGAATCCGCGCAACGATCCGATCGAAGCCCCTTCGCTTAGTTGGGTCGTCCGCCTTCTCGAGCACCTCGTACCCGAGCGAGAACAAGATCTCGTCCGTTGCGCGCAGCCCGCGAATCAGCGCGTGATCGTCGCAGCAGCTCACTGGAAATCTACCTCGACCTCTGCGTGCGCTTGCGATGAATCAATGACGCTGAGCCAGTGGCGAATGCGCACCTCGAGTGCGAAGCGGGCGTAGGGCCCAATCATCCATCGCCAGCGCTGGTACCAATCCAGCTTCACCACCACGTGAAGACGCGGCCAACCGCCGCCCTCGCCAAACACCAGTGTTCCGTCAATGCAGACGTTGCGATAGCCCAAGCTGTGCGCGGCAAGCACCGCGGCATCGATCACGCGCTGCTTTTCAATGCGACGGTCGTGGCAGCGAACCTCGACCTCCACATGATAGGGCGAAGACGCCGCCGTCACGGCTCGACCTCACCCGCAGGCGCCCGCGCGCGCTCCGCTTCCGTCCGCGTGACGAGCTTTCGCGTCACGACACGCGCCATCTTGTTTCGAAGCGCGACGAGCACGCTCGCAATCTCGTCGAGGTCCTCCTCGTCGACCTCGACCTCGAACTGCTTGCGCGCAGGCGTCACGCGCTGCTTGGGCGGCTTGGGCGGCTTGTTGCCACCGAACTGCCCGTTCGGCGTGCGTCCCTGGCCATCTGCGGGCGCCTGGTTGTCGCCCGTCTCAGTTGTCGACGACTCGGGCTCGGAGTTCGGCGCCTGGTTGTCCGGGTTGGTGTCTTCTGCTTCCGGCGTGGAGGCGCCGAGCCCGTCTGACTGGTTGACGCTCGCCAGGGTGAGCTTGAGCGGCATGTCAGCCCAGGGCGCGTCGATGCGCGGGAAGTTGCGGTTGAAGACCCCCTGCGAGAGCTCCATCAGGATGTTGGGCGGGATGAAGTCCTGCAGATCGTGAATCATCTTGGCGAGCGACTCTGGATCGCGCTGCGTTGGGCCGTTCGACTTGAGCTTCCAACGCTTGACGTTGAGCGCCGGCAGGATGTCGCGGTTCATGCGGTAGTCGAACGTCTGGCGCTCCGGCTCGAACACCTGCCGCTCTGCGAAATCCAGGGCGGCCATCGCTGTACTGCGGTTGAAGTCGCGCGTGTCGCCACGCAGCATCCTGGGCAGTCGAAACGACATGCCCACCTTGTCGATATTACGCTCGTCGTAGTTCTGAAAGAGCCCGTCCGAGTTCTGCGCTTCCGTGAGCGGCTTGAGCTCGATCTTCATGCGGCCCGAGTTCTCAAACGCCTGCGACTCACCACCCTCCGCCTCGATGACGAGAATCTTGTGGTAGTTCTGCTTGCCGCGGATGTTGTTGGTGATGAAGCTCTCGAGCCGCTCGGTCGAGTCCTTCGTCAACCTGCCTCCCGAGACGAGCACCGCGAGTGGCGGCACGCTCTTGTTCTCGAAGTAGCTGAAGTTGACCTCTTCGGACTGGCGCGAGCCGAAGACGCTGAGCAGGTTTCCGATCCAACGCGGCACGCCGTACGCCGTACGCGAAGAGGGCACCTTGAAGTGCATCATCTCGGTAGCCGCAGTGCTGTGCTTCTCGTCGAGCTGCATCGCGTCGACGTCCGCAAACGCCTTGCCCGAGCGCGAGCTCACAACGCGTGGATCTCCAAACTCCTTGAAGAAGACCGCTTGCCCGGCGACCTTCTGAATGTAGCGGCGAAACCGGCGCTTGCGTGTGACGTCCTCGAAGTCCTGGGTGGGCGTGCGCCGCTTGGTTTTGTACTCGGTCATCTCGACGTCGAGCTTCGTCAGGCGCACGGTGAAGGCTTCGACGTAGTTGAACTGGGAAATCCCGCCCACTCGATTGCGAACGACCTCCCAGTACCCGTTGCCGGTAATCTCGACGTCCTCTCGCGTGCGGCGGCGCAAGTCGACGAAGCTCATCTCTGAGCAGTCGTCGAAGAACGCCGCCAGCTTCAGCGTCTCGGCGCGCTGCTCGTTGGCGAGCTGCTTGATACGCTGCTGCACCTCTTCGTCGGTCGGCTCTTCCACCTGCACGTTGTCGCTGTCGCCCTGGCGCTCCATGGCGATCAGTGCGCGCACGTCATCTTCGGTAGAGTCAGCCTCGAGATCGGTCACCGCAGTGAACGCATGGCCGAAGCCGTCGATGTTCGTCGCGTACGCGTCGACATTCTGGCGCAGCGCATTGCTGTGCTCGAACAGCAGCACGAGCACGCGTGGGTCGTAGGGCGGCTCAAGCGCCCCGCGCTCGCTGAAGAACTGCTCATCCTCTTCGATGTTCTGAATCGCGCGTGTCTCGAGCACGCCTTCGTCACGCAGCTTGATGATGCGTGCGCGCACCTCGCCGATGCGCGGGTCTCGCCCAAACCCATTTTCATCGACCGGCGCAGCCGTCGTTTCAGTCTCATCTGCCACAGCGAACCTCAGCTTTGCTGCACACCTGCAATCAGCATGGTGGCGCTACCCGCGGCCACGCACTTCACACGAACCGAGAACGCATAGAAGTTGATGCCCAAAAAACCAGGCGCGGTAAACGTGCCGCCGTAGTCCTGGTAGTGGGCGCCGTCGGCGGAGATCTGCACCTGGTACTCCCCCGACGGAAGGTCGTAAATCTGCACGACCTTCTCTTTGAGGTGGTAGACAGTCAGCGGCGTACCGACGGCATCAAGCGTGGTCGGCACATCGAGTGCCAGCGAATACGGTCGCGACATGGGCTCACCCTTCTTTCACGTAGACGATGATCGCTTCGATTGCGCGGCCCGACCTGCTCGCGCGGAAGTTCACACTCTGCACCTGCCGCCCATCTCGCTCAGCGCGACCTCTGGCACGTGCAAGCGCATCGTCGTGGCTCTTCACGTCGGTCAGCACGAACCGAAGCAAGAGTGCGCGCTTGCCGTCCTTGCCCGGCTGGTCACCGAACACCTCGATGGGCAGCTTCTTTGGGAGCTCCATGGTCCGCTCACTTGCTCGCGTAGAGCGAGCGCAACCGCGCCCGATCCTGGTCAGACAGCAGATACGTGCGTCCGCCCTCGAGCGACTTGTCCGTCATCAAACTCGACGCATTCGCATCGTGCGCGAGCCCAAGCACATGCCCGAGCTCATGCCGAACAACCGCATGCGCGATGTCCTCAAGCGCCAGATTCGAGAGGTAGACGGTGCAGACCACGACCTTGCTCGTCGTCAGGTCCGCAACATGACGCACGCGACCGGCTGGGTTGAAACCGCCCTGCTCGAACGGCACATCAAAGTCTGCGATCACGTCCGCCTGCGCACTCTGGCTCGCAGCGAGCTGCTCAAGTATGTCCAGGCCAAGCTCAGCCTCGAGCGACTCCACCGCTTCATAGAACATCTCGTGCTGCCAGGGAGATCCGCCGACCACGTGCGTCTTGAGCGGCATCGGCTTCTGCCACACCACCTCGGTGCAGTCCCCGACATAGTCGAATGAGCCGTCCGCGCGCACGCAGCCACGCAAGAGGTCCGCCTCTTCGTGCGTCCGAACGCCGTAGATCAGCAGGCCGATCATCGCCGCCGCGAACGCTACAAAGCCGACTAACGCCCATCGTTCCTTCATCGTCATAGGCCCCTCAACTTGGTGTTGGTGCCCGATCGCGGCTCACCCGAGCACACGAACTTCACCGCCCCGATGTTTCGCCGCGTACGCACGCGCAGCCTCACGCCCGATCCACTGCGCCATGAGGCAATCGCCGGTGTGCCCGTCTGGGGAGTAGTAGCGAGTCTCTTGCTCCCAAACTTGGACGTTCGGCTCGGTCACGAGCTGCGTCTCCCCGTTCACCACGCCAAGCTCACAAGGGATGAGCCAGCTTGCCGCCTCGAGCTCTCCAGCGAGCGATTCGACGCCGTACGCTCGCGAGTGCTTGTTCATGCCCGTGCGAAAGCCGCGCACAAGAATCTCCGGATAGTCTTCGGCGAGCCACTCAAGCAGGTACTGCTGCGCAGAGTTGTTCTCGACGAACATCCAGCTCCGATAGCGCGTCCAAACATCGACCACCTGCGCGATGATCTCCGGGCTCTTCCAGCGGCCGCGGCGAATGTTCAGAAGCTGCCGCGTCTGATCTGGCCAGAGCAGGAACGTGAAGAGCACGGTGTGATCGGCGGAGTCCTGCTTCGAGACGCCGAGGTCGATGCCCGTGAACGTGCGAAAGCCGGGCGCGAAGCGAAACGACTTCGGCCGCAGGTCCCAACTGAGCCCCTTTCTGCGCCAGTACTCAGGGCCTATCCAATGCACGAAGTCGCGCAGGCTCTTGAACATCGGATAGCCGAGCCCGCGCTGTTTGCACTTGTCGATCCACGCCTGTTGAAACCGCGCATCCTCATCCGCATGCGCCTCGCACATCATCATGCGTGCGAACTCGGTCGGGCCGTACTCCTCCGTGCGCACCTTGTTGATGCGCTCCTTGGGCCAGCGCTGCGGAGACGCGAGGTTGCCCGCCGCATCCATCACCGGGTACTTCTTGGCAAGCCACCCTTGCCGCGCGAGCTCGTGCGCGAAGTCGTCCGGATGAAACGCGTTGGCGAGCACGATGACTTGCGACCGCTTCGAGAGGCGTGAGAACACCGAGGCGCGGATCCACGTCCCCGTCTTGTTGCGCTGGTACGCCGTGCGCGTGTTCTCTTCGACCAGCACGTCGTCGATGATGACCACGTCGAGACGCGCGCCCTGCACTGCGCCGTTCGGCGAGACCGCCTGCACCGACGGATCCTTGATGATGCCGGGACGCGCGATGGTGATCGCGTGGTCGGTCCACATCACACCCCGGCGCAAGTCCGGAAAGATGTGATGCAGGGTCGCGTTCGTCTCGATGTGCCGGCGCAACGAGGCGATGATCTTCTTCACCTGCTTCTCAGCCGCCGCGAGGATGGCGATACGCAGGCGAGGATTACGGCCGAGCAGCCAGAGCACCCGGCCGACCGAGAACTGCTGGCTCTTGCCCGACTCGGGGAACGCCCAGATGACCATGTTGCGGCCCGTGTCCGCCGTCCCATGCCACTCGTAGTGCATGGGCAGCATCTCGATCGGGTCGCCGGTCTCCTCGTCCTTGAGCGTGAGCTCGCAGAACAGCGCGCAGTCCTCGCGCGCAAGCTCCAGCAGGCTCGCGTACGCCGCCTGCGCCTGCTTTACCTCAGCGGCCCGATCGTAGGTCGGATCGCCGCTCTGCATGCTCCTGGCCCCCACGGGGCCGAGAGTATCACGAACGACTCCGCTGGCCGCAACGGGCTAGGTGAGCCGGCTCAGTGCACCGAATCGTCGTCTGGAGGCTGGGCCGGGGCCAGCTCAGGCGCGACCAGTCCGAGCGCAACCATGTTCTCGTGCATGCCTCGGACCATCTCCTCGTTCTCTGCCACCCGCAGGACCTCCTCGCAGATCTCCTCAAACGAATAGTCGGTGTGGTGCACCAACAGGCCTCCGAGCAGCCCGTGCACGTGCAGCAGCACGTTGGGCGTGATGCCCTTCTGCGGATCGGCCATCAACCGAAGGATCTCCTCAAACGCGATGGCCGCCCGCGCAGCCGCTTCCACGTGATCTTCGCCGCAGTCTTTACACGCTGCCATGGACCTGCGCCTCCTCCGGGTAACAAACAATGAGATGAGAGCAGGGCCTCTTTTCGCCGTACATCAAACACGCACTCTTGGTCGGTGGTAGGTCAAGCACGGGCCTTCGTTCTTCCTTCACGAGCGCCATGTAATCGATGAGCTGCGAGCGCGCGCGTAGCACGCGTGTCGCATCGTCCATGGAGATCTCCGTCTCCACCGGCCGCAGATCGATGGGCTCTGTGCGCTTGTAATAAAGCCACTGCGCCGTGCAGGTCGTCGTCCCGTAGTGCCTCATCGCGAAGAACGCGTAGATGCAGGCCTGCAGGTTCGTGCGCAGGCGTGGTGCAGTCAGCGCGAATCGATAGTGATCCACCGTCTTGTGATCGACCACGATGGGCCCGCAGGGAGCAATCCACATCAAGTCGGGCTTCAACCGAAAGCCATGCGCTCCGTACGTGACCACCTCGTCCTGCTCGATACAGGGGGCGTCCGCAAGCGTCGGGAAGTAGTCGCGCGCGAGCGCAGCAAGCCGCCCCATGGGCTTGGTCAAATCAAACTCGATGCCGTAGCGCACGTAGTTCTCGACGTGCGCATGAAGATCGTCGCCATCCTCTTGCGGCTTGCCGCGCGTCTCGTGCCGCCCGCCGTACGCGCTCCACGCCCACTTCCGAACGCACTCCTCGGCTGTCTTGACCTGGCTGTAGGAGGTAATCACGCGTGTTGCCTCAGCTGTGCTCGGTGGAGACCCGTATCCAACGCAGCCCCGTCTTGCGGCAGGACGGCGTATGACACGAGGCACTGCGTTATCTGCCGTGGCACTTGCAGTCCAGCCCGCACAACGCGAACCCGTGATTTCCGCAGCCCGCATTCGCGTCGGTGAGCAACTATCCACAGATACTGATTGGGAAACGGCCATGCTGACAAGCATTCCGCATCTAACCAACGCAACTTAGGTGCGCGAGAGCACACCCATCCAGCAGGTCGGTACCCTCGATCGATCGCCACGTTCACAATCTAGGTTGGTGCCTCGTTACACGTCTGCTTGACGGCTGTCAGCTCACAAACCTTGACGTACGTGGGCCAAAAGCTCGTTCGAGCGCACGATCCCGAGCTGCGCCGCGACCGCGACGAACTCCCGCGCGGTGAGGCGCGGACGCGCGCGCAGCGGCGGGTTTTGGGATGCGAAACCCGACGAAACGGGAGCTGCAACAGCCTTCGACGCCTTTCGAACGGCTGATGCCGCCTCAGAACGAACGACGTACACGTAATTCTGTGACAACAAAACCCCGCGCGCTAAAGCACGGTCAACGATCTCCCGCGCGGAGAGTTTCTTCGGGCAGCTGAGAATGAACTGCCTCTTCGAGAGGGTACTTTTCATAGGGCGGCACTCTACCTAGAGCCGCGACTCGCCCCCACCGTTTTGTGCACGTTGCGCGCAGAGCGCTTCGATTCGTACCGCTGCGTCTTCCTTAGCGCGCGCCGCCTCAATCTGCGCCGCACTCTGAAACGCGACGAACATCAGGTGCTGCGCCTCCTGACGCAAATCCGCAGCGAGCTTCGTAAACGGATCTCCACTCTCCAGCCCGATCAACATGGCTCTCAACCTCCCTCTTCGTCAGGCTCATCAGGCAACTCGCGCAGAAACACGAGGAGCTTGGCCGCGTTCACCGGCCCAAGCCCCACCTCGAACCGAAAGAGATACTGATCGGTGTCTTCCTCGACCAGGGCGTGGCCCTCAGGTGTCGTGACAACGTCACCGAGCTGCAGGTCAAATCGAACGACCTCGAACGCCAGACGCTCTGCGTCACCGGCGACAACGAGCTCGTCGAGCTGCTTTCTCATGGCCTGATGCTGATCGCTGTAGAAGGGCATTACTGCAGGTTGGTGCCCGAGATCACGGCCGACTGAGAAAAAAAAGAGAGGGCGATGCGGAGCGCCGACAGCCGCATCACCCTCTCTCCCTCAGGGAAATGAGGCAGGCAAACTCTACCACCTACCACCTACCAAGCACCCCGCACCTGAGCCCCCATCAAACCTTCGGCTCGTACGGCTCCCAGCGATCCGTATCGAGCAGCGGTTCGATTTCGATGTGACTCACGGCCGGAAAGCCTAGCGTCTCCGGCGAGGCCAAGGATCGCACCTCTCCAAGCGGACCGTAGGTTCCGTCTTCAAGCCGCGTGAGCAGAACATGGTCGTTGGGATAGGCCCATTCGAGTCTCCGCACCGCCACCACGTCACGCGCCATCAACTCCCGAAGCGTCATGCCTGCCTCCTCTCGATCGAGCTCTGCGATCACCTCTGCACCCGGCATCACGAAGCGCGGCGCAGCAACGAGCCCAGACTGCGCTCGATACGTCGCAAGCGTGCGAAGGCGCGCAAGCTTCAAACGCGCACGTTCAAGCTGCTGACGCGCCGCCGCAAGCTCTTCGAGCAGCTCAAGAACATCATCGGCCAGGTCGAGGCGAAAGAAGTCTTCAAGGTCGGTAACCAGGCGCTCCAGATCGACCTCGCTGCGGGTGGCAGAGACGGTGATCTCCGGATCGATACGGCTATACGCGTAGCGCGCCGCCTCCGCGCGCTGCCGCAAAGCAACCAGTAGGCTCTGCTTCATCAGCCCTCCTGCCTGGCCTGCCGCATCCTGCGCAGCTCCTGCACGGCCTCATCCGCGGCATCCTGGGCGCCGTACGCCGCGAGCGACGTCGCTGCCTCCGACTCACCGCCCCGCTGCTCACGATACTTGAGCTTGAGCGCCACGAACGCAGTCGCGTACGCGCATTCCCAGACTCGTTCCTCGTTGTCGCACCGCAACTCGGGCAGCATGCGAAAGGTTAGTGCCCGATCTCGTTCCGAGTCGGCTCTTGCTTTCCAAAGCACCGTTCAGCCGCGGATGTCGATCACCCGACTTGCCTTGTTTTGCAGGCTCAAACGCTCACGCGCCGGCCCTGTCTCGATCGCCTCCATTTGGGGACGTTCACTGCGGTGCCGCTCCGTCTCACTCTGCACGGCTTTGATGTACCGGCTAAGCCGGGTGCGCACATCAGGGTGGTGGGTGATCTGCTCATTCTCGAGCGCCGACTCCGGCAAGAACGTCACGAGCTTGCTGTCGGTCGGGTCGGTGACCGCGAGCGCCACGCGCCCAAAGAAGTGCACAGCCCAAACGTGTCCATTGTCACGCGCGAACAGGAACTCTGCCCGGCCGTAGCTAATCAAGCCCATCACATGCTGCAGGGTCCGATAGGCTATCGACTCGCTCACGTGATGGCGCTCGACAAGCATCTGGTAGGCGTGCGCGGTGAACCAGGTCCGCTCCTGCGGCGCGTGATCGGCAAAGTTATAGCGCCCGACCTGGAAACCTTCCGGAATCTTCACCACCCCCGTCGCAGACGGCGACGCAGGTGCAGCAGCTACCTCCACCACCGCAACCGGCGCGGTCACCGCGCTCGCCGTCACCGCAGGCGCGGCCGCCACAGACGCGCTCTTCAACAACAGACGTTCAGCCACTTTGCCGGCCTGAACCAACAATCCGAGCAGCTCGCGCGTATCGTCATCGAGCATCGGCGCCTCCCTCTTCTTTCACGCACTAGCCTGCGACAGGCTTGCGCCAGAGCTCAATAGAAGAGCGCCCTACCTACCCTCAGCGCCCTTCCGCTTCCCGCGAAGCCGCCTCGTACACGAGCTCAAGCACCACGTCCGCCTTCAGCCCGAGCACGTGCGAGACCCCAAACACGTGCGCCAGGAGCCGCTCGCGCTCCGCAGCATCAGGCGCGAGCGCCTTCGCCCGCTCCCACACCCCGTCGACGATGCGCGGGCCGTGTCCGAGCTCGTAGAAGCGCTTGGGCGGCTTCGGTTCGTCGAGCGCTGCGAACACAGCGTCGATAAGGCGGCCCCAGTACTCCTGCACGGGCTCGCCAAGGGGCTGATCGGCCACGTAGGCGGGGTAGGTCCGCGCAGCCCTCTCCGCGGCCGCACAGGCCCGCTCACGCTGCGCGGCCGGAAACTTCACGACTTCTCCTGCGTCTGTGCCAACGAAACGAGCATGCCAGCAATCCGCAGAGGCCTACAAGATGCGGCACCCATGCCGGCACCCAGCCAAACGCCCACGCAAACAGCGACGTCCAGGCGACGTACGAGCCAACGCGGATGGCTCGATCAAGCACGATGCCCGGTCTCCTTCCGGATGAGCGCAGCAAGCACCCGAGCGCGCGCTTCTGCCTCTTCATCGGTTGCGAACGGGCCGTACTCCGCCGAGCGCTCACCGTTGATGTCCACAATGACAAACACCTGCGAGCCACGCCGCTCAAACCCGGTCTGCACCCGCAGCCGGATGACCCCTTCATTCATGCGGCCGCTCCTTTCCAAAGCCGAGCTTCGTGGGCCGTACGACCTGCGGCCCCTCGCCGCGATAGAACGGCAAGATCCAGCGCTCGCGATGCTGGCTCCACTTCGGGCCGTACGCCTGGTTGCGCCAGTGGCCGCGCACGAGCACCTGCACGTTCTGCGGTCCCCGTGTCGTCTCGCCGCGCACGAAGTCTCGCACCGATGCCCGGCAGTCGATGCGGAGCGGATGCCCGAGCTGCGCTGTGTTGGGTCGCATGGCGCCGTGCTTCTCCCGACCGGCACGAAGCGGAAAGGCATCGCGCTTCTCAGAGCGCGCACCAGCAATCGCGAGCACGACCCCTGCAACCAAGCGCGTGATCATCGCCCAGAGCCGCTGCTCTTGATCGCCGCTGTAGAGCGACTCGAGCTCGGGTGTCAGGTTGACGTGATCAAGCCCTTGCCCAACACGCGCCTGCTCTTCTGCGCTGAACATCCCGACCAAACTCTCGAACGTGTTGACACCCCACGACTGACCGTCGAGATACCCGAAGCTCAACGTGTGATGCTGGTACTTCCCAATGCGTGTCGCATACGCGGGGATCTTGGTGACGAACACGCGCGTCACTTCGCCGTGCGACGAATAGAGCACCTTCGGCGGCACGCAAATCTCGAACGCAGGCCAAGGAAGATCCTGCCCTTCGAGCGCGCCGTGCACGTCTGACGCCATCAACGCGGCTGCGTACGTATCCGGCATGACGACGCTCTGCGCACCCCAGACCGCCCACTGCTGCATCAACATCAGCGTGTTGCGATCAACCGCCTGGGACGTCACCTGGTAAGCCTCGTAGAAGTTGTCCTCGGACGCAGCCAACCAGTGGGCGAACTTGAGAAAGTTCGGGCGCGTCACCTGCGCGACAGAAACCTGTTCAGCGTGCAGCACGCGACTCATCCCTGAAAGCCGCGCAACGGCGTCGCAGCATCCGCCTCGCAATGACAAGTGCGCAGCGACTCACCGAGGTTTTCAAAGAAATCGGCGGCAAGCAGCTCTGCCTCGAGAAACATCGCCTGGCCGCGCGACATGATCCGGGTGGTCCCATAGTTACCGGAGTCGGTAGAAACTTCAAACCACGGCTCGTCCTTCACGAGGTACACGCGGATGGAAATCCCCGCGAGCACGTCGAGCGTCCAGAACGGTTCCTCACTAGGCTCAAACGGATCGCAACGCACCCACTTCTCTCCGATGATCTTCATGATGAGCGCCCCTTTTTCCAGGCTTCGATGTGCGCTCGACGCGCGGCCTTCTCTGCAGCCGTTGGCGGCTTCCATTTCCCGCAATCACACGCGACCAACTGCTCTGGATCTTGACCGAATGTTGCGATGCCAGCACGGCTCGTTCCACTGCCGTGCGCAAGCGTCACCGTAACGAGATCGAGCTCCACCACGTGCGCGTAGTCGATGATGCAGTAGTGAAACTCCGGATCCTCTGTGGAGCGCCAGCACCTGTAAGCCGGATACTTGCGCGCAACAGTCTTCACTGCCTCCGGGTACGCTGCGATCTCCACTTCCCACTCGCTGTCGTCCGTCACAGTCGCCTCCCCGGGTGAGCTCAGCGTTTATAACGACTCCGGATCTCGCGGCAAACCAGCAGCAAACTCCTGGATCGCGCGCAGCAGGTTCTCCGCAGACACCGCGCGCTTCTCCATCGCGACCAGCTTCCGCCGCAACGTCGCATTCTCCAGCGCGTCGGGTGCGTCAAGCCTGGACCGGCGCTCCCCAGGGACGATCCCCATTTGGTGCTCAAGTGCGCCTGAAAGCTGGCGCAGCACATGAACCGCGTGCTTGAGCGATGCGAGCTGCGCGTCCTCAAGCGAAGGCTGGCTCATCGAGCACGTCGTCGACGCCTCGGTCGCCTGTTTGCCGAACCAAAGCTCGACGCGATGCGTCGTCTCACGCCCCGAGATCGCCCCCGGGTACTCGTACAGCTCAAGCCGCACGAGGTTGCCGTATCGGTAGACCCAGCGCTGCTCCGGGCCATCCTGCTTCATCCACGCCATGCTCAGCGCACCTTCGTGGCTTGGTCGATCAGCCCGTGAAACGTGCCTGCGCAGAGCGGGCAGAGGTCCACGGTGGGCAGCACACCCGGCGCAAACAAACCCTCAACCAGCGCCTTCAGCTCGACACGCACCACGGCGGACGCGTCGCCCGAGAGCACATGCGCGCACGGCCGCACGCCTAGATTCGAAGGCTTGGTCATGGATCCTTCAGCCTTTCGTATCAGAGAAGCGCGCAACATCGTCCTCAGTCAGGAGCGACGCCCACAGCTCATCCACATTGAGCATCAACCCGATCAAAACCTCGGTGATGCCCTGCTCCATGCTCGGCCGGATGAACCACGCCGAGGTCTTCAACCGAACGTGCTGTCGAACGACTCGGTTCTCCGGATCGACCACGAGATACTCCACGAGCGAGGGAATGGTCGCGTAGGCGTTGAGCTTGGGGCCGAGGTCCACCGCACGCGTCGAGGGCGAGAGCACTTCCGCAATGAAGGTCGGATTCAGGATCGTCTTGGGTGCTTTTTTGTCAGCAGGGTCCAGCTCGATTTTGCCGCAGACGATGCTGAAGTCTGCGTAGTAGCAGTCACCGCTCGGCACGCGAATCCGGAGGTTACTGTCAAAAGGGCGGCAGGTCTTTTTGCCGCGTAGCTGCGAAGCGAGCTGCACGGTGAGGTTCGCAATGAGCCCTGAGTGATCCACGCTCCCGCCTGTCATCGCGTACGCGACACCATCGACAAACTCGAACCGCGTGTGCTCCGACTCCTGGTCCAGCTCCAGGTATTCCTCGAAGGTCATGCGCTTATAAGCCGGTACGTTCATCAGTGACTCCAAAGGTGCGCGAGCTCCAGCACGACTTGCTCGAACGGCCAGAGCCGGCCGCCGTCGTCACCACCCATCGTCTCGCGCCAGACGTACTGGCCATTTTCGAGCGCGTACACCTCGACCACGCGCTCCACCGGATCGACCTCCCAGAGCGCGCCGATGCCGTTGCGCAAGTACTTCGCGCGCTTGTCGTCGGAGTCGTATTTGCGCGTCGAGGGCGAGAGCACTTCGCAGACCCAGTCCGGCGCGACCTTGTAGCCGGCGACCTCGAGCCCCTCCGTCGCGCGCTCCACGCGCCAGCCCGAGATATCTGGCGTGAGCACGTCACCACCAAGGTGCAGCTCGACCTCCGGCAGAAAAACCCAGCCCATTTCCCGCGCCGCCGCGTCGAGCCGGCTGAACAACCTGCCTGCGGCGAGCTGGTGGTTTCCACGCGGCCGCGCCTGCAAATAGAGCCGCCCGTCCAAGAGCTCGGCGCGCATGTTTTCCGGCGCGTCCAATACGTCTTGGTAGGTGGCGTTGAGCTTGGCGGGCGTGAGCATCAGAGCTCCTCAAGGTTATGCACGTCCTGAAACAGCAGCGTGACGTCAATCTGTGCGCCCAACCCGAGCGTGATGGTGGCTTCGCGCAGCGAAGCGTGCCCCCACCCAACCTCCGTGCGCCAAAAGCGCTCGAACAAACCGTGCCGCGGGTCGACGAGCAGGTACTCCGCGAGAGACGGGATGGACTTGTAGTGTTCGAACTTCTCGCCCCGGTCGTAGTCCTCCGTGCTTGGGCTCAGCACCTCGGCGATCAGCACCGGGTTGAGCACCGTGTTGGTGGCCTTCGGGTGATACTCGACAGGCGCACAAACCACGGTCACATCCGGATACGTGATGAGCCCGCTCGGCGTCGCGATGCGCAGGTCTGAAGTGTGCGCGCCGCACCGCTTGCCACGAAGCTGCGGACCGAGCTGCGTAATCAGGGCTGCTGCGCCTGCCGCGTGCTCACGCGTTCCGCCCGTCATCGCGTAGACGGTGCCGTAGAGCCACTCGTGCTTTTCACGGCTCTGCTCCTCGAAGGCGATGTATTCGTCCAGCGTGAATCGCGTGTGTGCGGGCGTGAGCATCAGGACTCCTAACGTGGCTTGGTTTCTGCGAGGCGCCGGCAGGCGCCGAGGGTGGGGTGTTCAGGAGACCGCGCGCAGCGCATCGCGAATGAGCTTATCGAGTCGTACCGAAAGAGCGTCCGCGAGGGCAAGCGCATAGGGGAGGGTGGGGGTTGCACCGTTCTCGATGGCGCAGATTCCCTCCTTGCCGCGATAGCCGGAGCGCAGCGCGAGCTCCGCTTGGCTGAGCCCGAGCTCTAGCCGGCGCTCCTTCACCAGCTTGGCGAACGCCAGGGCGAAGTCCCGTCCAATCCGCGGAGGCGTCTTCTGGCCTGGTGGACGACCACGGCCACGCTTGCTTGCTGGGAGCTGGGGCACGGGGAGAGCGACCTCTGGGGAGCGGGGAGCGGGGAAGTGGGGAGCGGGGGAGTCAGGCAGGCGGAAGCGCTGCCTTCGCTTTGATGCATTCAGGGCACTTGTGGCGATAACCGAACACCTGATTGCCGTACGTGCGCCACCCCTCTGCTTTTGCACGCTCTAGTGCAATCGCGGGCGTCTCACTGTCGTACGCCGCCGCGAACATGCAGCGCGGACTGAAGGCGTCACATCGCACCTCGAACACCTCGCATGTCTTGACGCTCATAGGAACAGCTCCTCAAGGGACCGCTGCTTATCCGATAGCACAAGAGCTGCAGATTTTTCTAACAAAAGTGCAGCCCTTATTTTTTGATACAGGTGATAGCAAATTTTGCGTAGACAGGCGCTGGGGTGGGCCCCCTACGGGGGCCTCAGCGGCCCCGAAAACGAGGGCGAGATGTAGGTGGAGGGGGTTGCCTACCTGTGCGCGGCCCCCCGCACACACGCTGCCTACACCCTCTCTGTGTCCCGCCTCGCTCGTTTCCGATTCCCCATACTGTAAAGATACGCGTTAGCGTCCCTCGCGTCAAGCATGCGCACGCTGGCGCCCCTGCTTTTCTCGCTCGCCTGACTCTGCTTTGCGTGTCTCACGTCTAAGTTATCGGCCACGTGGCGCGAGACTTGAGAGAGAAAGAGCAGGGCCCTGCTCTTTCGTATCACGCAAAGGGCGCTTGCCTCCCGTGCTTTTCTCGTATCTACTAAGAACACCTCAGACACGGGAGCACGAAACCATGGATCTAATCTCGACCACATTCGCACTTCTCTCATTGGCCAGCCTAGCCGTTTATACCCTGGCCTGTACATGGGCCCTATTCGCGACCTTCCCGCTAGCTGAGACGCTGGCTGTGGCGCAAGAGAAGGCATTCCGCGGTAGCGCCTCCCGTAGCCTGCTCGCTCCCGTGCCTGCTCTTCTCTCGGTTGGCCCCCATTCTGAGAAAAGAGCAGATCCGATTGCCGCGCTAGCGCGGCAATCGAGCCTTGCCGCGCTAGCGGCGCTGGCTCCCAAGTGCGAGCGCCCTAGCGCCCGCACTTCTCTCGGCCTCAGGATGCGCCGCCCACTGTCGGCGCGCCTTCCCGCATGGCTGGCCGATGATTCGGCCAGCGCCTCAGAGCCAGCCGAACGGGTTATCACCATGGGCCCATGCGTCGCATTGCTCGTTCCGCTTTCTCTTTCTCAGAGGGGCGCTCAGACTCTGAAAAGCAGCCACGGGAAGCGCCGCAGATCGGCACCTGCAATGCTGAGGCTCGCAGCGTAAGCAGATACGAGAAAGCGAACCTACGCAGCCTTGACGTGCAAACGTCAAGGCTTTCACGCGTTTATGGTGGAAAGGTCGGCGCGGAGAAAGCGGCCCGCAAGGGCTGCGGTGTAGCTCGGCTGGCGCCTCGCATGGGAAGCACGCCAGCCAAAGTGCGAAAAAGCGTGTGATTTCGCTAGGCGGAATCGTGCGCTCGGGAAGCGCCAGCGTGCAACGCTCGGGAAGGCCGGGATAGCCGGGCAGTCGCACGGGTAGCCGGTCGGCGCTTGCCAGGCTTGCGAGCCTGAGAAGGTCGGGAAGGCATCGGATAGGTGGTCGGCGCTTGCATAGCTCGGGAGGCGGTAGCGTGGCGCATGGGAGGCGCTAGCTAAGCTTGCCCGGGTAACCTTGGCTCCCATACCGCTAGCGCTAGCCGGGCCCCTCTTTTGAGCCACGGGAAGCGCCAGCGCCTTCCCGAGCGGCTGAAAGAGAAAAGCACCGATCGCTCTTTTTCGATTCAAGTTAGGCGCGGCAGTGCCGATAACTAGGGCAGCAGCCCAGCAAAGGAATTCCGAACATGAAGCGCCGCAATCGGATTGTTTCGTTCCTGCCCACCAGCAGCAGGCATTGTTTTTACCTCGCAGCTACCGGCAGACTCACTCAACTTCGCTTAGAGGCTCAACTGTTTACGTCGAAAGAGGCACACGAGGCGCAGGCCAGCAGCAAAGATAGATACGGGCCCGGGCAATGGGGCATCGAGGCCGTTGGCTGAAATCGAACGGACCTACTCTTTTTCGATTCAAGTTAAGCGCGGCAGTGCCGATAACTAGGGCATGAGCCGAATGGAACAGATTGATGCGCGATGGGAACTCATGAGCGACGCGATTCGCGCGCTTCGCAGCTTGGGCGTCTCGCTCGAAACGCGCGAACGCCTCAGCAAGCTCCTCGATGCCGCTTGGACGCATGAGCGGACACTCGAGTGCGACCGGCTAGTCCGCGCCAGCACCGACAAAGGCGCGCGCGAGATGGTCGCCCGCTGGATCGGCTGAAATCGAACGGGCCCGCTCTTTTTCGATTCAAGTTAGGCGCGGCAGTGCCGATAATACTTATGAGGCGCACGCAAGCGCCTCACGGGAGCACGACAATGGTTACCACGCTTGAAAAGATCGCGGCGCTTGAAACACTCGAGCAACTTCACGCCAGCGGTACGGCTCCCATCTCGCAAGATGCCTTGACGGATCTGATCAATGGCATCCGTGGCGAGCTGCATGCCGCAGAAGAGCGCGCCGGATACGATGCCGCGCAATCTGAGCTTGCCGCGTTTCAAGCGGCTCACATCTACATGAGCCGCGGTCTCAAATATGCGGCCGATTGCGCTTGCTGCGGCGCACACATTGCGCGCGCGCTGAAATACTCGGGAGGCCTCCCGGCGTACTGGCGCAAGTCAGACAAAGCGATCGTTTGCGTCGATTGCTACAGCGCCAGCGAGTTGAGCCAGCGGGCCGTTGCGTACGGCTGGGCGAGCAAGCTTGACGGGAGCCGCATCTTGCGCGATTGCGAGAAATAACCGGGCCCGCTCTTTTTTCGATTCAAGTTAGCGCGGCAAGCGCCGATAACAATGGTGAGGCGCAAGCAAGCGCCCGAACGGGAGCACGGGAAATGACTTTTGACGAGTGCGACGGCGCCACGGTTACGCGGAAGCAAGCTCTCCGGGAGATCAAGCGCCACGCTTACAAGGCGCTTGACGAAATGATTGCCGAGTTCGACGCCGAGGTAGGCGTGTGTGAGCAATACGATGCCATGGCTGTCTTGATCTGGCTTGGCTACTGACATGCGCCGATTCGTTGCCGAAACCATCGCGGCAATCGGCTGGATCCGCTTTCACGTGGCGCACTTAGCCGCATACAAGCGCCAGCGCCGCAACAGAGACTTGCGCGGATCGCGTTAGTCGTATCTAATAATCAAAGGTCGCAATCGAGCGACCGAACGGGAGCACGGAACATGCAGCATAAGCACGAAGTACGTTTGGTGTGCGGCAATCGCTACGATGCCGGTTTCACGGTTGTTTATAGCAAGCGCGTCCGCTCTGAGGCATGCGCACTGCGGATTGCTCGCAAGCTTCGCGACCGCCATTGCGAGGAAACCCGAAGCGGCCGCAAGTGTCGCGATTTTGTCGAAGTGGCGAATCGCGGTAGTGGTGAATGCCTGACGTTGGACGCAAACCTAGTCCCGAGTGTGGGCGAGCTCGGTTACTGGTGATAGCGGCGCCTGCTGGCGCTGGTCTCGCGTAAGCGCGTTTGCCTCGCAAGCGCCTTTACTCGAGTCAAGCAACGGGAGCACGGAACATGGCCAAACAAACGAAAATCGAATCTCACGAGCTTACCGCCCCTGCAAGTTGGGCAAGCTACTTGATCAATGGCGATGCCTCAGGATTCGATTACTACAATACGCCCAACGATGCCGCAGGCGATCGCGATCGGGAGGCTTGCGAAGCATGGATTGCGGCGCTTGCGGCCAATAACGCGCACGTAGTGAGCGCCAATGGTGAGCCGTTTTTCGCGCGCTATTGCGATGCCGATCGGGTAGTTTCCGGATTGCTTGCGGGCGACATGCTCACTTACCAGATCTTGCGGCATGCGCCGATCTACTACTCGCTGTCTATCCCGCACTCGAGCACTCCCACGGAATGGCATCCAACCGAAGCAACGGGCCCGTTTGCCGTGCTTAGTCGCGGTGCATTTGCCACGGAAGCGGAAGCCCACGAATGGGCCCGCACTCATCTTGCGGGCCAGCCGTATAGCGTCCGGGAGTTTGCCGGCTAATCTCTCGCGTATCGCGAAAGAGTGTTGACCGGGCCCGGCTATCTCGTATCTAATAATCTCATAGGCGCGCAAGTGAGCGAGCCGAACGGGAGCACGGGAAATGGCCAGCCGCAAAATTGAGACTCTGATCGTGGAAACGCTAGCCGCACTTGAAATCGAACGCATGATCGCGGAAGCGATTGCGGAAGCGACGATCGGCGCCGCTATCGCGGAATGTCTAGCCCTCACCGATTTCGATTGCGAGCGCTCTTATGTGGGCCCGATCGTGGCTTGCTCAGATATCGCACTTGCCGCATAAAGAAACCGCTAAAGCGATACGCGATAGTGCCGATAACTAAGTGTGAGGCGCAAGCAAGCGCCCGAACGGGAGCACGCAACATGGCAACGAAGTACAAGCTAGTCTCTGGTGATGTGTCCGGCGCGCCCGCACTGTATGCGGCGCGAATCGACGAAACCACGTTCGCGGTTTACGAGATCAATGAATGGGAGGATCTCGATTCCTCCGCGGTCGAGACTCACGGGAAATACAACGTTCAGGCGGGAATCGTCGATGTGCGCGGTTTCGACAGCCACACACAGATTCCCGGCTATTTTTCGGATAGCGTGCGGAGCGCGCTGCAATCGTGCGGCTGGGAAATCGACGGCAGCGGCAATATCTGGTGTCCTTACAGTGGTGACATTGTCGTCCAAGCTGGCTCGCCCGCATTCGAACTGTGTCTAGTCGAATGCCTGTGGCAGTACGGGGCAAAAGATGTTGCGGCCGATGTGTCCGGCGATAACTTGCGCAAGCTCGTGCGGGAAGCGCGCGCGGCAGTCTGATACCGGCTAGTGGCGCTAGCGCCTTTACTTGAATCGAACGGGCCCGCTCTTTTTCGATTCAAGTAAGCGCGGCAAGCGGACGATAACAATGGTGAGGCGCAAGCAAGCGCCCGAACGGGAGCACGCAACATGGCAACGATTACGTGGAACATGGGCAGCAACGTGGAAGCGGTCTCAATCAAAACGGCTAGCGCGCTCGAAATCGCGATCGCAACCATCGTTGCAGAGCACGCCGATAGCTACCCGGACACGGGAGCCGTTGGATTCCTTAAGGATCTCGCGTACGGCGGTTGCGAGTCCGGCATGGTGGGCGAGCTTGTCTACTACCGCGATACGTGCGCCTTTTATGAGACACATCGGCGCGAGATCGCCACGCTATTGAGCGAGATGCTTGCCGATGTAGGCGCAGACTCACCTCAAGGCCTGTTCGGTGAAAAGTGGGATCGCGAAGATCCGCTCGCATTGGAGGAAACGAATCAAAACTTGCTTGCGTGGTTCGCTTGCGAGGAAACGGCGCGCCGGTTGACGCAACTTGCGCGTGAGAGCTTGCCGGATGCGAGCGCTGGCGCGCGCGCGCTTGAAACACTCCTCTAGTCGCTACTTGCTCCCGTGGCGCAGCGAATCGGGCCCGCACTCTGCAAAACGAGTGCGGGCCCGATTCGCGTTTGCGGTTCGTTTGCGGCCGCTGGCGCTGGCTCCCGTGGCAACGCTGGCTCCCGTGCTCCCGTGGCGGCGCTGGCTTCCCGAGCGGCGCTGGCGCTGGCTTGCCGTGCTCCCGTGCTCCCGAGCGGCGCTGGCGCTGACCTTGCTCCCGTGGCGTGCTCCCGAGCGGCGCTGGCTTGCCGTGGCGCTGGCTTGCCGTGCTTCCCGAACGGCGCTGGCGTTCAAACTAGCCTCCCATGCGCCTCGGGAAGGCGCGCCAGCGCCAGCGGCTAGCCGGACATAGCCGCACGCTACGCTGGCGCCGCTTGCGAGCAGCTAGCGCGCTTCCCGTGCTTCCCGTGCTTCCCGTGGCGCTGGCTCCCGTGCTCCCATGCTCCCGTGCGGCGCTGGCTCCCGTGGCTGGCTCCCGTGGCTGGCTCCCGTGGCTGGCTCCCGTGGCGCTGGCGCTGGCACTGGCTTGCCGTGTTCCCGAGCGGCGCTGGCTTCCCGTGGCATTGCCGCGACTTGCGAGAATCTTTCTTTTTCGATTCAAGTAAACGCGGCAAGCGGCCGATAACTTAGGTGAGGCCAGCGAGACGCTAGCCGGATGCGGAAAAAGATTGACGGCAAACGAGCAGACCGGCTAATCTGATACTAGAAAGAGCGAGCAGATGAAAAAGCCAACCAAGTATGTGTACGAATACATCGTACAGGGCCACTACGGTCAGGGATGGGAAGACCTGACCGCGCACGACACGCGCAAAGCGGCACGCGACGAGCGGCGCGTGTACGCGGCAAACGAGCCGGGCCCGCATCGGGTCATCTTCAGGCGCTCTCTCCGGCACACGGTTTGAGCACACGGGATCTCGCACACGGGATCTGCACACGGGTTGAGCCCTGCACACGAGCACACGGTCTCGCGCACACGGCTCAGAACGCGAGCACGCGGTCTGACAGCACACGGGAGCACGAATCATGGCAATGAACGCTGACATCGAACACGCGCGCACACGGCTTCTCGCGGTCCTCTCGGAGGGCTCAAAAGTCTACTGCGTACTTCGCACACGGTCTAAGTCGGGAATGTCGCGCACGGTGTCTTTCTTCACCTACCACGACGGGCACATGGTTTGGCTTGACGGCTACATGCACACGGTTTGCGGCTTCGCCCGCAAAGGCGATTCGCTGGTCATCAAGGGTGTTGGGCAGGACGCGGGGTTGCACGCGGTTTCGACGCTAGCCGCGAAGCTCTTCGGCCGCTCCGATGCGCTAGGCCACGAGTGGCTCTGAACTGAACATGCACGCGGGATCGCGCGCTGAGGTTCTCTCGCAATCCGCACACGGGATCGCGCTCGAATCTGAGCACACGGGCTCAACTTTCACGGGAGCACACGGCACATGGAAAAACATTACAGCTACGGTTCAGGCTCAACGGGCTGCATGTACGATTCAGGCCCGCACACGGCTTCGACTCTCGAAGACGCAATCGAAGGCGCGCTGTGTATCTTCGACGACCTTAGCGACGGCGCGCTCGCTTGTGCACGCGCGGATCTACTCGCACACGGGATCCACTACTTCCCTGAACTAGTACGCGGATACGCTGGCGCCGATTACGTCGAAGTGGTCGAGCAAGCCGGTCCCTGCCCTGAGTCCGACGACTGAACGCACACGGGATCGCACGCGAGGATCGCGCGCTGAGATTCTTCCGCCAGCCTGCACACGGCTTGCGCTCGAATCTGAGCACACGGGCTCAACTTTCACGGGAGCACGAACATGGGAAACATGAAGCACTACACGCTACAGATTCGCAAGCCTGGCCGCGCATATCGCACGGTCGAGACTTCGACCGACGCCGCATCGATTCGCTGGGCTTTCGACCAGCACTTGGTGCCTTACGGTGAGAGCAGCGTGCGAATCTTGGACACGAACGGCGCAGTCATCATGCGCGCCACGCCAAAGCAGTAACGCACACGGGATCGCACGCGGGATCGCGCGCTGAGATTCTCTCGCAATCCGCACACGGGATCGCGCTCGAATCTGAGCACACGGGCTCTAAGGAGTAAGACACATGGCAAGGCAGCGCAAACTTGGTTCACGGCAGAAGGCAAACGCGGACGCTGCATTCCTGGCCGCATTCGAGCGCGCAATGGTACTACTCGGCGCCACGAAGCGCGCGGACTGGACGTGGACAGCACATGAGTACGAAATCGAAACGCGTGCAGGTCGACTCGGCATCACGGGTTATCCCACGTCGCTCTCGGAGCCAGGCGGTTGGGTGGCGATGCGCTTCGACGACACCGAGCGCGCGAACACACTCGGACTCGGACAGCTCCTCAACAGGAATAGCGGCAAGTACAACGTAGATAGCCTGTACGGCTGCTCAGACGCGACCGAAGTTACCGACACGATCATGCGCCACGTACAGCGCGCGCTCTGAAAGATTGCGCACGCGGGATCGCGCGCTGAAATCTGCACACGGGCTTGCCTCGCACGCGGTCTGCAGATTTGAGCACACGGGCTCAACTTTCACGGGAGCACACGGTCATGAAATACATCCTGAAGCAAGAGACGAACGACGGGATTTGGACTAGCGAAGCGTTCGAGGCGCCGCACGAGCACGCGGTAAAGCAAGCGGTCGTCGCCGGCTACCTGAACGGCTCGGCACGCTGGGCAGAGACGCTCGACGGCACGCGCATCTACGGCCTAGACAAAAAAGGAAAGCAGCTCTGAGTCGCACACGGGATCGCACGCGGGATCGCGCGCTGAGATTCTTTCGCCAGCCTTGCACACGGCTTGCGCTCGAATCTGAGCACACGGGCTCAACTTTCACGGGAGCACGGAACATGGAAAAAGACACAAGCCACCTAGGCGCGCTACAGGTTCGCCTCTCGCACGAACGAAACCGCCTGAACGCAGCGAAGACGGAAGGCGAGCGCGAACTTCGCCAAGTCTGGGTCGCTCAGATTGAAAAGGAAATCGCAGGCGAGAAGGCTTTCCTCGGGATGGTTGACGAATCTCCTACGACTGAGATGAGCGCTGACGACCTTCTCGCTGAACTTCTCGCCTGAACCTGCACGCGGGATCGCGCGCTGAGATTCAACCGCCAGCCTGCACACGGCTTGCGCTCGAATCTGAGCACACGGGGCTCAACGCACACGGGAGTTTACGAAACATGGAAACGAAAAAGCAGCACACGGCGCCAGTTCTTAGGCTCGCTTCGGTTCGGCGGACGCGCACACTCTTCGTGCTGCGCTACGAAGAGGGACAGGGCGAGAGGCGCAAAGGTGATTATCTCTACCTGCTCACGCGGGATCGCGCAGACAAGGTCATCGACCGCGCGCGCCGCCTTGGAATCCGCGTCTTTCGGATCCCCTACCGCATTCGCTGACTCGCACACGGGATCTCGCACACGGTTTCGTGCATAGCAGACTGCGCTTCGGGTTTGGGGCCTCCATCGTGCTCCCACACTCGCCCAAACTACGAAGCGCTCTCTGCTGCACACGAACTCCGCACACGGCACGCACCTCGCACACACGGATTTCCAATTAAGTTCTACGCCACGTACGAATACGTCACACGCATGCACGCGGTAGTCACGCTAACGGACGAGCAAAAACAACTTTGCCGGTGCTTACCGCGTCGAGTACCGACCCGGCCACAACATCTACGAAACAAGCTTCAAACACGCCGAGCAAGCCGCAGCCCTCAAAGGCGGTCGGCTTGAGCGGTTCACCCGGGTCTGAAGCACACGGCACGCACCTCGCACACGGCATTCAAGGAGGAACACGGCAATGGCACACGGATTCACACGCGACTGCCTCGTCTCAATCATCTACGACGTGCTCGACAAGCGCTGGGACGGCGACATGAGCCCATACAAAATCTCAGAAGTCGCAGCCGACGCACTCATCACAGCCGGCATCGAGGTCGCTACAGAACCGAGCGAAGAAGAGCGCGAGATTGCCGCATGCGAAGCGCGCGCCGAGCTCGATGAGTACCTGCTCGATCTTCACAACGATCAACTCGCTGACGAGGCGATGGGCAAATGAACGACGAAGAACGCAAGAAACTACTGCGCTCGGCTATGCTTGCCTGCCGCAGTCCGATGTACACGATGCACATCGAGACGCGCGAGCAACTTCTCGCGGGCCTCGAACACGCGAACATCAGCGCAGCCGATCTCGTTCGTTTTGCCATCGACACGCACCGCAAAAACAGCTGAAGGAAACCCGCCACCATGCCAACGCCCACCCCCATCAAGCTCACGCTCGTACGCGCAGGCCTCGAAGCCATCGAGCGGCACGTAGAGAAGATTCCCTATCACGCAAACCTCATCCGCTCCGACCTCGAAGCGAGCTACCTGGAGCGCGAGCGCGCGCTCTTCATCTCGCAGCAGTGCGTCAGCATCCGCGATGCGCTCGCGAGCGCTCTGCGCGCAATCAACGCGATCGACAAGGACGCGCAGCAATACCTTGCCGAGACCGATCCGAACCCTTCATCTCACGCCCGACTCCCGAATAAAGATTGACGGTGCTACCGGCGGTGCTACCATGGCTGCTATGGCTACCGTCCACAAGATCAGCATCTCGCTCGGCTCTGAAGACCTCGAATGGGCACGCAAAAAGGCCGAAGAAACTGCGAGTAGTGTCTCCGCAGTGATGAGCGGCGCACTGCGCCGGGAGCAACAACACGAAGCGCGACTAAAGCTTCTCGAGTGGCTCGGTACGGACGACATCACCGAAGCAGACCGTGAAGCCATACGCCTAGAACTACGCTCGTGACACGCGGCATTACGTTCGACACGGGCGCACTGATCGCGCTTGAACGCCGCCAAAAACGCATGCGCAGCATCGTGACTGAAGCCACCCTTCAAGGTCTCACGATCACCATTCCAGCTCCTGTGCTCACCGAGTGGTGGCGCAAACCAAGCGCAGCCCAGACGAATATTCTCCGCGCGTTCGAGGTGGAGCCGCTCACAGAACGCCTCGCAAAGCTCGCTGGTGAGGCCATCGAAAGCGTCGCACACGCAACACCCATCGACGCCATCGTGATGGCCAGCGCAGCATCACGAGGAGACATCGTGTTCACGAGCGACTTCGACGATCTTGATCGCTTGCGCGCCTATTTTCCCAACGTCCGAGTCTTACGCACATGACCTATCCGCTAATCAGAATCGAATAAGCTTGACGGCCGCTCCGTTTATCAGATACGATTCAGAGGTCCAGTAACGAAAGCAGTACCCACCCCATGAAGTCCAAAGTCGTCGTCGTGCTCGTGTTTCTCGGCTCGCTCAGCATCGGCTGGGCGACGGCTCCCGCACCCGCAGAGTGCCGCATGTGCCAGTCCAAGGCCTGCTCAAGCGATCGCAGCTGCGGCGACGCCTGCACGTGCGTGTGGCCTGACGGCAAGGACTACAAGCGCGGCGTCTGCGTGCGGATGGGGAGCTGAACGTGACCCAACACGAAGAGCGCGACCGACGCACGGGACGCTACGCACAGGGCGCGCTCTGCGACTACTGCGGCAAGCCCACCGGCGTCGAGTACTGCACCGACGACGAAGTATGCGGCGCAAGCGACGGGCCTGGTTTTCTGCTCTGCAGCCGCAAAGGCTGCATCAAGGCTCGCATCCAGCTGAACGTGAAAGCGCGCGACGCGATCTACACGGCGCAACGTGCGCTGAACGAGGGCAGGGCTGCGCCTGCACTCACGCTGGCGGTGCACAGCGTGCTCGCAGCCGCGTATCCAGGCGGCAAGCGCGCCGACCCGAAGGTCATGCTCACGCACGTGGCCCAAGATCACGACTTCGATACGGCGCTCTGCGGGCGCGTGCGTGCAGGTGCGCTCTGCGACGTCGAAGAGGAGGGCCCGCCAACCTGCACCACCTGCGCACAAATCATGGCGCGCCTGCAAAGCACCTCGACGACGTAAGCCACCACCCTGAGCAGCGCGATAGTGCTCAAGCTCCACCCGCTCTTATCCGATACTAAGAAGTAAGAGGTCCCCGAAGTCCAATGTTCAGCCCCCGCAAGTTCCTGATCGCCGCCGCCCTGATCGCTTCCGCCTGCGCAGACGCCGAGTCGCCTGAGATGGTCGACCTCATGCCTGAGGACGACGCCGCCGCCGCCGAACAGGACGGGGCCGTCACCGACGAGGACGGCGGCGCGGCGCCCACGCAGGGCGACGCGCAAGGAAACGACGCGGACGTGGCACAGGGCGACAGTGGATCCGAAGCGGATCCATCGAGCGATGCTGGATCCGCTTCGGATCCGACAAGCGATGCCGGGACCTCCGACGGGTCGAGCTCGCAGGATGCCGAGACCGACGCCTCCAGCCCGCGCGACGCAGGGCAGATCGTCGACGCCAGCGCGCACGACGCGGACGATGCGGCTGCGGCTGCGCGCGTAGACGGGTCCGCGGGCCCACTGACGCCGGACGCCAGCACGCCTGACGCCTCCAGCCCGGTCCACACGCCCGACGCCAGCGAGCCACCCGCCTGCCTTGCAGGCTGCCTCTCCGCGTTCACGGCAAGCGAGCCGAGCCCAAGCGAGCCTCTCTACGATCCGAATGCAACCGGCCAGGCGCGCTTTCTCGGCATCGAGCGCGCGATCGACCTCGGGCGCATCACGGCACCAAACGGCACGGTGCGCATCTCGGCGCACGCGGACAGCTACCAGGATTCGGACTGGTTCAAGTTCAAGATTGACAGCGTTTACCGCTACTTCGACTTCTTCTGGGGCACGCGCACGGGCGCCCACGTCACACGCCAGTTCTACATCTCCTGCGCGCCTGAAGCCGCAGGGTGCGCGCCCATGCAGACCTCCGTGATGCTGTTCGGTAAAGAGGCGTGCTCGCTTTACAACTCTACAGCCCCAGCGGAAGAGTTCGGTGAATACGCCTACTGCGAGGATCCCACGGTCTACATCCGCGTGGTCAGCTTCGCGGACGCGCCTGCGTCGTATACGATCAACCTCGACATTCGCCCCCTCGCCAACCCGCGCAACATCAACACGCGCGATTACCCCCAGCGAAATGGCTACGTACCCTGAGTCAGTAGACTCAAAATGGCTGGTATCATCTGCGCTATCAGCTTATTGATGCATACTGCTTGTTGGGGGAAGGCTATGGCGACGTACGTACTGGTGGTAGAAGCGCCGGGGCGCACGGACGAGCTCAGCGCGGAAGCGCAGCGCCGTGCGCGCAGCGCGCGCCAAGCCGCCCGCAAGCGCCTGCGTGCCGCCGAGCTGATCGTCCGCGCTCGCGTCGCTGAAAAGCCCGTCATCGAGGCCTAAGCGCACGGGGTGCCCATGCGCACAGTCGACATCGACGGCGTGGCATGGGTCCGCCACGCAGAACGACGCTGTGCACGCTGCGGCGCGCGAACCTACCGCGTCAGCCGGCGCGTGGGCCCTGAGCTCCTGCTGCGCCCAATGCCAGGCAGACGCGGCAGTCACACCTTCACACGGTCAGCCGGCCCAAAGCGGCTGCTGACCGTGTGCACGGGCTGCCTGCACGACCACTTCAGGGGCGCCGAGGACGCGGTGCAGGCATGGGCCGCGCAGCAGCTCGATCGCGACAAGGCGCCTTAGTCGATATCACTTGCTGCCGGGTCGCTCTATCGCGTATCTTATTAATTATGGAACCAAGACGCCGTGATACTACGATACCGGGCCAGCGCGACGCATCGGCACCGAAGACGCTTGCGCCTCTGAACGCACGCATGCTCGAGACTTCAGGGCTTTACGACTTCGATGTCGTGGATTTCGACACGGCCGTCACGGACGACGGCGCGATCGAGTTCTGGGCGGACGTGTACGACCGGGTCCGCGAGCACACGGTCATCGTGACCGGCCGCTGGGACAGGGCACACGCGGCATTCGAGCGCGTGTGGCTCGACGAGGCCGAGCTCGGGCCCCAGCACCCGCTGCGCCGCACCATCGAGAGCGACAACTACATCGCGCGCGAGTGCGGCCGCGCCGCCGACCACGCCGCCCAGAGCGCACTCGAAGCGGCGCGTTGGTGATGGGCATGCTCAGCCTACGCAAAGCCACCGAAGTCCGCTGGGGGCGCCGCCTTGAGCTCGGAACCGTCTACCGGATCGTGGGCCAGTTCCACGTGCAGACCGAGGCGAAGGGCACCTTGCACGCGTGTCTCGTGCCCGTCGTCGCCGGCATGTACCAGGGCCAGCTCTCAGGCGACCCGACGCGCCACGTATTCACCGACACCGATGGCCTGCGCTACGTCGTCTCGAGCCCGGCGCACACGTGCGGACTGACCACCGCGCGCGTCTACCGCTTCCCCAAAAAGCGCGTGTCCGCGGCGCGCGCGGCGTAGTATTCATGCCGGCGTGATTGATGCGTGCGCCCGGCAATAGTGCCGCTCCTCGCCTCGCTGCACAGCACACGCCTCGCAGAGTGGGCGGCTACAGGCTTGGCCTTCCTTGCGGCCACGCAGCGAAAAGTCGCACACAAACGTGCTCAACTTGCCGCACCCCACACAAGGTGGCCGCGTCCGCATCCGGCCGCAGACCCACAGCGTCACGCCGCTCGTCACGGCGCTACCTCTACAGGCTCCAACAACGCAAGGCACACCGTGCGCACCGCGATGACGAGCTCAAGCCCGCGCTTGCGCAACGCGTCGTTGTCCATGTTCAGGTTCGCATAGCAGTACGCGCGACCGAGATATTCGCCCGCGCCGAAAGCATCGAGTCCGCTGCGAGCGCGCTCCAGCGCCGTGCACAGCTCGCTCGTCAGGTGATCGCAGCGATACGCGTCGGACAGCTCCGCAAACCACGACTCGTAGACCTTCTGCGCTGCGGTGCGCTCGGCAACTCGGCAGTCGAGCTCGCGGCCCTTGGCGCATACGCAGAACGGCCAGGGCGGCCGGCTGTCGTCGACGACGTAGCCGCGGCCACTGCACTTCAGGCACGACTCGGTTACTGCTGACACCCGGCTCATCGAGGCTCCTCAAAACCCACTGTAGCTGCGGATCCCAAAGCCAAGGCAGCGCGAGCACCCGCCGCCACACCCGCAGTCATCCCACGCCACGTCGTAGTCGTCGTCTTCGACGTCGTCCTCATCCTGCTCGTCGTCGCGCGCGTCCGCATGCTTCTCGCTTGGATTGCCCACCCAAGCGTTGGTGCCCCGCGCGCAGACTCAGCCATGCGGCCGCGCTCACCATCCGCGACGTTTTCAGCCATTGGCGGCTTTCTTCTCGGCGCCCTCGTTCCTGTTGAGAAACCCGCGCATGTGATTCGCACGCGAGATCTTGGCCTCTTTCACCTGCCGCTCGACCCGGGCAAGCAGTGCGGGCTTGCCACACACATTCGCCATCACCCGGCGCACGAGCAAGGGGAGGGTCACGTCCGGCCCCATGGCATCTGCCAGCTTCTGCCACTCTTCGCGCTCTTCATCCGATATCCGCACGAGCACTTGATTCGTCAAAATCCCAGGCATTTGTTTACTCCTCTGGCTGGGCGCCGGACTTCAGCGCCTCACCAAAGAGAGCATAGCATGCCCGTATCGAATAAGGGCAAGTTCAAAGCACACGCGCCCGGAGGACTACCGCAGCGCTCAAAGGCCGGGCCTTCCCAGCCAAACACCGAGATGTCACGCGCCGCACGGCCTTCACCCCGCGCGTGTGGCTCGGTGTTCTGCCTCGCAACACTCAGGTCCGCTACCTTACCCATCGCCCTCCACACGCGGATTTGCCCAAACTTCGCTTGAAATCACTTATCCGATATCGCACCATGTACAGACGGATCGACAGGCTCAAACCCTCAGATTCGATCCGAAAGACAACTTGCGGATCACCTCGGCCTACTCATATCCACGAGACCATCGATTGGATCTTGCGTTGGTTCGACGCCGCTGTTGAAGTTCTCTGGCCATTCCGGGTCGCCGCGTCACCCAACGTTCGTCATTTCCTGCGTCTCATCATCTCTCCGTCGCCTCGTCTCTCCGTCTCCGCTGCCCTCCCGACCTTCGTCTTCAGGGGCTTTTCCGCAAATTCTAGGAGCCAACCCCATGCGCGCTGACGTGCAGTCTCCAGCCGACGTGATCACCGATGAGATTGAGCGGATCATTGCGAAGCTAGCGCGGGACGTGGCAGAGCGTCTTCGCTCCTGCGACCGCTACCAAGCCAGACAAGACATCGCACAGGCCTTGCGCCTGGTCGCGCTGCAAGAAGCGCCCAAGTATCGCGGCGACAACGGCGCGACCCTAGCGACATTCCTCTACCGAGCGCTGCGTGTCAAAGCCTGGTCGGTCGGCTTCTGGCTCGACCTGCCCACGCATGTCGCAAAGAACAAGCGCACGGGCGTTTGGACCACGCGCACGGCTGCGCAGACCGACAAGCGCGCTACGGATGCACGCGCACCGAGAGACGACTTACCGCCTGCCGAGGCCATGGACCTGATCCGCGACCCCGAAGACCTCGAGAGCCGCCTCGCAGACCGCGAGATCGCCGCGCGTGTCGAGGCCGTTCTGCACGAGGATCCACAGCACGAGGCGATTGCTCGTGTGCTGTTCGACGGCGAGAAGGCACCCGACGTGGCACGCGACACGGGGGTACCCATCGGCGACCTTCGCAAGTGCATCGTACGCACACGCGCACGGCTTCGACGCGACCCGACGCTGCAAGAGCTCTACTTCCGCTGCCTGGCGTGAGGCGAAGCGAGCGCACCCTAGTAGGAAGGCTCGCTCGCCTCAAGCGCAAGCGAGCTCGTCTCGGTGACGATGGCGTGCCCCTCCTTCTTGTACGCCCGTTTGCGATCACGGTAGTGGTTCTCGAGGATGCGGTTGTGGGTGTCCTCGAAGTCCCACACCTCGAATGTATCCTTGGCACCCGCCACACGCCGCATGCCGCGCCCGATGCGCTGCAAGAGCGCTATCACGCTCTTGCCACCTGCCGCGAGCACCACGCTTTCGAGCGAAGGGACGTCGATGCCTTCGTTGAAAATCTGACTCGTCACGAGCACGTCAATCTCTCCGCGCACAAGGCGCTGCAGCGCGCGCTCTCGCTCTTTCGTGGCACTGGCGCCAAACACGAACTCGGCGTTGATACCCATGCGGCGAATCCCCTTCAACAGAAACTCGCCGTGTTCGAGCAGGTCGACGAACACCATGGCGGGCTTTTTGGCGCGCTGCACCGCGCGCAGCACCGCGCGATTGCGCCCGACCGACTGCACGATCCCGCGCTCGCGAATGACGTTCCAGAGCGAGCTGTAGACCTCCTCGGCATCGTGCCGCACCATGTGCACGCGCGAGCGTGCGAGAAACCCGCGCTGGATGAGCTCTTCAGCGGGCACCAGGTACGCCACCGGCCCAAGCAGCCCGACCGCCACGCTTGAGCGCTTGTCGCCGCGCGCGAGCGGCGTACCCGACACACCCCAGCGGTAGTAGGCGTTGACCGCCCGCTGCAGCACACGCACGAAGCGGTCCGCCGCGGCCGTGTGCGCCTCGTCGACGATCAGCGCCTCGGCCGATTCGAGCTGGCGCTTGACCGCGGGGTTCTTCAGGTTCGCGGCGAGCGAGTCGATGGTGGCGATGGTGATGCGATGGCCGAGCTCCTTGTCCCCGTCGCCGAAGTAGCCGATGTCTTCTGGGCGGTGACCGTGCAGCTCGGCGCGCAGCTGAATGCGCGCGCCTATCTGCCGCATGAGCCCCTTGCGGTGCACGACGATCAGAAAGCGCATGGCCGGGAAGATGCGCAAGAGGGCCGCGATGACCTCCGTCTTGCCGCCCCCCGTACCCATCTGCAGAAGCCCGCGCACACGCGCGACGAGCACCTCTGCGGCTTCGCGCTGATAGTCGTAGAGCCACGCGAGGTCTGCAGACCAGTCGGGCACGGCCGGCACCTTGCGCGCATCCGCCACGGTCAGATCCACACCCTCCGCGCGCGCCTTGCGCTCGACCATCGTGGTGAAGCCGGCTGGGAACTCACACGTTTCGAAGTCGAAGAAGTGCTCGAAGCGCTCCCCGTCGTACTTGGGCCGCCCCGTGTAGTCGCGGATGAACTTCGGCGTGCGCAGCACGAGGTAGTTCCACAGCCAGTCGCGCTCCTCCTGCGTTCCATCCGTGACGACTGACCAGGTGTTGTGCAGTTCGATGCGCATGCTGCTCTCCGTTAGTACCCGGCTTGCTCCGTGCGCTACATGGCCGTGCGCAACAAAAGCTTGCGGCTCTCGCATTGCTGAATCTTTTCAATAGCTTAGGATGAAGATAAAGCTGCTGTTTGGCTCACATCCAAAACCTCTGTGATCTCCAGCACATCGCAGACTTGGACTAATCAGATACGGATGACGATCCAGATCCGCAAGCTTTAAGCACGATTGCGGTTCTGGAGGCCCTGGCCAAACAAACATTGCGGTTCTGAAAACGCGATTTTCTTACGCGATTTCAGCGTACTACGAGAGACGGACCAGGACTTGCAAATTGTTCTTATACTCTGAGAGGGATCTGGCTTTCGTTCGTTTCTCTCTTCTTCTTCGAAGAAAGAGAAACTCTTGCCGCGCTGGCGCGCGGGCTTTCTTTTGGGAAGAGACCCGGAGAGGAGAAGCCACCCCCCCCGACCCATGGGTGTGAAGGGTGCCCGCGCGAGCAGGAGCGGGGTCAGAAGCGCGCGGCCGCGCCCGACGCGATTGGGATCCGCGCCGCGCGCGCCGGGCCTTGCTGAGGCGCACAGGGCCCGGCGCGAGGGGATCAGGCGGCCGGGCGCATGTGGGTCTGGGTGTTCGTGCGCGGGCGGCGGGTTAGTGCGTTGACATGGGCCGTAGGCACGCGGCAGCATCTTCGCTCGTATGCCACCACACGCCATCGACCCAGAAGTGTTCGCGCGGCGCATCGCAGGGGAAGCCCTGTGCCACATCGACACCGCGCGAAAGTTCGTCCGCGGTGAGCCCGTGCGCGGAATCATGCTCAAGCAGCAGCTAGAGCGTGCCAAGGCAGCGGTTCTGCAAGCGCACGGCCAGAGCGAGCAGCTTCAAGACACCGGCACCTGAACTCTTCTCACGCGCGCTGACCGAGCGCTCCGGGGGGAGAGCGGCCGGCGCGCAAGATTGCCAAACCCATGAGCACTTCGCCGACACAGCTTGCGGCTGTTGTGTCGTCTGCGCCTGAGCTTGAACGCGCAGACCCACGCACGCACACCGTCGCCGCCCTTCGCCAAGGCCCGAGCTTACGCAAGCTGCTCGGCTCGGCCGGCGAGCTCTGGACGCAGCTTCAGGCGCGCACCCGGCGCGTACACGGCAGTGCGATTACGGTCACGGCGAGCGAGCTTGCCAAGACACAGCGCCCCGCGCGCCCACTGCGCACCATCGAGTGGGGCCTCAAGCGACTGCACGAAGCAGGCCTCATCACGCGCTCGCGCACACGTTACGGCGTCGTCCTGACACTCTGCGGCTGGGACATCGACGACAACGGCGTGCGCGAGTACTCCCCGCACTTGCCTCCCGCCACGCTGCGCTGGATGCGTGATCAACGTCCGCGCGGTCGACCGAAGGGTTACAAGCCGCCAGCGTCCCCTCGTCCGCTCACCTCGGAGAACTTGTTCATGCAGCAACACGAAGTGGCTTCTTCCTCCACGGAAGCTCGTGCGCGCATCCTCGCGCATCCACTCGTGCCGCCCGATCCACACGTGCCGCACTTGAGCCTGCCGCGTCTGCCTTTGCCCGCGCTGCTCAGCAAGGACGCGCGCCCGAGTGAGAACCGCGAGTTTCTGATCGAGGCGTACGTGAGCGCCGTGCGCGTGTTTTACCCGCGGCTCGCAGTGGCCAGCGCGTGCAAGTACATGCGCTCGCAGGATGGGCGACGGCTGCTCGACGCGGCCGCTGAGATATTTTTGGCGGAGGCCATCGCGCCGCAAGCCTGGATCGGTCTCGCGCTCGCACGCGACAAGCCGCGGCGAAAACAGCCGCAGCGCCCTGAGATTCTCTACGAGCCGACGCTTATTGAAAAAGCGGCCGGCTCTTTTCACACACGCGCCGAGAAGTCCAACCTCTACACACGCGCGCCCGCCAACGACGCGCGGCACGCCCTCTACACGCAGGGCATTCGCGATCTGCGGGCGCTCTGGATACGGACCATGATCGACCTGAAGCAGCTCGATCACTACGACGAGGCCGCCATCCGCAACATCTGCATGCGCTACTGGCCGCAGGGGTACAGCGGCGTGTATCGCAGCGCGGAAGAGAAGATGCGCACGATCCAAAACGAGCTCGATGCGCGCTGCGCTCGTGGCGAATACCTTTGGGGCGAGTAGGGCGATGTCGAGCAAGACGAAGCGTCTGCCTCTCGCCAAGCAACTCGAACGCGACGTCGTGCACTACCTGGTGAAGGAGCCGCGCTTTTACACGCGCGTCGCTCACGCGCTCGACCCGGAGCTACTGACCAACGAACACGCGCGCCTCGTCGCCGAACTTGCGCTCGTGTTCTATCGCGAGACACAAGGCCAGTGCGCGATGGGACTTGCGATTGTAGCGCAGCGTCTGCGCAGCCTGCGCGAAGTCGGACGCCTGACCAAAGAGGATGCAGACGACACACTCGACTGGCTCGAGGAGGTCTGGAACGAGCCGCATGCTGATCGCGAGGCGGTCGTGCGTGAGCTCGCCAGAGAGCTCCGCCGTCACCTTGAAAACGTGGCCATCCTGCGCGGCATGGAGATGCACGGAAAGCATGGATCGCTGACCGAGGTGAGCGAGCTGCTCGCCAAAGCGGAGCGCCTCGGCAAGCAAGAGGAGAGCTTGGGCAGCGCATGGAATGATGACGACGACGAGAACGCGGCGCCTATCATCCGCGTCGAGCGGCTCGCGACGGGCATCACCGAGCTCGATATGTTCATGCGCGGCGGGCTTGCGCGCGGAGAGTTCGGCTTCGCGATGGGCGACTCGGGCTCTGGCAAGTCGGTGTTCTTGTCGCAGGTGGCAGCGACCGCCCTGCACACCGGGCACAACCCATTCATCGCCACGCTCGAAGTCTCAGAGCGCATCTGGAAGAGCCGGCTCAAGGCGGCCGCAAGTGACATCCCCTCGGACCTCATCCTCGAAGGGGAGCTCACACCGCGAGACAGAGAGCAGATCAAGCGCTCACGCAGCGGCCAGCTCGCGCACATCGTCCAGCTGCCGCCAAAGATCACCACGGCGACAGATGTTTGGCGCGCCTTCGACGCGGCCAACCGTGAGCTTGAGCTCAAAGGTGAAGAGCGTCGCTACGACGTGCTGATCATCGATTACGCGGACAAGCTCGGCTGGCCGAAAGAGTGCAAAGGCGCGTACGAAGGCCAGGACCACGTCTACGAGACGCTGCTCTACGGGGGCCGTGAGCGCAACGTGTGGACGTGGACCGCGAGCGCAGCCAAGCGTCGCGACCAAGCGAAGAAAAAGAGCAAGGATGGCTTGCTGCGCATGGAGGACGTCGGTGACAGCATCCACAAGGTGCGAAACGCTGACGTAATCCTGACCATCAACCCGAGCGCGGATCATCAATACGTGCGCATCCTGCTCGACAAAAACCGCACGGGTGAATGCGGCTTTCTCAGCGAGTACATGCAGACCGACTACGCGTTTGGACGCCTCGTACAAATCGAGGTCGAGCGCGCGCAGCCACTTCCGGACAGTGCACTCACGCTCCCGTTTCAGTGAGTGGAAGGGAAACAACCATGTTGCGAGTTCTTTCGATGCGCTCGTGAGCCGCGCTACATCCGTCTGCCGCATCACGAGGCACTAACGTTTTCATGTGCGCTCACCGCGTCCGGCGACTTGCCGAAGCAGATGAGGTTCGTGATTTCATCGTCGAAGCTAGGTTGAATAAGAAGGACTACGAAGTGGCACGGCTGCAGCGCGCTGATGTCAACACGACGATGTACCCGTCCACCGTCCATTTTCGACGGCACTACGGACACACGTTCAACACGCTTTTGGGCAGGAGACGCCCTGGCAGTGGGCTGGTATCCACGAAACAGGTATGTCGCTTCGCAGCAAATCTAACGCAGCGCGAATATGACTTGGCGATTCGCAGTGCGAATAGCGGGCGATCGCGAATCTATCCAGCGAGCTGGCGGTTTCCAAAGGTGTACGGCAGCACGTTTGGCGAACTGCTCGAGAGGCATCAGCAAACGTCGACGAGAGAGCGACGCGAGCACACACGCCTTTGCCAACAGCTTGCTTCCCGAAGGGCAAAGGGTCGGCTACGTGCACGCGGACGTTCGCTCGCTGAACGTGAAACCATCTACTACCGAGAGATACTTCGACGTTACCGGCTGACTCGCGAAGGGCTAGGCGTTTTTTTGGCAGCACAGAACGGGTGCTGTGGTGCCTGTAATCAGCCACCGCTGAAAGGCAAAAGGTTGGTTGTAGACCACTGCCACCGTACGGGCTTGGTTCGTGGGTTGCTTTGCCGTACCTGCAACGTGGCGCTGGGCCTCCTTGAAGAGGACCCGCAACGTATCTACAGCCTTGCGGACTACCTGCTGAGAGCGAGGGTGACCCATGTCAGTGCGGGATGAGCTGGCGACAGAAGCAGCTTCGCGCGTCCGTGGTTCAGGCAGGTGGCAACGCTGCTCGTGCCCTTTCTGCCCCTTGCGCGGACTTGGACCCGACCATCGAGGCAACTGGTGTCTCGACACGACGCGCGGCTACTACCACTGCTTCCGCTGCAACGTGAAGGGCTTTCTGCCGGGCTGTGGTCCGGACGAAGAGCAGGAGGAGCAGCCACTTCGATGTTTGCCTGTGCGGATGTTGCCGGGCGAGCTTGACGACAGCCTTGGTGCGCCGGAAGGCTTTCGCCGGCTCATCGAGCGTGATGAGGATCTGCGCGGCGCGGTGCGCTACGTGCGGCGCCGCGGCATCACGCGCGAGATTGCAGAAGCTGCGCACCTTGGCGCGTGCCTTGATGGGCCGCTGCGCGGGCGCATCGTGGTGCCCATCTTCGCCGCGGACGGGCGCACGTGGGCGGGGTGGTCGGCGCGCCTGTACGTGCCCGCCAAGAGCCACCACACGCCGAAGTACCGAACGCCGGAAGGCATGGTCAAGCGCAAGGCCGTCTACAACCAGGCGGCGCTCTACCGCGAGACCGACGAGCCGCTGCTTGTGGTGGAGGGCGCGTTCGATGCACTTCCCTACTACCCGAACGCACTCGCACTCCTCGGCAAACCCACGTCAGACCAGGTAGATCTGTTATTCGATACGAAAAGGCCGCTCGTGATCTGCTTGGACGGGGATGCGTGGCTGGAGGGGCAGATGCTCGCGTTACGGTTGGCATTCATGGGACTTTCTCGGGTAGGATCGGTGCGTCTGCCCCCCAATACCGACCCCAATTCGGTAAATCCGGACTGGTTGCGAAAAAAAGCGAGCACCGCTTGGCAAAAAGATCTTCTCGCCGAGGCGTACCCGGGCACCAACACGGGTTGAATCACTCGGCTCCCACCTCTCCCGGGGCCGGCACGACGCGAGGCACCCGAATGTCCATTCTCGAGATCAACCAAATCGGCGGACGCGCCAACATCCTCGGCACCGTCCGAGCGTTCACGTTCGAAGGCGGAGACCTCACCCTCCACGGCCTTAGCTACGCCGAGATGGGAGACATCCTCGACACGCTCGGCACGCACCCGCTCGTGCGCCAGACGCCGGTCGAACTCGCGCCGTCCAAGAGCCCGCTGCTACGTCCCGCAGAGGTCCCTGCAGGCTCGACCCGGGTGAGTATCGAAAAGCCCGAGCCGGAAGCTGCTGTGGTGGAGCAGCAGGCGGAAGAACCGCCGCAGAAGCGTCGCGGCCGCCCGCCTCTCACGCCCGAGCAGCGCGAAGCCCGCGAGCGCGAGCGGCTGGCGCGCGAAAGCGCAGCCTCTCCTGCGGAGGCTGCTGCTCCTTCCGAGCTCGAGATGCAGGGCAGCGCGAGCATGAGCGACGTGCTTGCGCGTGCGGCGGAGTTCGGTGCGCAGCTACGCGGCGAGCCCGAGCCCGAGCCCGAGCCCGAGCCCGAGCCCGAGCCCGAGCCGGCTCCCGCGCCCAAGCCTGCGCCTGCTCCCAAGCCCGCCGCTCCTGCTGCGCAGCGACCTGCCGCGGCCGCCGCCGCAGCCAACGCGCAGCCGGCCGCGCGTACCGAGTCGCGCGGCGCACGTGAGCTGATCGACGACGCCGAGGAAGGCGCCGCGCGACCTCAAGCGCGACCGGCCAACGGGCAACAAGCGCCGCGTCCTGTGCAAGCGGCCGCGCCACGTCCTGCAGGCAACACTGCGCAAGCGCCCTCCCAGGCGCAGCGCCCGGCGCAAGCCGCGCAAGGACAGCGCCCCGCACAGCCGCCGCAAGGTCAGCGCCCCGCGGCCGCCAACACGAACGGCACCAACGGCGCGGGAGCCAAGCGAGCGGAGGCGCCCAAAAGCGCTTCCGGGGACTGGATCATTGATCCGGCAAATATCCCAAAGGTCGTGTACGAGGCGAAGTCGATGCGCGGACTCGTCATGTTCTTCAAGGAGAAGGGCGTCACTGATCCTGATCGCATCTACGCCGAGTGCATGCGCCTCAAGCAGGAAGTCCCGATGTTCGAGAAGGTCACGGACCTCAAATCGCGGATCGCATCTGCACTAGAGCTCATCATCTGAGCCGGAGGGCGCCGCCGTGCGAACACTCCCGCTGTTCGAGGCTCCGCTCCCCACACCCATCGCCACCGGCCCGCGGCTCATCCGCGAGGACAAGTGCCGACGCTGTGAGCTCGGAGGCTTCGGCCACACGACCTGCATCCCGGCCGAAGGCGTTGAGGGGAAAGACTCGGCTCAAGGACTTGTGCTGGTGATTGGCGACTCACCGACCTTGGAAGAAGACCGGCAAGGCCGCCCGATGATTGGCGTCAACGGGCGCTCGGTCCGGCGCGTGATCGAAAAGCACTGGGCCGGCGACTACGTGCTCGACTACGCCGTGCGCTGCCACGTCACGCGCCGCGACACAAAGGTCGTGCCGGAAGCGCAGAAGCAGTGCGCGCCCTATCTGCGCGAGACGTTCACGCAGACGATGCCCGATCGCGTACTCGTGATCGGGGGGCCCGCTGCGCGCGCTGTGCTTGGGCGTAGCGTCAAGCCATTCGACACGCGCAAGAACTACACCTGGGTCGAGCACATGAGCGGGAAGAAAGTCCCCGTGTTCGTGCTGATGGCAGTCGCAGGCTCCGTGCGAAACAGGCACCTGCTGCGCATGCTCGAAGAAGACTTCGCGTGGGCACTCACCGTCGATCTGGCCACGCTCATGCCGCCGCTCGACCTCGATCCGAACGCCGTGTTTCACATCGTGGAAAACGAGGCCGATGCGCGCGTCGCATCCGACGCGCTGCGTGAGCACGACTGGGTAGCGTACGACTGCGAGACGGGAGGCCGGCAGTTCTCAAGCTTCTTTCGCAACGTGTGCGTGGGCGTAGCGCCCGCCGAGGGCGACACCGCGTACGTCTGGGGCCGTCAAGCCCTCGCTGACGCAGGCGCCCTCGGCGTGCTCCGAGAGCTTATGGAAGATCCCGCCGTCGGCAAGGTCGGGCACAACGAGAAATACGACAAGCTGTCGCTGCGCGCCGGCAGTGAGACCCTCGTCCAAGGCCACGTGCTCGATACGCAGCTCGCGCGTCACCTCGAGCTCCCGGGCTGCGATGCGCAGCTGAACACGGTGAGCGAGCTCGTCGGCATGGGCGGCTACTGGGAGAGCTTCTTGCCGCATCTGAAGCGCGCGCAGGAGCTCGTCAAAAAAGCGCGCACGAAGTCGAACAAGGGGCGCCAGCTCCGGCTGCTCGACGAGGACGAGGTGCTTGTCGCGGCCATCGAGCATCCCAAGGAAGACGTCGACGCGTACGCGTACGCGCTCGTGAAGTCGCCACTGCTCGAACGCTACAACGCGTGTGACTGCATCGCGACGGCGCGCGCGGCGCGCTCACGCTCGGGCTTTGAGCTCGTGACCAAGTTCCCGCCCGCGCGCAACATCTGGCGTAGCGTCGTCCGCCACACCACCAACGCGATCGAACAGATCGAAGCGTGGGGCATCGCTGTGGACGACGGCGCGATGGAGCAGTTCAACCGCTACATCGCAGGCGAAGTAGAAAAGGTCGAGCGCCGACTCAGCCTCTACAAGATCAACCCAGCGTCCCCAGACCAAGTTGCCGAGCTCCTCTTCGACAAACTCAAGCTGCGCAACCCGCAAAATCCGAAGTCGCGCTCGACCGACAAGAAGGCGCTCAAGGCGATGCTGGGCCAGCACCCGGTCATCGAAGACCTGCGCGAGCACAGACGGCTTGGCAAACTCGACAGCGCCTACGGCTCGCTCGGCGCGTTCGTGCGCGCGGACGGGCGCATTCATCCGAGCTTCAAGATTGACGGCGCTGAAACGGGACGCCTCTCAGTCGTCGACCCGGCCCTGCATACGCTTCCGCGCAGCAAGGACGCGGAAGGTCACGAGGAGGGCGGGCTCGTCAAGAGCATGTTCTGCGCGCGCTTAGGTTACAGACTCCTCGAGCTCGACCAGTCGCAGATCGAGCTGCGCGCTGCCTGCATTCTTTCTGGCGACCCGGTGATGCGGCAAATCTTCACTTCAGGCGAAGACTTTCACCTCACCTCGGCCAAGCTCATCGCCCCGACGATGTGGAACATGGCACCGGAAGACGTGGGCGATGCGCAGCGCAGCGTCACGAAGAGCTTCGTGTTCGGGCTGCTCTACGGCATGACCGACTACGGCATGGCCGCGCGCATGAACTGCTCACTCGACGAGGCTGCGCGACTGCGCGCGGCCATCATGGGCAAGTTCACGCGCCTCGCTGACTGGATCACGGAGTGCGTGCGGGAGGCGCGCAAAACAGGCCTCGTGGTGACTCCTTGGATGGGCGCGCCCGGACGCATCCGCGATCTGCACCAGATTGTGAACTTCGACGCGGGCGACTACAGCCCTGAGAACACCAAGGCGATGGCCGCCAAGCGCACGGCAGAAAACGGCGCCGTCAACACGCCCTGCCAGACACTCGCGAGTGACTTTGTGCTGCATGCGCTCTGCACGCGCATCGTGCCTTGGCTGCAGCAGGACCACTCAGTCGACGCCAAGGTCGTGATGACCGTGCACGACTCCATCCTCTTCGAGGTCCGAGAAGACCAGCTGCGGCTTGTCTCACGCACCGCGCGCCAGATGATGGCCGACTACGAGACCGGGGGGTTGCCGCTCGTGGTCGACGAGAAGGAGGGCGCGAACTGGGGTAACCTCGACAAGGTGCCAAAGCTTCAAGCAGCAGCCTAAGAGATGAGGCGCCACCCCAAGCGCGTAGCGTAACGCACCTGCCAGCCTCTTTGTCCGCGCGCGCTCGCATGCGCGGGCACTAACCCTTCTTGTGATCCGCGTGCCGGAACAAGAAGGGAACCAAGCCATGGCCACAGGCAACCTGCACGAACTAGCGCGCATCAGGAACGCAGGCGTCCTTGCGCATGTGACGTCGCCTACCGAGCGCTACGTTTTTCCGCGCTGCTCGCGCCAATCGGCGAGGGGCAGGGCACCAACGTCAGAGTCTGGCATCAGACCTACGTCTTCCCTCTCTTCCTCTCTCCCTCTCTTCAGTGAGCCGTACCCATGACCCGAGCGCTGCGACAGGCCGATCCCTTAGAGGCACGCGACGAGTTTTTGAGGCAGTGCCTCGAGATCTCCATCACCGACCTCAACGCTGAGTTCATCAAGGTCCCCGGCGAGATCGCCTACTGGGGCGAGCAGCTCTCCTCGGCCACGTTCGCCCACGCGTCCGCCAAGCTTGCGTACGAGCGCGAGCGCGGGCGCATGTTCACGTTGCTGCGCAACCGCCACGTAGAGGGCAAGAAGCCTCTGCCCGTTGATGCGATCGAAGCTGTCATCGCAGAAGACGACGAGCTCTACGAGCTGCAGCTTGAGGTCCTGCAAAAGGACGCGGCACGGATGCACATCAAGAGCATCTACGACGCGGTCTCCCGCAAGGCCGACATGCTCCAAAGCCTGGGCGCCAAGATCCGCGAAGAGCGGCGCGGCGAGCCGGCTCTGCGTCAACGCGACGCTGAACGTCACCTCACCGGCGAGTAAGTCGTGATCGCCGGCCTGCGTCTGCACACACCCTTCGACAAGGAACATTCGCCATGGCCGCTGGTACGCACATTCAGAAGTGGGGCTCGTACGACACCGATGAAGCCGAGAAGGACAAGAAAGCCGTAGAGCGTAAGGGCATCTACTTCAAGATCAAGAATAACAAGACGCAGCTCCGCTTCCTGCCGCCCAAGCGTGGTCAAAAAAACCCCTTCATCAAGACATGGCAGCACTTCGTGGCGCTCGTGCCCGGAGATGACCGCACGACCGTCATCTTCAACTGCCCCAAGCGCATGATGCAAAAGCCTTGCGCACTCTGCGCGCAGGCAGAGAAGAAGTTCGCAACGGGCAAGAAGGCTGACCAGGACCGCGCCTACGATCTACGCGCCAAGCTCCGCGTCTACGCCGCCATCGTCGACCGCGACGACGAAGACAAAGGCGTGCAGACCTTCGCATTCGGACAGACCATCTTCGAGCAGCTGATCAACATCCGAGACGACATCGATTTCACGCACCCGATTGACGGCTGCGACATCACGATTCTTCGCAAGGGCACGGGCAAGCGCGACACCGAGTACAACGTGAAGGCAGTTCGCAACAACTCCGCGCTGCACGAGGATGCGGCGAAGATGGACGAGTGGTTCGATGCCCTGCCTGACCTCGTGCAGAACGCCTACGTGCCGACCCCGGAAGAGGTCAACGCGAAGATGGACGAGGCCTTGAACAAAGCGGACGAAGACAACAGCGAAGAGCGTAAGCCACGCCGTGGCTCCATCGACAACGAGGCGCGCCGCCCCGCTGCTGCACGTGCGCCAGTCGCCAACGACAACGGAGGCACCATCGACACTGATGGTGAAGCGGTCGATCCCGGCACTGAACTCGAGCCCGAGGCCGAGGAAGACGATCTGTGGCGGCGCTGAGCGCGACCTCCTCCGCTCGGCTCCTTCTGGCCCGCCTTCTGTGATGCCACACGGAAGGCGGGTTTTTTCTTGAGGCCGCATGACCACCAAAAAGAAAATCACCGAGGCTGTCGCAGACAGCGCAAGCGACCAGCGCAAGCTCGACGCGGCCAAGAAAGTGCTCGACGGTGTATTCGGTAAGCGCATGGCTGTCGGCAGCAACTCCGAAGTCGACGAGGTGATCCCCACAGGTCTCGAGGTGGTCGACCGCTATGTGCTTGGCATCGGTGGCTGGCCCGTGCGGCGCGTCTGCGAACTCTTCTCTGACCCTTCGGCGGGTAAGGCGCAGCCCATCTCGACTCTGCTGCCGACCCCGAACGGGTGGCGGCGGTTGGGTGATCTGCGGCCAGGAGATCTCGTATTTGGATCTGACGGTAAGCCAACACAGGTCTTGGGTGTCTTTCCCCAAGGCCGCAAACGAACTTATCGCGTGCACTTCCGCGACGGCGCTTCAACGCGCTGCTGCGGCCAGCACCTCTGGGCGGTAAATACCAAAGCACGCCTACGTCGAGGCCATGCAGTGCTGGTGCGCAGCACGAAGGAGCTACTCAACGACCTACATTGGAAGGGACCGCACGGCATCAAGGAAGCCAAGTGGCGGGTGCAGCTTGCTGCACCCGTACAGTTCCCCGAAGCCGATTTACCCGTCGACCCATACGTTATGGGTGCACTGCTTGGGGACGGGTGCCTCACGCGAGGCGCGTGCATCTCCATGCACAACCCTGAACTAGCCGCGCGTGTGCTCGCGCGACTCCCAACGGGTGACAGTGGCGTCTTCGACGGTAAATGGCTACGCATTCGGCGAGCCGTACGTGGACACGACCATCGTGGTGTGATGCTGCAGTCAACTACGCTCGCAACGCTCAGTCACTATGGCTTGCGACATCGAGCGGAGGCCAAGTTCGTTCCCGCGCCGTACTTACTCGGATCCGTCGAGCAGCGACTGGAGCTGCTCCGAGGGATTTTCGATACGGATGGGCACGCTGACAAAGGGTATGTCGACTTTGGTACAGTGAGCGCCCAGCTTGCCGAGGACGTAGTAACACTGGTGCGCTCCCTGGGTGGTGTCGCCCAGGTACGCGTGAAAGGGCAATCTACGTACGAATACCGTGGTGAAACGCGCCAAGGACAGATCGTCTACCGCGTTTGTGCGCGGCTTGATGATCTCATTCCCGTCACGCTCTCGAAGCATCTTGCGCGGTACAAACGCACTGAGCGCATTCCGCGCACGCTCACTCGAATCGAGCGGGATCGAATCGAGGAGTCCGTGTGCATCAAGGTTGCCGCACAGAACGGCCTCTACGTGACCGAGGACTTCATCGTTACACACAACACAAGCCTCGGCTTTGCAGCGCTCGCGAGCGCGCAGCGCGAAGGTGGACTTGCGATCCTGATCGAAACCGAGGATGCGCTCCAGGTGGCGCGTGCCACGATCTTCGGGGTGAACCTGAGCGAAGTGTTTCTCTCTGAGCCCGTTTCGATCGAAGACGTGCTCGAAGGGATTCGCCTTGGACTTGCTGCCATCCCCGAGGGTGTTGGCCCAAACCTCATCGTATGGGATTCCATCGCCATGTCCGCGCTCGCTGCGACCAACGAAAAAGGGCAGGGCGCCAAAGGCGTCGGGCGTAAAGCTGCGCTGATGAGCGAGCAGTGGCCAAGCCTCACACGCGCCGCGGCGGACAAGCGCACGGCGATGCTGCTCATCAATCAGTCCCGCACGAAGATCGGGCTTGTGTTTGGCAACCCCACCACGACCCCGGGCGGAGACACGCACAAGTTCACGGCCAGCATACGCTTGCAGATGTGGGCGAGCAGCTCGCCCGTGAAGCAGGGCGACAAAGAGATCGGCGTCGACACGACCATCAAGGCCGTCAAGAACAAGCTCGCCATTCCGTTTCGCAAGACCAAGATTCGGCTCTTGTTCGAGTCCGGCTGGGACGACCGCTGGTCGACGGTGACGCACGCAAAGGACCAGGGCGTAATCAAAGACAGCGTCAAGATGAGCGACGCCGCGCATGCAGAAGCGCGCCGGGCGCTCGGGTGGAGCACCGAATGATCAAACACGACTGCAGAGTATCCGAGATGTCCCCGCCATCACCACCGTGCGAGACCGTACGCGACATCATGGAAGAGCGTGATTGGACCGTTGGACGACTCGCACAACACATGAACTGGCCGGTCATCCAAGCCTTCGCATTTTTACGCAACGAGCTGCCCATCGGGCTCGACCTGGCAAAAGAACTCGCTGCTGCCTTTCCGCCAGCACCTGTCACGTTCTGGCTGCGACGTCAGGCGCTGTACTTGCTCACCTTGGCGGAGCAGGAGCGCGGGTCGCATTTGCGCGAAACGTCGTCAGAGAGTCCTGATTGGCAGGAAGAGTTTGCGCATTTCGACGCGCGTGTGCAGCTGTGTGATCCGAAGATCACCGCAGGCCTTGCCGTACACGTCGACCAAGAGGGTTTCATCCTGCTGGGCCCTGAGGATCCGGAGGAGGCGCTTCAGATGCTGATGGAGGTTACAGCTACGCACGCTGCCGCTATACACGAGAGGCCCGTCCAACTTATGATCGTAGGCGCTCGGGACGAGTCCCGGTCTGACACCACCCCCGTGGCCAAAGCATGACCAAATATGCCCTGATCGGCGACCCCCACGTCGGCAACTTCTCGCGCTTCGGAGGCGTGAAGAAGCTCGGCATGAACCGGCGTTGTGAGCTCACCGTCAAAGCGTTGCGCGATGCGCTCCTGCGCGCTGTCGCTGAGAAGGCCGACTACGCTGTGATCCTCGGTGACCTCTTCGACTCGATGAAGCCCGAGCCGCAGCTCATCGACACGCTACGGCAGACGTTTCGTGCGTTCGCCAAAGATCTGCAAATCATCCTTCTCAAAGGCAACCACGATTCAGCAAGCGACGAGCCGCGCGACACAGCGCTCTATGCCGTGATCGAAAAGCACGTCATCGTGGTCGACCAGCCACGCATCCTGCGCGAAGCCGATCCGTACCAAGCAACCCAAGGGCCCTGGAAGTCGTGCAACCCGCCGCTCGTTCTGGTGCCCTTCCGATCGGGGCCTGTGATCGAGTGGCTCCCCGGCTTGCTGGAAGAGCTCCACGTGCCAACAGGTGCCATCCTGTGCCTGCATGCCGGCATCAAGGACGAGGAGACGGCGCCGTGGCTGCTGGGCGCCCCAGACGCCATCGAGATGAGCGAGCTCGATGCGCTGATGGACAAGCACGGTATTGACCTCGTGTTCGCCGGCAACTGGCACGAGCAGCGAAACTGGCCGCACGAGGGCATCTTCCAAGTCGGTGCGCTCTGTCCGACAGGCTTTTCCAACCTCGGCACAGACGAGTACGGGCACGTCAAGGTGGTCAGCCTAGAGGCGGGCGACAACCAAGCGTTCGTGCAGGATCACTACATCGCAGGCCCGCGCTTCCTGAAGCTTGGGCCGGACGACATGCCGACCTCGTACCTGCCTGAGGAGCACAACGACCGCCTGTTCATCGAGTGGAAGGTGAACGCGGAGAGCCTTCACGCAGCGCGCGCCGAGCTCGACCAGTTGACCGAGCAGGGGCTCATCGAGGGCGGCATCGCGCTCCCTGACACCTCTCAGGCGACCGAAGGTCTCAGGCAGGCCGCACTCGCCGCCAAGCACACCGTGGGGATTGCCGAGGCGGTGGGCGCGTTCGTGGCCAAGCTGCAGATGCCGCCGCTCGCCGATCGCGAGTCAGTGCACGCGCGAATCCGCGCATACACAGGCCTCGAGTAGCCGCCTCGCTGGGCACTAACTCCGATCAGGAGGGCGTGCCGTGCAACCAGTCAGCGCTGAGGCCGCGCAACCACGCGCGGCGAGACCGTTCGTAAAATGGGCTGGAGGCAAAGCGCGCCTCGTGCCTGTTTTGCTCGCGCATCTGCCGCCGCACGCAGACGAGCTTCGACACGTGGAGCCTTTCGTCGGTGGCGGGGCGCTCTTCTTTGCGCGCCGGCCCGCGCGCGCGCTGCTCGCCGACTCCAACCGCCGACTCATGGACGCGTACCAAGCCATCCAGCAGGCAGTCGACGGCGTGATTGGCGGGCTTGAGGTTCTTGCCACCGGGCACAGCGTGATGCGCTTTGAAGAGGTCCGCGAGCTCTTCAACAGCGCAGAGCTGCCACGTGAGACGCGTGCTGCGATGCTGATCTACCTGAACAAGACCTGCTTCAACGGGATCTATCGCGTGAACCGCAAGGGCGCGTTCAACGTGCCACCCGGCGTATTCAGCAAGCCTCCGCGTGTGCTCGACCGCGAGAACTTGCTGCTCGTGCATGAAGCGCTCAGGAGCGCGGAGCTACGTGCGTCGGATTTTACCGTCACGCTTGAGCGGTGCGGCAAAGGCGACTTCGTTTACATCGACCCGCCCTACATCCCGACCAGCAAAACATCCAACTTCACGTCCTACACAGAGGACGGCTTCGATGACAACGTGCAGTATCAGCTCGCGCGCGAAGTCGTCAAAGCGGACAAGCGCGGCGCCAAGATTTTGGTTTCGCAAAGCGAGACCGAGCTCGCACGCAGGCTCTACCAGCACTTTCATGTCCACAGCGTGAACAACACCCGGAGTCTATCGAGCGATACGACCACGCGCGGCCAAGTCGCCGAGCTATTGATCTCCAACTACTGAGGTTTGCCCATGACACCGACGCCAGAGATGAAAGCGACGGACTACCTGGTCGACGTCGTTCACCCTGGGGCGCTCGACGCGACGCTCACACTCCTGCCTGGCTGCGTGGCACGCGTGGTCGGAATGCCCGAGCCGAAGGTGGTCGACGGGCACTACGTGGTGCGCGTGTTCGGCAACCCGGACTTCTTCCTCTTTGCGATGGGGCAGCAGGGCTACTGCAAGGTAGTCCGCGCGCTCGAATCGCTCGTGTAACCAAGGAGCGCTGACAATGCGTCAACCACGTGATACGCCCTGCGTCATGCCCTCTCTGTCGAAGAAGGAGCGGCTGGTCGCAGACCTGCTGAATCAGCACGGCAGCCTATGTGGCGCAGACCTTGTGAAGCACTCGGGTGGCAGCTTGGTTCGCGGCACGGTGTACGTGATGCTCGACCGGCTGGAGGACAAGCTGGTGGTGGAGAGTCGCATCGAGGAGCGCAGCACAGTGCGCGCAGGCATCGCACCGCGCCGCTTCTACAAGCTCACGACGCGGGGCCAGCGCCTGCTCGATGCACTCGTTTTGGCCGAGCAACGGTTCGCGCGTGCGATGGGCGGCAAGCTTTGAACCGTGTTGCGCAGGAAGGGCTCGTTGACGTCGAGCTGTACTTGCCGGCACCCGGCGAAGTGGTGCGCCACTACAAAGGCAGCCTCTACACCGTGATCTGCGTGGGCCGCTTGAGTGAGGCGCGCGATCAGCTGCACGTCGTGTATTGGTCGCACGAGCGTAAGACGGTGTGGATCCGGCCGCTCGGCATGTTCGTGGAGCTCGTCGACTGGCCGGACGGCACGCACCGGCCGCGCTTTGAACGTGCCAACACACTCGCAGCAGCGGGGCGGGCAACCTGTGAAACGTGCGGCGTCCAGTACTACGGTCTTCGACACTGCGCAGCACCGAAGCAGCCCGCGCGTGATTCACGTGGCGTGGATATCCACTACGACACTGCGGGAGAGCCGGAGCCGTTCTACGGCAAGGCGTACGCGCAATTCGTGAACGCTAGCGCTGCTGACGCGCTGCGTCCGCACGATAGGCACGGGCAAGTGCCCGCGCAGCCGGCCGAGGATGTGCTGACGAGCGAGGAGCGGAACTTTCTGGATCACGCTCGCGCACAGACACAGAACATGACTTCACTCGGAATGGGCTTGCTCGCCATCATCGACCGCCTCACCGCCACCCCGGCCCGTGACTCGGAGCGTGTCGAAGAGCTGGAGGCGAGCCTGCAAACGTTCTGTGAGGGTAATGCGGAGCTGCGTGACCAGCTGCAGGAGGTGCGGGAGGTGACTGCGGAGATGCGCGCCAGTGGCCGCGGGCGGGACATCTACTGGGCCGACAAGCTTGAAGCCGCGCTGAACCACCAACCCGCGCAGCCAGACAAGATCGCCGAGCTCCAGCAACGTGTCGACGAGCTAGAAAGCCGTATCAGTCGCGCCACCCACCATTACCGGACGGTCGCTGGCGATGCTGCTTCTTTTTCGGGCCTTCTGGCGATCCTTGAAGGAAGATGCGGCCCTCAAGGGGGCTCATCGCCATGAACATTACCAGTTTTCCTTCTGTGCCGTCGCCGCCGCATCACATCGATCTAGCCGCGGAGATCTGCTTGCTCTGCGAGGCTCGGCTCACGTCGGATGTCTGCAGCAAATGCGGCGCGTATTTCTGCGTGCGCTGCGGGACGTCCGTACTCTCGACGCGAGGTGATGGTATTTTCTGCGACGAGCACGCCGCGACTGAACGCTGAGCCATCGCCATGCGCACCGAATACATCTGGACCGCAGAGAAGAAGCGCGAGATGTGGGGAGAGGGCACGTGGGTCGACGAGCCTGATCTTGTCGAGTGGGAGCCAGAAGAGGCTCCCGAGCTCGTTGGCCTGATTCGTCGTCATGATGAGCTCGGCATGCTCTGCGGCTACGTGGGTGTGCCGCCTGCCCATCCTTGGCACGGTCAATCCAAAGAGCGCATTGGTGACGACGACCAAGGCTGGGATGTGGGGCTCACGTATGTGGGGCTGTTCGCGGTCGAGGATGGTCCGAGCGCCATCAACACGAAGCGTTGGTGGGTGGGCTTTGACTGCGCGCACTGGCTCGATGTGATCCCGTTCATGGAGCGGCTTCGTTCTGGTTTCAGACGAAGCTTGAGACCGTCTTCTGGTCTCCCGGAGCCGACCTACAAGCACTTTCGCTGGGTGCGTACGGAAGTCGAAAAAGCTTGCGCGCACAGCGACTGAGATTCAACGACGCGCTGTGCGCGAGTCGCGTGCGACACTGAACTGAGGAAGGCAAATGGAAGCCGCTGATTTCACAATCACCCGCAATCCCGTCCCTGACGAACGAAGCCCTGAGGAGCAAATGCTTGCGGACACGACGAGCGAGCATCTCGGCCGTCGTGTGCTCGGTGTCGTCATTGGATCAGAGCCGCCTGGTGTGCCGAGGCGGCAGGTTGTGATTGGTGTCGCTGTCACGCCCTGGAACCTCTGGCACTTCAACAAGCGGCGCGAGGCGGCACTGGCTGCACTGCACGCCAAGGTACAGCCGGATGCGCGTGTTCAGCTGGTACGTTTCCCCATGGCGACGACCTTCAAGCTGTATCTCGAGAGTCTTAGATATCGAGGCTCGGTCGAGTAGATCACACCACTGGTTCACGAACATCGCGCCTGCCGCAGGCGATGTCGATGCCGACCTGAAGTGGAATCAGTTGCACAACACAGGACGCGCTCACCAGAAGGCGTCGTCAGGATGTAATGCTCCTTCTCGTACTCGCCGTCCCATACGCGTGCCGCGCTCATAGGGGCTCTTCTCGACGTAGCAGCTTGAGCATCTCCTCGTACGTCGGCATGGTCTCGAGGATGGTTGCGATGGTGTTGAGCGCGTACTCGCCTTCTTGGGTGTCGTCTTCGATCACATCTTGGATGAGCTTGAGCGTTCGCATGAAGCGCTCGCGATCGACGCGGGCGCTTTCGAGTTGTCGCGCAAACTGCTCGCACCGCCACACGCAGGCCGTGTGCTGATCTCGCTGGTCTTGCTCGTCGTGTAGCGCTTGGTCAAGCTGCTCTTCCAGCTCCGCTACCCGCGCCTCGACTGTGCCTTCATGAGCCTGCTCAACAGGCACGAGGACCGCTCCGTGGGGTCCCCGCACGCCCGCTCACCTTTTCCTTGATCCAAGGGCCAGGCGGGTCGCCGGTACCGTCCCACGCCTGCAGCGCGCGGAGTGCCTCGCGCTCGTTGGGGTAGCAGTAGCGCGCCGTGTAGTCGTTTTCCATCTCATAGAACTTCAGGTCAGTCAGCAAACCGCAGGTGAAGATGAATCGCTGAATACCGCAAAGGCCACGGCCAGGCACCCTTCGAACGACACGGAACTCTGAACGCCAGTGCTCGGGGACTTCGTCAGCTGTCGACTCTTCAGGAGTGCGACTCAGCTGCGCGAAAAGCACGCACAGCGCATCGACAGCGAGAATCTCCTGATAGACACGGTACCCCGGGCGCGACTCGACAGGCACCCAGCAGTTCGCACGCGCAAGCTTCAAAACGCGATGCCAGCACACAGGGATGGGTGCGCGTTTTTCCGCCATCCAGCTGCGCATGTCCATGCGGAGTGCCCAGCTCATCTGATGATCGAGCAGTTCTTCGTAGGTCGCGTCGGGGCGCGGCGGCTCGTATTCGAGGACGTGTGGCTCCATGAGTCCGACGATAAGACTTGCCGTCTATGATCGCAGCCAGTTTTCTACGTGCAAGTTCGGCACGCGCCCAAAGTCTTTCACGTTGTCTGTGACCACTACACACTCGAGAGCGATGGCGTGGCCGGCAATCCAGAGGTCATTGACGCCGATCAAGTTGCCCGTCTTCTCAAGATACGCGCGCAGTTGGCCGTACCTGAAACTGGCACGGCCGTCGAGACCGTGGACCACAAGCCGCGAGAACACGCGATCGAAGTGATGCGTAAGTTGCCCAGCCCGCTCAGGGTTGGTTTCGCGCTTCTTATCGATGCCGAAGTGCAGCTCTCCTCGGACAATCTCGCTTGTGCAGAGCTGGTCTTCCGGTACCTCAAGCACGCGCCGCGCACACACGCCTCTGGGGTCAAGCATCAGCGCCGAGATGATGTTCGTGTCGAGCATGTAGCGCGGCATCAAAAGAAGTCCTCGGGCGCAGTCAGCGGGTCCTCGCCCACATCGAGCGTGTCATCGATGGGCTCAAGCGAAGCGAGCACTTGCGCGAGCGTCTCCTGGACGATGGGCTCGATAATCAAGCGCGTGCCCTCCCGACGTACCGAGACCTCTTCCAAGTCGAACTCGAACTCGCGAGGGATGCGCAGCGCCTGGTTGCCGCCGTTCCTGAACAAGCGCACTTGCTTGGTATTGCTGGAGCTTTCCATCAGACAACGAGCATATGCTCAAGCATCGGATATGTCCAGACATAGCTCTTCAAACTACCTGAGCCAAGCCCTCGCGACTGAAAGCTCGACACGCGGCAGCTCGCGCACTAACGCTCGTTGATGGCCCTCAGCGGAGAACATCGACCGTACGTCGCGGCACAGCTCGCGCTCCGAGAGATTACAGAAACGCCGGGCTCTGTCTTACGCCGTCTGGCATCTGACATCCTACGTATCCCCAACACAGCCGAGCCGGGCTCCGCTGTACCAGCGGAGCAGTTACGGCTGCGTGTCCTCGTGCATGAACTGCTCGGCTCGATCGCGGACGACAACGATCGCATCGAGAGAGCGGTACGGTGATAGGCACGTCGTCTTATGCGAGTCGCAGGGGGATTCCGGCGTCGTGCATGTGCTGGTAATCAGTATCTGCAGCGACCAAATCGCACCCGTGGGTAAGCGCGTAGGAAGCAATCAGCAAGTCGATTGTCTTGGCGGTGACGCCTTTGGTGCGCAGATGCTGGCCGAGGTTCCCGGCATAGGTCCATAGCGCGTGCGGCTGCCGCAGGTGGTGACATTGGGCAAAGAGGCCCATGACGTGTTGCCGCTCGGACTCACGCAAGCCGCGGCTAATCTCCGTGAGCACCGGCCCACAGAGCGCTGCCTCGCCGTCGCGAAGCGCCAACTCGACGCTGTCAGCCACTTCGCCAGGCCCGCGGAAGAATGCGATCCAAGCAGATGTATCGACGAGCTTCACGAGCGTGTGTATTCGAGGTCGAGGTCAAAGTCGATCTTGCCGCGCAGACTCGCAAGCTCGCGTAGCTTCTCACGCCGATCAAACTCTTCGAGCGAGGCTACCAGCGTCTCCGTGATGCCTTTGCCGGTGGCCTGTTGCACACGCTCAAGCAATGCGGCAGGCAGGTTGACGGTGACCTTCTTGATGTCGGCTTGGTCCATGGCCGAGTATGGCAAAAACCATGGTTCGCGCCAGCTCCTTTCATGTATCAGGGAGGGCAGTGACGAGTTCGCAGAAGGAAGGTTATGTAAACTAAGGTGGGATAGGGTGCGACTGACCAGTGCGTGGTCCCAGCTTCAAAGGTGCTGAGCTGCCTCTGTTTCAATGACCTGCTACGAGTCTCAGCTTCGAAGGTGCTGAGCTACCTTTGCCGATCAGGGTCTTCGACGTGAACGTGCAGCCAGACTTTCCCGTCCGCGTCCGGTACGAGCTTGTTGAGATCAGTGCCGCCTTGTAGCGGTGGCAGTTTGGGCATCAGCTCCCGGCACGCTTTACAGATGACCATGAGCGGCGGGATGTACGTGAAGCCGCCGCTCGGGTACTCCGTATAGGAGCCCGGCCTTGCTTTCACGCCTGTGGGCTTGCCGCATTTCATGCATGCGATCGTCTCATCGCTCATGACCCCCCCCCCTATGCCGCTCCGCAGGTGATCGTTACTCGATACGCACGGGCACACCCTTGCTGTCGATGACCCGGCCCTCGGCCAGCTCGACGAGCGTGCGTTTCACGCTGTCCCGTAGTTGGTCCTGTGCGGCGTCTACGATGGGCTTGGGTGCATTCTTCAAGCCGTACATCTTGGCAGCGATTGAATCGGCGAGCGTGTCCACCAAGCCCGGTGTGTTGAGCACGAGCGCTGCAATCGCGGCGGGATCGGTGGCCGTCTGCAGGAGTTCACGTCGGTACTCGGCGATGGTCTCAGCGGCTGAGAGACGATCAGGCGTTCCCTTGATCGCACCGATGGTTGCCCATTCGATCACTTCGTCAGCGACTTCCCAATCGCGCGTAGCGATTCGTTCCTGGTGGACGCTCATGGCTTGCCTCGTCCGAGCAGTTTGAGTAGCCGGTCGTAGCAAGCGCGGCACATCCAAAACGCGCCGTCCGCACCATGCACGCACATCACGGAAGGTTGGCCGCAGCCGCATGGACTCTGCTTTGGAGGCTCTTTCATGGTTCACCCGGGATCCAAATCCCCTCACTCGCGAGTTCAGCGGATGCGAGTCGTGTTGCCTCGCGCAGCGAGAGCCCGCCATCAATGTGCGCGATGGCGATGCGTTCGAGGTAGCGATAGGGCACCACGCCATCGGACAGGCGGATGTGCTCATCGCTGGGGTTTACGCCGTGCACCGGGACGCGCTCAGTTTTTTCGAGTGCTGTCATCGCTACCGATCTTGCTTATACCAGCCGCAGTGGCCATGGCAGCAAGTCCGGCCGTCGTCCCGCGCGGCAAATCACTCGCCGAGCTTCGCATCAGGCTGGTTGAACCAGTCCGCTGGCACCTCTGAACGCAGTTGCGATTCAAGCGCGCGCATCGCTGTCGCGGTATTGCGCGCGAGTGCCGCACTCTTCGGCGAGTGCTCAGCGCTGAACTCGGCCATCTCGTCGAGCGACGGATAGAGCTTCGCGAGCTCATCGGCCACCTGGAGCTTGGCCTGGTGGACTTTACCCTCAGACGTTTCGAAAATCCGCGCGTCGACCATGATCACTCTCCACTTGGGTAGCTGTACCAATCGTCACCATCGTCCTCATCTGAGAGCGCGCACGCTTGTCCTGCAGGTGTGTGGGTCTGCATGTGCTTGCGCTTTTCGGCGAGGCAATCGCCGCAGATGACGTGCCGTGCTTTCGAGCTCGGAAGCCGGAGGACCCGGCCACACCCCATGCACCGTGCAACATCCACGCGCATCCCGCCCTCCGCGTCCAATGTGAGCCCATCCAGGCTACACCGCGTGAGTGCCTGTTGTCTCAGCTTCTTGAGCGCTGAAGCAGCCATTGCTTTGCACCTGTACACGATGTCTCAGCTTCTCAGGCACTGAGCGGCCGTTGCCGCTGCGACAGGCGACAAGTCTCAGCTTCTTGGGGCGCTGAGCAGTCGATAGCGTTACACCAAACTCGGTACCGTCTCAGCTTGAAAAGCGCTGAGCAGCCTTGGGTGGAAAACATGGTGAAGTTGTCCCAATGGTCTCAGTTTTGAAGGCACTGAGCTACCGCACGAAACATGCTGCGAGAAGTTGTCACGGTGGTCTCAGCTTCAAGGGCGCTGAGCAGCCGTTGCTTTACGCAGGGCCTGAGTCACCTGTTGTCTCAGCTTCCCAAAGGCGCTGAGCAGCCGTTGCCGTTTGCAGTTTTCGATCACTTCCCTGTCGCTTTTCTCATCCACGGCTCAGCTTTAGAGGCGCTGAGCAGCCGTTGCCGATCTAAGCTGCGCAATTTACAGGCAGTCTCAGCTTTGAAGGCGCTGAGCAACACCTATCGCGACTTGACAGCCCCTCATCTTCTGAATCTCAGCTTTAAAGGCACTGAGCAGCCATTGCAGCAGGAGATCGCCGCGTTGTCTCAGCTTCAAAGGCGCTGAGCGGCCCAGACGCTTTGATTCCGTGCGGTGGAGTCACTCACATCTCAGCTTGGAGGGCGCTGAGCAGCCGCTGCCAAAGGGGTTCGTTGTTGCGGTCTCAGGCTTCAAGGGCGCTGAGCAGCCGCTGATTCGTAAAGAAAGCCCCCGGCTCTCTCAGCTTCGAAGGCGCTGAGCAGCCCATTGTCGAGCTTCGCCACTTGTTGTCTCAGCCTCGCAGGGCGCTGAGCGGCCATTACCGTATGCCGTCACATGGAAGCGTCTCAGCTTCAAGGGCGCTGAGCAGCCGCTGCCAGAGGTGGGTTCGTTGGTTCGGTCTCAGCATTGAAAAAGCGCTGAGCAGCCATCGCCACTGGCAACTATCTAGTCTCAGCTTCAAAAGGCGCTGAGCAGCCATTGTGAGTTCGATGGCTGCAAGTCTCAGCTTCAAGGGCGCTGAGCAGCCTTTGCGAACTTCTTCATGGACGCGTTTCAGCTTCAAAGGCGCTGAACAACCATTTGCGTCTGGTCGTCTCAGCTTCCAGGGCGCTGAGCAGCCGTTGTTGCACGTGCAGCACGGTGCGCATATGAGTTCCGACGTCTCAGCTTCGCGGGCGCTGAGCAGCCATTGTTGCAACCTGGGACGAACAGTGGTCTCGGCTTCAAAGGCGCTGAGCAGCCATCGCAACTACGCGCGACGGTGCCGTACGTCTCAGTTTCAAAAGGCACTGAGCAGCCAGCAGTCCCCAGTCTCAGCTTCAAGGGCGCTGAGCAACCGTTGCTGCCATCGGTCTACCTTGGGCCATCTCGTGCGCCAGGTTGTCTCAGCTTCAAGGGCGCTGAACAGCCATCGCAACTACGCGCGACGGCTGCGGTGGCCGCGATTCGACGCATGTCTCAGCTTCAAAGGCGCTGAGCAGCCGCCACTCGGTTCGCCATCTCAGCTTCAAGGGCGCTGAGCAGCCGTCGCTACCCTCAGGGAAGGGGGCTCATGTTCTGAAGATCTCAGCTTCAATGGGGCGCTGAGCAGCCGTTGTTCTTTACCCGTGGCACTTCTTGTCTCAGCTTCAAAGGCGCTGAGCAGCAGATCAACTCACCTTCAATCTGTCTCAGCTTCAATGGGCGCTGAGCAGCCGTTGCTACAGCCAAGGCACCAGGCGAGCATCTCTGAACGCTCGGTCTCAGCTTCAAGGGCGCTGAGCAGCCATTGCTGCCGTGACCGCACCAGCCTGATGACTGCGTCTCAGCTTCAAGGACGCTGAGCAACCGTTGCTACCTGGACAACTTAAGCTCGACGACGACGCTAGAGGTCTCAGCTTCTAGGGCGCTGAGCAACCGTTGCTACGCTCTGAGAACACGGCCAACCTCGTCGCGGAACTGACCGTCTCAGCTTCTAGGGCGCTGAGCAGCCGTTGCTACGATATGCGGCGAAACTGCGTGACCGTGTTCTACCAGTCTCAGCTTCAAGGGCGCTGAGCAACCATTATTTGCTGCTCATGCACAAGCCGCCCGGGGAACCATATGGATGTCTGTCTCAGCTTCAAGGGGCGCTGAGCAACCGTTGCAGCGCATCCTTCCTGCGGAACCTCGCAGCGTCCACTTCGAGGTCTCAGCTTCAAGGGCGCTGAGCAGCCACTGCAGCAACGTGGCGCTAGTCGGCCGCGGCGTCATGTTCGAGGTCTCAGCTTCAAGGGCGCTGAGCAGCCATTGCAGCCACCGCATCCATCGCTCGCCGAGACTTGGCCGCTGTCGTCTCAGCTTCAAGGGCGCTGAGCAACCATTGCAGCAGCTCCGCCACAAGGCGAATCATCATATGAAGTTGTCAACAGTGCTGCGAGCGGCCCCGAGATCCGCGCGCTTCACCTTACTCCGCAACGTCCGTAGCAGCAGGCTGCGCATGGCGCTTCCGAAACCGCTCCGCGCGCTTGCTGGGCTTGCGAGCGGGTGCGGGGTTTGTCGCGTCACCGGAGTGATCACGTGTGAACCGACGCAGCAGATTGATGGCTGCGTTATGATCCTGATCCCACAGCTCACCGCAGTACTCGCAACGATGCCAGAGCTCTTCGCCCTGCTCCCACGAGCAAACGCCTCCGCACGCATGGCAATGGCTCGTGGTGCCGCTCGCATCGACGCTGATGACGAGCCCGCCTTCGCGTTGCACTGCCTGCGTGAGGCACTGCCGAAACTCGCCGGGTGCGCTCGCATGCAGCTGCGCGCGCTGCGCGAGCGGCGCATCCTCGCCTTGCTCCGGGGCCTTCAAGCGCTTGGCCGTCGCCAGATCGAACTGCTCAATCACCACACGCCCATAGGCGCGCGCGATCTGCGCAGCGGTGCAGCGGTAGAGCTCGCGCCGCGCAAGCAGTGCCTTACGCTGCGCATCGACCTCCCACTGATACAGGTGCCGCGAACGATGCAGCCAGCGCTCCATGGCCGCGAAGATGCGCTCGTCTCCTACGAAGCGCGTACGCCGCCAGTCGAGCACGAGACGCCGTAGCCGCCCGTGTGAGCGCCACTGCCCGAGGTGCGGGCGCTCCCGTGCAAGCCACTCCGGGGCCTTTCCCGCATCGAGCCAGCGAGCGAGCCAGCGGACGGCGCGGTTGAAGTGCAGATCTTGAATCTCCCTCAAGTCTCGTGCCTTGCGCAGACGCATCCGCACTGACTCCGGCATCACCACCTCACGGTGATTTCCTTGGTCGTCAGCGCAGTAGGCCACGCGCAAGCTCCCGTCAGGGCGCTGTCGCCAGCCGAGATCGAGTGCCACGATTCCCGGGCGCTCAGGCATCACTGCCGGCTCGCGCGCGTACGTGACGCTGACCGTCCACTGCTCACGAAAACCGAGGACACGAAGGCGCACCACCGCGCCTTTGATGCGCGCATCGTCAGGGATCGGGCGGTGAAGGATCAAAGGGAACACCGCCCAGACAGGCGAACGCCCTGCACTCTCCACGCGCATCCACAAGCGCGTGCGTGAACAGCGACGACGCACCCCTCGCGACGACGCATGCCACGCATCAGGCGATACGGGCTCGATGCGCAGCCGCGTGTCCTCGCAGCCGTAGAGCTCGGCGACAGTCATGCCGCCTTGGACCTGCACACCGATGCGCCCTTCTGCACTGCCTTCGCCGGCCGCAGAGATGCGCTCACGACCGCGCGCACGGCGAAACGACGGATCGATGGTCGCCTTACGGGCCTGCTCGGCCGAGGCTTCTTCAAGCAGGTACGTTCCCCACCACGGCGCGCGCATCGCACGCAGCGCCTTGCTCCAAATCTTCGCGCGCTCGTCGAGCTGTTCGACGGCTGCACGCAGCTCAGCATTATCGCGCGCTGCCTGGCGGGCGTCTTTCAATGCGACGCGTGCGACTCGCAAGGCACTCTGCACGTCCTTGGCACGCTGATCGAGGTCCGCCGTATCGACGCGGCGACGCGCTTCCTTGCGTACGCCCTTGATGGCTTCGCGCAGGCTCATCAGCTCCGCAGCAAGCTCCTCGACCCGCGCCTCGACTGACTCGAGATCCACGTACTTTCGCCGCAGGTCGCGATAGACCGCGCGTCGGCAACGCTCCAGCGCGATGAGCTCATTGTAATACCGGGCGCCAAGGCGCATCTGCTGACGCACGACATCTGCGTTTTCGATCGGCGCAAGGCAACCGTACTGCGCAACGCGTGCTTCGAGTGTGGTCATGGGTCCCCTACCCTTTCGGCCCCGTGCCGAGCATCAACGCCGGCATCTCACCGCTGTCGTACGCCAGCTGCAACTTCGGTTTGACTGCTTCTGCCATGGTCGAGCCGTCAGGCAAAAGGATGTCGCCCAAAAACGTGGCCTCGAAGTCGGCGTCGCCCGAAGCGACCGCCTCGAGCCGCGCCTTCAGGATGAGAACAGCAGCGCGCCAGCGACGCCGCCACTCCTTCTCCTGCAGCGGTTTGATCTGCGCCGCTGTTCGCTTCCGCCAAGGCGCCTTCGGATCGAAAAGCACGTACGGCTCTGCCTCAGGAAAGCGGACGAACTGCTTCAACATGCGCCCGCGCATGCGATACATGACCGTCCAGCCGGCGTCGGCCATGTGAAGCCCGATCTCCGCGGCGCCGTGCTTTCTCAGCAGGTCCTCAAGCTCAGCACGCGAGCGCTCAACGGGCACATCGGTGCCCTCTGCGAACCGACGCGTCCTGGGAGGCGCTTCCACCCTCCCCTTCATGACCGCGCCTCCTTGATGCGCTTCACCTGATCGGGATGCGGAATGCCGCTCTTAGCGAGCCACTCCGTCACCGCCTTCTCGACGACGTGGCTGAGCGTGACCCGCTCAAGCGCTGCGGCGAGGTCGAGCCAGTCGAGCAGGCCGGTCTCGAAGTGGATGGTGGTCACGCGCGTTTGCCTCGTGCCGCCCCGCAGCGTGCGCGGGTTGCGCTTGGTGCCGGGCTTGGTCTCCGGCAGTGATATCACGGTTTCACGACGTTTCGACGCCTTGGGCTTTGGCTTCTTCGCTGGCTTGGCTGCTTGAGACTCGACCACCGTGGTTACTTGTTGGTCTGCAGGTTTGACCGCTTGGCGCTCCGGAGGCGTAGAGGCTTGCGACTCCACCGCAACAACAGCCTGCTCGCTTGCCGGCGCGTCCGGAGACTGCTCTTCCGGAGCAATCGTATCTTTCCCAGCAGCGCCCTTCCCTGCCGCGGCAACGCGTGCGCGAAACGCCGCGCGCGTCTCGGCAGTTGGCGTGATGCGGCGCATCGATTGCACCGCGAGTCCAGCAGCGAGCTGCGCTGCCTCCTCATCCCTGCGTGACATGCTCACTCCCCTCAACCTCTCTCTGGCGACGCGCACGCATCCCGGGCAACAGCTCTTCAAGCTCGTCGACGAGCGCTCGGAACTCCTGCGCCGCAGGTGACTTGGGCTTGTGCGACGTGATCCCGCGGCCCAGCACGGTGGCCGTGTTGTAGTCGTTGCTGTGCTTGAGCTCCGTTCGAAGCTTCGGCATCGAGTGCTTTCCGAGCGCGATGCGCGCGGCCTCGCTGATCTTGGTGCTGGTCTTTCCGGTGATCGCGATGAAGGCCTGAAGCTCTGGCCGTAGCTCCCGTTGCGCATCAGCGACCACCGCAAGCGTGTCGGCGAGGCCCCAGATATCCTCCGGCTTCGTCGGGTTGACCGGAATGAGCGCCAGGTCGGCGAGCTCAAGCGCGGTCGCCAGCCGGTCGTTGAGCGCGCCCTGGGTGTCGACGATGAGCACATCGCACTGCGCTGCGTAGTGCCGGATCCGCTCCTCCATGTTGTTGTCGTCGACCCCGTACACGGGAGGCACGAGGGTGTGAAAGGCGGCTGCGAGCCCCGCCCAATGCGTCGCTGTCCCCTGTGGATCCGCGTCGATCACAATCACGCGCTGGCCACGCAGCGCCCACTCGACCGAGCAGTGACGCGCGAAGAAGGTCTTCCCGGAGCCACCCTTTTGCACACAAGCCACCACGATGTCGCCCATGCAAGCGACTATGCTGTTGTGGTTCGGGAACGGTCAAGAACCGGGCCGACAAAACGTCAGCGTATCAAGTAAGCTAAAGCCCTAAAGCGCGAGGTATCGAGGCGGTTCCAACTCAAAAGGCTTTGGCGATACGAACTCGCGGGCCCGAACCATCGTGATATCACGACACCGCAGTGGCTTGCTTTTTCGAGTCTCTGGTTTCTCGAAGCTGTGCGCTCACGATTCTGAAGCGCCCTGGCCTCGCGCCCCTTTGGCGCCGCGAGAGCACGCCTTCATGGCCGTCCGCTTGTAAAGCTGTTCATCAGTACGTGTTCGAAGTGGTACTCCGCTTTAGGCTTGAGCCGCTATGGTGCCTCGCAGCTCTGTTGCTTGGGCACCGCAGTGGTTGAGCTGTAAAGTGCGACGGCTTCAAAGCGCTGCGATGGTATGGTTGCGCGGGTGTTCGGCGTTGTGGTGCGTGGGGAGATCCCACGACAGCCTTCCGGGAAGTGGCCCATGAATCAGAGCCGACCATTCCTCAAGACGAGCGTGCCGGCGCAGCGGCCCCAGGAGACCATCGTCACGCTCTGCGGCGACACGGTGAAGACGTTCCGGCCACTGAGTCCGGAGCATCGCCTGCGCGGGCGCCTGTTGCGCGAGGAGCGGGTAGGGCGGGGGCTCTATCTAGGAGACGCGGCCCAGCTACTGGGTGTGACGCTCTGTGAGCTCAGCGAGTGCGAGGCCGGCGTGCGTG